ATGAAACCAAAGATAATTATGCACACACAAATTAGCCTTGATGGCCGCATTAAAGGCTTTGATAATCCGGAAGTTTACTACCAGGTTGCCGGGGGAATTCATTCGGATGCGGTGCTGTTTGGGTCCAATACTGTTTTTACTGCATTTGAAAAATATCCTGCTGAAACAGAGGCTGATTTTGAGAAAATCATAACAAGCCCGGAGGACCCCAGACCAATAGGAGTCATACCTGACAGCAGAGGTATCTTGAGAAGTCTTCATTGCTTAAGAAATCTTGGATATCTGAAGGAAATTGTCATTCTGGTATCAACTGCCACTCCGAAGGAATATTTGAATTATTTGGAGGAAAGGCATTACCCATATATTGTGTCAGGAAATGATCATGTGGACTATGAAAAAGCCTTTCAGATCCTGCATGAGCAATATGGGTGTAAATACATGCGGACAGACAGTGGCGGTGGATTAACCAACAAATTATTAGAAAACGGACTTATTGATGAAATCAGTCTTGTGATATCACCATGTTTTGTAGGTAATAAAGAAAAACAACTATTTGATAACCTTCTGTTATCTGAAAAAGTTAATTTGGAATTGCAGGGAACAGAGAATGCAGAACATGGCTGTCTGTCATTGCGCTATGCTGTGAAAAATAAGGATTAGTGCAGCATACTTTAAAAAGTGTCTGTTGGGACAGTGTCCTAAAGGAAGCATAAGCTCATGGCTAGCGGCGGTGTTAAAGTAACGGCACTCGGCCCCAATATATAGTTGATATGCCCCTAAGCCTTTGAGGGCAAGGCGGTCAACCGCGCCTTTTCCGGTCCGCATACAGTCGTTCAATGAGGGTATCAAGCTCGGCAATGCGGCGGTGCTTCTCGGTGGTTCGTTTCTTCGCCGCCGTTTTCGGCTAATTCTAATTGATCCGAACTGTAAGGATAAGCAATTATCCGGGGCTAGTTAAGTATCTTAGAGAGGAAGATAAAGATAAGTAAACCAATTTTAAAGTTGTACCGAATAAAGCCTTCAAGAGGACAACATGCTTTTGAAGGCTTTATTGCTTACAATTACTTGGATTGTAACGCAAAAGCAGGCACCAAATCAATGAAAAATAGCCTATCCAGGCGACTGTTTCAGAAATATGGGCTTCCGCCAAGGGGATACCAGTGGGGTGCGACATCTTTTTTGCCCACTCAAGGCATTTTGATAGCTGAATTTTCGAGTGTTTATATCAAATGGCAAGTCGTAGGAACGACCTACATTTGCTTTACCGAAGACTTTCTTAAACATGGGAGAAGAAGCGAGAATCAATCCTGCCGAGTTGTCTGCACGGCTCATGACGCACAGTGATGTGTAGAGAGGATGCAATCCTCTATCCACACATTCTACAGAAGCGTAGAAGGACTTCATATCGAGGAAGGCTATGTCACTTTGAGGTTCAATAGAATAGTCGATATATCCCATAGGATTATCTCCTTTTAAGTTTTTCAAGCTCTTTGATAAGTTCTCCGATATAGTCAGTAATGTCGTATTCTAATTTGTCAGGGCTGAAGAAAATACGTTCTTCTTTGATGTAAATCATTTCTTTAACGTTCATTGGTATTCTCATCCTCCTCGGTCATTGCAATCAAAATAGAATCTTCTATCAAAAAAGCGTAAGGATAGATTTTTACATCCTCATTTTGAGGAATAAGAATTTCATCGAATCCTTCATTCTCTAGTCGCTCTTCAAAGTTATCCATATTGAAAATTTCGACTTTACAATCAGGATTGAAACCATACGTCCCAAGTTCTAAGATATCTTTTAATTTCATGACTATACTCCCTCGACAGGCATAAAGTGCCCCACAACTAGACCAACAATCCTTGGTTCATCTTCATAAGGGATGAACTTCTCTGGATAATCCTTATTCAGGGAAACCATTCTAAATCCATCCTCATCACGGTAGAGCTTTTTGATATAGACAGAGTCATTCCAAGATAGTGCATAGACAGCTCCATCATAGTCGAATCCGTTTGAACGAATTAGTGCGACTTCACCACTCTTATAGATAGGCTCCATAGAGTCTCCCTCAATCCAAGCAGCAATGTCGTAACCGTATTGTTCCTCATTGGAGTAGACTGTTTCAGTTTCAAACTCGTCAAAGAATCCTTCTCCGAGACCAGCAGATAGTTGAACATCTGATAGAACTTGTACTGAGAAGAGTGGAGTGACGTTTGAGGTTTGTTGTGAAAGTAGAAGCTCCTCCACATACTCCTCTGCCTTTACTTGGTTGTTAGGAGATAACTGAAGATAGTTATTGACGATATTGTATTCAGATTCAAAATAAGTGACTGGAACATCTAGGATTTTGGCGAGAGCTGTGAGGTTTTTCTGATTTGGGATAGATTTACCTGATTCCCACTTACTATAAGAAGCTCTATTGATATCCAATTTATTGGCAATTTCAGACTGATTTAAATTTTTTTCAATTCTTTTTTCTTTGAGACGAATTCCCGAAAACATGTTGCTCTACCTTTGTTGCTTTATTATGCAACAATTATATAAAAAAAAGATAAATTTTTCAAGAATAGAATAATTTCGTTCGTATCTAAAATTTTTAATTCCCAAAAAAGAATAAAAATTGACGCCTTTTTGGGTTTGTGGTATGATTGTACTTTAGAAAGGTAGATCATATGCTTAATGAATTTGAGTTCAGGGATTGGCTTGTATTAAATAAAAGTTATTCTCAGAAGGTAGTGAAAGATATAGTATGTCGTTTAAATAGAGTAAATAGATATTTAGGGTTAAATCAAAATTTAAAAATTGATAGTTATTATGAAATCATAGCGGATATTTCTGCATCATCTTCTGTAAAGTCACAGTTAAGACGATCTATTCGCCTTTATTTTGAGTTTTTAGAATTTTATCATTCCCATACAGAGCAGACAAATGAGATTACAAATCCAATTAAAGTTTGTTCCATGTTCTCTAATATTGGTGTAGCAGAAGCATATCTAGAAAAAATAGGATTTGATGTTGTTGTTGCTAATGAATTGGAGGAAAGGCGCGCAAAGCTATATTCTTCAATATATCCAAGGACTGAAATGATTGTCGGAGACATAACTAATCAAGACGTTTTTGATATGTTTGTAGAAAAAGCTAAAAGCAAAAATGTAGATGTCTTAATGGCTACTCCGCCATGTCAGGGTATGAGTACAGCTGGAAGGCAGCAGATAGATGATGATCGGAATATGTTGATTTTACCTGTTATTGATGCAGTAGAGTTAATCAATCCGAAATATGTTTTTATAGAAAATGTACCAATGTTTCTTAAAACGAGTATATTTGTTGAAGGCGAAAATAAATTAATTATTGATTTTTTACAAGAAAAACTATCAGAAAAATATCGCTTTAGTATTTCATCTATTGATGTGAGCGATTTCGGAGTCCCTCAAAGTAGGGAAAGAGCTATAATATTACTTACAAGAATAGATCTTGATTTAATTTGGGAAATTCCTACACCTGATGGCAAGAAGGTAACATTAAGAGATGCTATAGGACATTTACCAGATTTAGATCCTTTTATTAAGGATTTAAATGAGGAAGAACGTAATAAAATATTTCCGTTCTTTTCTGAGAAACGTGCTAAAGCGTTAAAAATTTCAAAGTGGCATGAGCCACCACATCATATTTTTAGGCAAGTGGAAGTAATGCAACATACGGCATCAGGGGAAACTGCATTTGATAATGAGGTATTTTATCCTCGAAAAGCTGATGGAACAGCAGTTAAGGGCTACAGAAATACCTATAAGCGGCAGAGTTGGGATCGCCCAGCTTATACAGTTACTATGGATAATAGAAAAATATCCTCTCAAAATAATGTTCATCCTGGGAGAAAAATTACTACCAAAAACGGAGAAAATATTTATTCAGATGCTAGGACTCTGACTTTATATGAAATAATGTTAATTATGACAATTCCAGAAAATTGGAATATTCCAGATAACGCTCCAGAGGCTTTTGTTCGCCGAATAATAGGTGAAGGGATTCCTCCACTTTTCGTAAAAAAAGTATTTAATAACTTATCTGGTATAAGAGGTATGGAATGATGGAAAAAATTAGGGGGTTGTCTTTATTCTCAAATGTTGGAGTGGCCGAGGCTTATTTCGAAGACATTGGAGTTGCTATCAAAGTGGCTAACGAGATAGATGAAAAACGTGCAAAGTTTTATGAGCATCTTTACCCAAAAACCAAAATGATTTGTGGTGATATTACAGATGATAATATACGCGATGAAATTGTAAATCAATCTATTGAAAATAAAGTAAATTTCATTATTGCAACACCACCGTGCCAAGGTATGAGTGAAGCTGGTTTGAGGAAAGAATTCGATGAACGAAATCAGTTGATTTTTTATGCAATAGATGTTATTAAGAGAATAAAGCCAGAATTTATTTTATTAGAAAATGTACCAAAACAATTGACGACAAAAATCGTGCACAATGATGAAATTATGTTAATTCCAGAGTATATCAAAATGGAACTAGGGATGGATTATAAATTTAACGATGACACTTTAATAAAAGCTAGGTATCAAGGTGTTCCTCAGTTACGAGAAAGAAATATTTATATTTTAGTTCGGAATGATATAGATATTAAATGGGAATTTCCTGAAGAATTGCCTGAAATCACTTTAGAAGAAGCGATTGGGGGGTTGCCATCTCTTGACCCAGAAATTCGAGAAGGAAAGGATATTACATTGAAAATGTTTCCGAATTTTGAAACGAAAAGACTAGAAGGATTAAAAGTTTCAAAATGGCACTATCCTCCTGTTCATTCGTTAAGGCATGTTGAATGGATGCAACATACTCCAACAGGTACTTCAGCAATATACAATAAAGAATATTATCCATGTAAGAAAGATGGAAAAAGAATAAAAGCACACCATAATAATTATAGACGGCAAAAATGGGATATGGCGGGTCGTACAATAACTCAAAATAATGGTGTAATCTCATCACTTGCTTGCGTACACCCAGGTAGGTTGATAAAAGGAACCAATTTATACTCGGATGCAAGAGTTCTAACAATTTATGAAATACTAATCGTAATGAGTTTGCCTCTAGACTGGAATATACCTGATTGGGCGAATGAGCGCTTCATTAGGCGAGTAATTGGAGAAGGGATACCATCAAATATGGTCAAACGAATAATGTTAGAGCTTTTGAAAAAATTAGATGGAGCGAGATAATATGGAAAAGATAGTAATGCCTAAAAATAGTGCACTTTTAAATGAAATTGAAGCAGTGCTGAAAATATACTATGAAGCAGACGGATGGTTACCCAATGAGGAGTACAAAATTCAATTAAAAGAACTAATTGGTGCTGATCAGTACTCTTCATCTTATACAAAGAAATCTCAAATAACTTCTTATTTTGGTTTTACGGAATGGCAAGATATAAATAATGCTCAGTCTCAAAGAAGAATTACAACAGCTGGAAAGAAGATGTACGAGGCTTTAATGGCATCCGATAAATCTGCGATGCAAGAAATCATTATGGATGCGTTGGAGAATATTAAATTTGGTAGAGATAATTTTGGAGTGCCATCAAGTAATTCTGACGTTGAACCACCCTCACTTTTTATTCGTGGAATCATTGATTTAGATTATCTAAGCTATAAAGAATTTGCTTATTTATTGAATTCTATGGTTGATCATGGTAAATCATACACAGAAAGCATATTAGAAGTGAGAGCCGCTAGGAATAAAGGAGGTGTAGTAGTTCCTGAAGAAGCACAGAAATATGTAGATTGTAAACCAATCATGATGTTGGAAAGATGGGGATTCCTAGAGATTTCAAAGAATTCAGAAGATAAAGGAATTGTAATAAATCCTTCAGTATTTGAAAAGTTTTCAGATCGATTGAAATCATTAAAAATTTATAACGTGGATAAATTTTTAGAAATAAATCAAGATGTGAGTAAATTAAGTAAGGAGAATATAATAAGAGGTGGAGAAAATATCCTCTTATATGGGGTTCCAGGATCTGGAAAAAGTTATAAAATTGCTACCGAATATTGTAATGATGAAAATAGAATGGAGCGATTAGTTTTTCATCCAGATTATATGAATACTGACTTTGTTGGTCAAATAATGCCTACTGTAAAAGATAATGGAGATATTACCTACCTATTTTCACCAGGGCCTTTTACAAGAATTGTGAAAAAAGCAATTGCTAATCCTAGTGAACACTATTATCTTGTAATTGAGGAGTTAAATCGAGGTAATGCTCCAGGAATATTTGGAGAAATCTTTCAATTATTGGATAGAAGTGTTAGTGGTGAGAGCGTGTACGGTATTAACAATTCAATACTTGCTACGGAAATTTATGGTGATAAGTCTCATCAAATTAAAATCCCTTCTAACTTATCGTTACTTGCAACAATGAATACCGCAGACCAAAATGTATTCACTCTTGATACAGCATTTCAACGTCGATGGACAATGGAAATGATTGAAAATGATGTTGATTTATCGAAATATGGGAATTATTTTATTGCAGATACACAATATTCTTGGAAAGTATTCAACAAAGTTATCAATAAAAAAATTCTTGAGACTAGTAGCCAGACTCTAACATCAGAAGATAAGCGAATGGGAGCATACTTTATTTCTGGCAATGTATTGAATATTGAACGGATACGCCAAGTACCAGCAGGTGATTCTGGTAAAGATTTCAATAAAAAGAATAAACGCTTTGCAGAAAAAGTTTTGAAATATCTTTGGGATGATGCCTTCAAGTTTAATCGTGAAGATATCTTTGATGTTGCTTTGTATCCAAGTTTAGAGGCAATTATTAAGCGATTCACGGATAATGATAATCCTGAAAATGGGCGTTTTGATGTTTTCGCAAAAGATATCAAAGAGGAGTTAGAAAATCTTAGGGAAGCAACTTTAATAGATAATAATATCGACACAGGAGAAGAAGATGCTGACAGTACCGAATAAATCCTTACTGGATATGTGTCGTGTTGCAACAAATATGGAAGGTGATACGTTTGTTGGTATTAAAGCTGAGATAATAGAAGGTGTACAAGAAGTTACTGTCAATTTTCCATTAGGTTTTGAGATTGCAAAAGATGCAGAAACAGCAAGAAGAGATATAATTGCCCTTGTTTCCGTCTTACAAGCTCATAATGATGAAGAGTCTCGCCTAAGAACTGTAGACGTGAATCAAGCTCTAAAAACGTTAAACTTTCCAATGGAGGCTTATACATTTGTTATACATGATTTTATTAATCGTGGTACATATTATAAGGAGACTGAAGAGTACTATATTCAAACTTTGGGAGGCCGCATTAACTGGTCGAGGACTATAAAACGTGTTCAACCAGTTGTTCAAGGAAATGGATTCAAATTTTTGAAAATGGAATCTAAAAAGCAAAGTGATACTGACATTACTCTTTTAACGGAAATAAACAAATTCTGTGTATATGAAGCGTTTCTAAATATGGGGTGGCTGTATCAGCTTCCTCTACCTGAAAAAGCTCGTATAAACTATAATAGATCTCAATTTGAGTCTATTATCAAAAAAAAGATGGCTACAACTTTTAATGATATGGAGAGAAGACTTTTCCAAAGTATGATTGACATACTTAATTATAAGGATAGGCAAGAGGAACCGGATAAGTTTTATTTTGGAACTAATAATTTCCAATTTATCTGGGAAAATCTAATAGATTATACATATGGAATTGCCAATAAAACTTCATATTTTCCTAGAACAAAATGGGATTTAGTTTTTGAGACAAAAACTTCAAAAGGGTATGCACTAGAACCGGATACTATTATGGTTTACAATGATAATGTTTTTGTATTAGATGCAAAATACTACAAGTTCGGTCAAACTAACTTAATGAAAGATTTGCCTCCGTCAACAAGTATTAATAAGCAAATTACATATGGTGAGTATGTGGCAAATCAAGATTCGCTAAAAGAAATACATGGACATAATTCAAAAGTATATAATGCATTCTTAATGCCATTTTCAAAGAGTCACGAAATTTTTCAAACAGACGGAATGTATCAATATATCGGAGAAGCTCTTGGTGAGTGGAAGGGTCAGGATAAAACTTATGAGCGTGTTCAAGGTATTTTAGTTGATGTAAAAACATTGGTACATAATTCTGCAAGAAATCGAACTCAGTATATTCAAGAATTATCCGATTTAATCTCCGAAAAGGTTGATGAAAAATTAGCAAATATGTAATAAGACTTTCAGTGATAATTTTCACTGAAAGTCTTTTTGTTTATTTCTATATCTTCTCTGAGAAGAAGCGTTCTTACAACTTTCAGAGCAATATTTTTTTATTGTATTTGACCTTTGAACATAAAATGGGGTGTTACATCCTACATTCTCGCAAATTTTGTACATAGCAATTTTAGGGTTTGAGTAAAATAAAGTGAAGTAAAATGCTGAAATTAAATCTGGTAAATTCCAATCAGGTAGTAGAGTATCTAAATTTATTTTAGGTTGCACTTTAGCTAATCCTCTATTAATTTCCAGTGCAAGTATTTCCTTTGACAAGATTAATAGTGCATTTTTCAATTCACTTGATTTCATAAAATTTGATAAGTCTTCATCTTCAAAATTTAAATTTGAATTTGAAATGTCGCAAATACCAACTTTACTGAAGAACAAATATATGAAGTCAATAATGTGTACTGTTATAGGTTCAAGATTTGCAGGCTTGTTTACATACAGATAAAAAATATCCTTTATAAAATCATCGTATTGGGAATTTTCAATTATGTCTTGATAAAGTGAAATATTTAAATCACATGTAAATCCATTTTCGGTAAATATATTCTCTACTTTTATGTACGTTGTTATTTTACCAGTTGAAGAGGTATGTCTGGATGTCATATCATTTAAGTTTTTTTCTGGTATTGAATTGCGAAGCCCATGAAATGGAAATAAAGAAGGGAATATGTATTTACTTTTTCCAAGATTTAGCTCTAATTGTGGCTTACCTATTAATAAGAATGTACTTAACAATAATTCTTTGTATTCAATAGATTTGGCGATATTGTTGAAAATCGATAAAAGAAGTTTAAGTCTGCTTTGAAATTCAAGAATGTAATTAAACTCAATGCTATCAAAATTTTCACTACTTTCCCAATCAAATAAAAATCCATATTTAGTTAAATAATCCATAAAGGTACTTTTGTTAATGGACAAGAACTCACCAAATGGATTATTTTTTTTTGTATCTACATTACTTGTAACAAGACCCGTTAAGCTATCAAAATTATATTTTGCATAATTAGGTTTAGGCAAATGTGAACAATATAATGTAAGAATCTCTTGACCAGAGTTCGGATCAAAAGTATCTGTTAATGAATAGTTTTCAATCTTATTTTCGAATGTAAATTTACTTTCCATATATAGCTTACTTTCAGGATTATTATAAAGTAATTTTAACCTAAAATAAATAAAAAAACAATAACGATATTATATAGTAATCGATTTAATCGTGAACTTCAATTACGGATTGTTTTCTATTACAATTTAACTATGAGATGAGATATCTCTAAACGATTATCATTACCAAAACTGAGTCGTGACGACGACCATAATTTCAGACGTTTTGGTATTGATTACTTTTTTCAGCTTGTGAAATTGGCTGACCGATAACATAGAGGAAAGTAACTATGCGGTCAAGAATATTTTTTGCATGCCTTGATTTGTCATGTGTACTTTCGGTATTAACTGGAAAGTCAATCAATCATGACAATCAACGTCAACTTTTTCAACTACTGCCAAGCTCAATCTTCATCAACTGGAGTACATCCAACTGAAAGTGAAGTACTAGCACCTATGTTTGTACAGGATTACTACATGACTTCACATCATTCAGGTTTGCTACGTGGCACGTTTCGTCAATGTCGTATCATGGGTATTTCAATACTAACTGCCTTTGTTCCAGTCGCAGAAGAGGACTATGAACAGATGGTCTGGTGGTATAACAACTCAGTTAATGATTATCTCAAAGATTTTCGTAAGCCAAGTAAAAATGCCCCTAAGATTTCATCATGGGAAGCATTCACAGAGAAACAAGATTTACCAGTAATTGATGATGGGATTGAGCTTTATCTATTCATGGATCAATTTGAGTTTTTGAAATCAAAACTTGCAGAATCAAACTTTCAAGCACCAGAAATTTTGGAAATGCTATTTGATGGTTATGAGAATAAGGAAATCTTTGAAAAACTAGGAGTTCAGAAATCTGCAGGCTATAAAAAAGTCAATAATACTAAGAAAGAAGGGTTTGAGCTTTACAAAGAATTAAATAAATAATAGAATCGCCATCTCAATTGTGAGGTGGCGATTTTTTGCTAATCTTTCTGATAGAATAAGCATTCGTATCCGTCGGCACGAAGGTTAATATCAGACATCCAGTCTGGTGCAATCCCCATTAAAGATGCAATATCATCAAGTTTTTGTTCCATTGGGCATTCTATAATAACTTCATCATGTACATGTCCTACAATTTTAAACTCTTTTAGTTGTTTCAGAGCAAATGCAAGAATATCACGACTGATAGCTTGGACAATGTTCTCCACAAATTTTGGACCATAACTTTCTAACCTCTCCCAACGTTTGGCAGTTCCAGTTCCTTCGTAAGTGATGGACTCTCCACCGAACTGGTTCTCGCCAATTCTTGGCTTGATATACGCTAATTTACGACCAGAAGGAAGGGTGATGAACAATATGCCACTTTTGACTTCAAATTGAATATTTTGAGTAGATGTTGGAATTTGTTCCTTTACAGCAGTCTTTACAGCATTATCGACATCCCACCATAAGAGAACGATATTGGGATTTGCTTGTCGCCATGAGTTAACAAGTGGTTGGAGTTCGTCCTCTGATAGTCCCATATCAAGTGCACCCATGGCTTTGAGTGCACCAACTGCTCCACCATAGCCACAGGCCAACTCCGCAATCTTCCCTTTTTGACGTAGGTCTGCATTTTGACCATGTTTCTCAACTGGCACACCGAACATTTGTGACGCAGACATACAGTAGATATCCTTACCTTGTTCAAAGACCTTACTACGCCATCTCTCACCAGCTAAGTGGGAGAGTACACGAGCTTCGATAGCTGAAAAGTCGCAAACAATGAATTTCTTTCCTTCACTTGGAACGAAAGCAGTACGGATAAGTTGCGATAAGGTATCCTGAGTATCGTAGAGTAGCTCAGTAGCTTCTAAGTCACCTGTTCTGAAAAGTTCTCTAGCTTCCTCTAGGTCACGAAGGTGATTCTGTGGTAAGTTCTGAAGTTGCACCAAACGGCCAGCCCATCGACCTGTACGGTTAGCTCCGTAAAATTGAAACATTCCTCTTGCTCGACCGTCTTTACAAACACAGTTCATCATGGCATGGTATTTGGAGACACTAGATTTGGCAGCTTGCTGACGAAGTTTGAGAACTTGAGCAGTTGTTTCATCAACCGTTTTGAGAAGTTCTTTCACAGTTTTTTTGTCGAGTGAATCTGTAGTTACTCCGTGATCTCGTAGCCAGTCAATCATCTGCAGAACTGAGTTTGGATTTTCAAGACCAGTTAAGGCTTTTAGTTCTTCTTGAATTTTGGCTTTGCTCTCTCCGTCTATTTTTATAGCGGCTTTTACAAAGTTAACATCTATGCCAATACCATGGTCATTTATAATCTGATCTTGGAGGTACTCATCCCAAACAAAATTAGGTACTGGGAAGTTTTTCAGTCGTTCCTTGATGGCCAATTCGACCTCAACATCACGTCTGTTGTAATCGATAAAGGTAGACCATTTGTCAGGCGCGTGATGAGGAAAGTTGCGAACTCGCCCTCCATTGACCTTAGTAGGCTTACAAGGTACGCAGAAGTAGCGAATGAGGTCAGCACCCTCTCTCATCTTTTGGTCTTTGAGTTTGAGAACTGTTCCAACTCCTTCAAGGGAGAGTGGGAGTCCTAAATAGGCGGACCAAATCATGCTACATCTCCATGAAACTGGAGATAAAAATTCATCTGATAACAATTTGGGTTGATATTTCTTGAGCCAGTTTGATAGACAAATTCGTTCAAATGAAGCGTTGAATGCCCATTTGATGACTCTATCGTCTACTAAAGCTTCAAGAATATCTTGTGGTAACTTCTCCTTAGTTAAGTCGTAAACAGTTACTGGTCCATTATCGACAGATACCGCAAATAAAAGGATTTCAAAACTGTTATCCTCCGCATAGCGATAGACACCAGATTTTCGTAAGTCAATTTCACAATAAGTTTCGATGTCAATGCTGAGTTCTCTAATTGGCATAGTACGTCCTTTCTGAAAAAGGTGACAGAAGTACTGCCACCTAAAGTTCTATTTGTTTTTTCGACTGAGTGGTGTTTGGCTAAGTTTTTCTTTATTTTGCTTTGCCTTTCGTTCCATTTCATTTCGAATATCATCTCTAATGGTCATATACCCGAAGTATAGTCCGATAAGCACCCAGAGGCCCATAATAGTACAAGTTAAAATAGTATACATCATCAATCTAATTCTCCATTTCTAGTTCAAAAAGTCATCATCGTCTTCTGTCGCAAAATCATCCTCAGCACGAGTGCGTCCTCCGAGGGGTTCCCCATCACGCAATTTTTGCAAGTTATTCAAACCGCAAGCAATCCCTTTATTGCCATTGGAATTAAATGCGTAGAAGGTGATAGAAGCACGTCCGTAGATGCCTGAATACAATTCTGATGTATCAATGATTTCTTGACGATTGCCGTCAACCACCCCAGGTTTGTGTGGAGAGTTGGCATTCACAAAGTAAGCATTTTTGTATGCTTCATCATCAGGGCGTTCAAGGTCACCATCACGAAGCGGTGTTTTCAGAGTAGATAATGCGGGTACAGATTTACCGTTGCCCTTGAGTTTTGACTCACCTTCTTTGTATGCTTGCTCAATAGCAGCCTTGATTTTGTTAATGGTGACAGTATCCTCTTTTGGGATGATGAGTGAGGCACTGTACTTGGGAATACTACCGTTAATCGATTTTGGCTCATTGGCATTTAAGTAGCTGAAGCGAGTGTTTGGTCCTGTAATTACTTTAGTTGTCATATAGTTAATCCTCTTTAAATTCATTTTTTGCTAGGTTCATCTCTTGACGGGTATCGTCAATTGGAACGAGTGTTGGTTTACCACTTGGTTTTATTATGAGACCACCAAGGAGGTCATTAAAGGTTTTCTTGCCAAGTAACTTAGTCATGGCTGTAATGGTTAGTAGTTTCTTCTCATAAGGGTCATAGCCAGCTTCAATCACAGCTTGGCTAACAGCTGACTCATCTGAGAATTTACGAACAGAGCGACCTTCAACCAGTTTATATCCTGGGATAGGATGTCCATCTGTTGCTTGATTTAATGCATAAGCTTTGATGTCGTTTGCCCATGAAATCAACAAATCTAGTTTAGGCAAAATCTCTGCAATGTCCTCGTTATCAAGGGTATCTGGATTCGCAAACTCCATCTTGGCAAGAGCCAAATTATCCTCCGCACGCTTTCGACAGATATTCTTTAGTTTACAGAACTGGCAGTGTTTACCAGACTGCATCTCCCCTTCACCTTTGAATGCAAGTTCAGCTTTTGGAGCGAGTTCATTTTCAGCCCATTCAAGCAACTCTGTCTTTTCTATCTCAAAGGTAGATATGTTATGTTTTCGTGGTTGAAAGATAGTCATGGTGACTTTATCAAAATCATAAAGTCCATCAAACATCTCAAGAGCTCCTAAAGCGTAGCACATCATCTGAGAGTTGTGGTCTGCATCAACTAGAACACCAAGCCCGTGCTTGTAGTCAATTACCTGAAGAAGTCCATCCGCCACGATGATGCAATCCCCAGTTCCAAATCCTTCAGGTACCCACTTAGAAAAGTCCAGTCGTTGTTCGATAAGAACTGTAGGGTCACGAGAGTAGCCTCTGGCTTTCTCGACTTGTTCCATGACGTAGTTGCGGTATTCTTCAGCGCAATCCTGCATTTCATGATTGTAAAATGCTAAATCCTTAGTCGGATCACGCGCATTCCTACCTAAAGCTTTCTCGACTAGATAAGCACACAACTCGTGGGCATCCGTCCCTTCAAGAGCGAAATCAGAAGTTGTGTCTGGTAAATCTTCGGTGAGACGAACAGATGGTGGGCAGTTCAACCATCGGTGTGAAGCAGATGCGGATAGAATGGCATGGTTAGTCATTACCAATCCCTCCAGCTTCTTCAAGGACTGCCGCAAAGTGTTTAGGGTCAAGAGCTGATAGAGAAGAAGCACCGTAAGTATTTAGAAGAGCGCGAACCTCATTTTTAAACCCGTCTTTAGCTTTGGTCGCAAGGGCTGCACGGACATCCTCCAATTGAATTTCCTTTTGTGGTTCAGATTTGGGTGATATTGGTTCAGGAACTGTTTCATCATCAGTAGATAGGAGTTTTTTGAACTCATCCACCAATCGAAGGTAGTACTTTGCGGTTTCTTCCATATCATGAATTAGTCTATTCAGTTCTTTCATTTTGCTCATTACTTTCTTCCTCCATAATTTTTTTAGCGAGTAGTTTTGAGATGACGCTGATAGCTATGAGAGTATCAGCTACGTCTTCATCAGGTTTGATGTATGGTTCGTTTACCATATTTGGTCCTCCTATCTTACTAAGTAAGGTTTTTATTAAATTTTCCACTTTGCAAGAGATTTTTTTAGACATACCTCTTACACATTACTAAGTAGAACCAAGTGATGTTTTTCCGTTAGATTTGAAAAAATTTTTGAATATCAAAAAAGTTTCCTGTGCAATTTAATAGGAAACTTCTATTTTTTTGAATGTTTTTTTCTGAAAGAGCGGAAAAATTTGTCAGATTCTTACTTAGTAAGTTAAGAAGATATATTTCTAAAATTACTGCAAAAATATGGAGGGTGCATAATGCAATTTACCTTATCTCATTCAGGACAGAATGGGGTTCAGACAACCACGGTCTATCCCAATCAAGTTACTATTACTGATGAAATATCGCTACAAACTGTTGCGCAATTTGACCATGTGGCAGGGCTGTTTTTAAACAATACACGCTCAAATGCAAATTTCATTAAGTCGGACGTTTTGGTCATGGATATTGATAATGACCATTCTGAAAATCCAGATGAATGGATGACGGTCGAGCGATTAAAAGAAATCTTTGCGGATTACAATTTTGCCTTGGTAACTAGTCGAAGTCATATGCAGGCAAAGGCAGGAAAAGCTCCAAGACCAAAATATCATATTTACTTCCAAATCAATGAGGTAACTGATAAAGATGTCTACGTAGCTATGAAGGAAGAACTTTGTAATCAATACAAGTTTTTTGATGATAATGCCAAGGATGCGGCACGTTTCTTCTTTGGAAATCCAAATGCACAGGTTATATGGCATGATTCATGGCTAATTATTGATGAAGATTTGTTTCAAGCTGTATCTATTGATGACGAGGAAGATTTCGATGCAGACTTCTATACTCCTACAAGTGGACCAATCCAGCAAGGCAGTCGTAATTCAACGATGTCTGTATTTGCTGCGAAAATTCTCAAACGTTTAGGTGTAACGCAAGAAGCAAGAGATGGTTTTGATGAGCAGGCACAGAAATGTGTACCGCCACTTGATAAAACAGAGTTAGATACCATCTGGGGTAGTGCTGTGCGATTCTACAACAGAACTATAAAAACATCTAAAGGCTACGTGGCTCCTGATGCTTTCAATAGAGAAACATTAAAACCAGATGATTACTCGGATGTTGGAGAAGCGGGAGTTCTTGCAAGAGAGTATGCGAACAGGCTCGCTTATACCAATGCAACGGATTATCTTTACTATGATGGAACTCATTGGCGTGAGAACAAGCAGTTGGCATTAGGGGCAGTTGTACACTTTACTGATGAACAACTTGCTGAAGCGAATGCACTCTTGGAATCTGCAGTGAAGCAACTTCAGTCTTCAGGTATTGATGAATTGACCATTAAGGCTGGTGGAAAGCGTCTAGAAAATGCAGTCGAAACTCCACTTCAGTTGAAATATTTAAAAGCTTATCTAGCAGCTAAAGAGTTCCATAAATTTGTTATGAAACATCGTGACTATAAGAATTTGATGGCTGTATATAACACAGCTAAGCCAATGCTTTCAGTAGAATTGTCAGAATTAGATAGTGATGACTTATTACTCAATACGCCAGAGGCTACCTATGATTTACGAAAAGGAATAAATGGGTCACAAGAACACAATCCTGAAGATTATATAACTAAAATGACAGCAGTCTCTCCTAGTGATCAGGGAATGGGATTATGGCAGGAAACTTTAGCTACCTTTTTCTGTAATGACCAAGAATTGATTGATTATGTTCAAGAAATTATTGGTATGGCAGCCATCGGGAAGGTCTATCAGGAACATATGATTATTGCCTACGGAGGTGGGGCAAACGGCAAGTCTACTTTTTGGAACACCATCGCTCGTGTGCTAGGGAGCTATTCAGGAAAATTATCAGCGGATGCCTTAACCATGTCAAACAAGCGAAATGTCAGTCCTGAGCTTGCAGAGCTTAAAGGGAAACGACTGGTCATTGCTTCTGAAATGGCAGAAGGGATGAGACTCAATACAGCCGTTGTTAAGCAGATTACCTCAACAGATGAAATCCAAGCTGAGAAAAAGTACAAGGATCCATTTCACTTCGTGCCATCACACACGCTGGTTCTTTACACCAACCATCTGCCTAAAGTAGGGGCGAACGATGATGGAACGTGGCGACGTTTGCTTGTTATCCCATTTAATGCCAAAATCACTGGTCGCTCTGACATCAAAAACTTTGCGGACCATCTGTATGACAATGCGGCACCAGCAATTTTGTCTTGGATTATCGAAGGTGCAGAAAAAGCTATTAAAGCGAACTTCAAAACAAAAGTACCAACTGCTGTATCCTCTTCCGTCAAAGCCTATCGTGAGGCCAATGATTGGTTAGGACACTTCCTTAGTGACTGCTGTCAAGTTGGTGATCAGTTGACAGAAAAATCAGGAGAACTATACAGTCAGTATCGTGCTTATTGTGCCAAAAACATGGAGTATACACGCAGTACGACCGATTTTTATTCTGCTCTTGATCAGGCAGGTTTTAAACGAAAACGGACAAGTAAAGGTAACCTCATTCTTGGTTTGAAATTGGTTGATGATGGCTATGATTTCTTAGATTAGTGACCAGCATTTTTAGCCACCTTACCTCCACAAGAGAGGTGATGGACTAATTTAGGTGTGTAGGTCGTTGACTGAATGGTTGGAACTTATTTTGAATGAGGTTTCAGATAAATGATTAAAACGACCAACATGAGTGACATTTTTTGATTTTGTGTAGGTCTATTATGGTCTTTTCTAAAACTATCCTATAAGCAAAAATTACTATAAAAAAGCCTATAAGAGGAGTTTTGGAAATGACTGCACTAGACCTACACACTTCAATTTGACGAAAGGATTTAGAACGATGAGAGAAAAGTACGTTGAGCAAGCTTTGGTGAAGTCTGTGAAAGCTAGAGGAGGCATTTGTCCTAAGTGGGTATCACCATCTTTTTCTGGTGTACCAGACAGGTTGGTGTTTTTACCCAATGGCAAGTTTGGCTTGGTGGAAGTAAAGGCTCCCGACCAGAAGCCAAGGAAGTTACAAGTGTCAAGACATAAACTGTTCGAGCGGTTAGGCTTTACGGTTTATGTCATTGACCGCATTGAGATGATTGGAGAAGTGTTAGATGAAATTGACATTACATAACTATCAAGTAGTCGCCAAGGACTTCATCATAGGTCACCCATATGCAGCAGTCATCCTAGACATGGGGATGGGGAAGACGGCAACAACCTTGTCTGCAGTGAATGAATTGATGTTTGACCGATTTGAAGTCACAAAGGTTTTGGTTATTGCCCCACTTCGGGTCGCAAATACAGTATGGAGTGATGAGATTGAGCAATGGGCTGAGTTGCGTCATTTACGGTATTCGAAAATTGTCGGTACTCCCAGGCAACGAAAAGTAGCGCTTCAGAAAGATGCGGATATCTATATCGTCAATCGTGAAAACCTCCCTTGGTTGGTGGAACAATGCAGTCCGTATTTCAAGTGGGATATGGTTGTTATTGATGAATTGAGTTCTTTCAAGTCTTGGCAGTCCAAACGTTTCAAAGCCTTCATGGCTATGCGACCTTACATGAAACGTATCGTTGGGTTGACTGGGACACCAAGTTCAAACGGACTAATGGACTTGTTCGCAGAGTTTAAAGTCATTGACGGAGGAGAACGTCTTGGTCGCTTCATCGGTGAGTTTCGTAGTCGCTACTTTGAAGAAGGACGTCGCAATGGAAACATTGTCTATGAATATATCCCCATGGATTATGCGGAGTGTCAAATTCAAGACAAGATTAGTGATATTACCATTTCCATGAAAGCATTAGACTATCTGGAGATGCCTGAACTGATTTCAACCAAGAAACTGGTTCGTATGACAGATAAAGAAAAAGAGAAATACAGCCAGTTCAAGAAGGAGTATGTATTATCCGAGTTGGATGGATTAGAAGTAACTGCTGCCAATGCTGCAAGCCTTACGAACAAGTTAGTTCAGTTATCTAATGGTGCTGTATATTCTGATGATCATATGGTTGTGCCACTTCATGAACAAAAACTAGATGCCCTTGAAGATATCCTTGAATCCGCAAATGGAGAGCCTGTCTTAGTTGCCTATTGGTTCAAACATGACTTGGCTCGGATTATTGGTCGTTTGGAAAAACTCAAGGTAAAGAATAGGGTGTTGAAAACAGAAGAAGATATTCGTGAATGGAACAAGGGCAATGTACCAGTTGGCTTACTTCATCCAGCTGGAGCAGGTCATGGTTTGAACCTCCAAAAAGGCGGTCATCACTTGGTCTGGTTTGGTTTAACATGGTCTTTGGAATTATACCAACAAACAAATGCACGACTTTGGCGTCAAGGCCAGGAGGCTGAGACAGTTGTTATTCAACACATTGTGACTGAAGGAACGATTGATGAGGAAATTCTCAAGGCACTAGAAAACAAAGATGCACAACAAGAACGGCTGATTGAAGCTGTTAAAGCACAAGTAGGAGGGGCAGATGGATAAGGCAGAGCACATACTGACGAATTACAATGAACTCAAAAGTGACTTGGAGATGTTAAAGTATCGTTTGGAACATTTCAAACCGGTGACAGAAAATGAGGTTATTGGTTCACTCGTTTTTGAAAAATCTGATGAACCTAGAGTTAAAAGTACACCTACCAATCAACGGTCAGAGATGATTGCGCTGAATTTTCGTGAGAAGATGATTCAGGAAAATGAGGAACAATTGGCGGATTTATCGCAACGGTATATCCGATTGGCTAATGACCTTGATAATTTTGAGATGGCTTTAAAATTTCTAAAGGGAGATTTGTATGATTTTGCGCAATTCATGCTTAAGACAGATAGTAATTGGGATAGCTTGATGAGAGAGTTTCATATTAGTCGAAGTACTGTTAGAAATTGGCGACGTAAGGTCTTAGATCATGTTAGGGAAGTGTATATGAAAATGGGATTTTCTTTGGAAAAGTAACCTCATCCTGCCCTACCCTTGCCCTACCAGTAACCTCCCCCTGCACTAAGTGTGACCTAACATTGACCTCACTTTGTCAAAATTTGTGGTAGAATTGTAAGTGTCAAAAAAGATAAAAAATACCCAGTAATGACTGGATATATCTCCTTTTTAGAGTTAATATGAACACAACAAAAGAAGAGGAGAACAATACCATGACAAAGCGTCAACAAGAAAAACTCAATGCCCTTTTAACAGAAATTGCAAAAGAAGAACTTTTTGTAGAAACCTTGGAAAAACGTTGGAGCGACAATCTTGACTTCTACGATGTTTCGGTATGGGGTATCAAAAGAGCATTGGAGAGAGCCTACGAAGCAGGCCAAAAATCAGTAAAATAAAGTAAAGCCTAGCCTCATAAAGGTTGGGCTTTTTGCGTGGAGGAATTATGATTATTTCTAGTGAACAAGTGTCAGTTGGACACCCAGATAAAATCTGTGATCAGATTTCAGATGCCATTTTGACGGAGTGTCTAAAGTATGACAAATCAAGTCGAGTGGCAGTTGAGACTTTAATCAAGGATAACCAAGTTGTGGTAGCTGGTGAAATTTCAACTAGACATTACTTTAATCTCGAGAACATTGTTCGTCAGGTTGTCGAGCCACTTGGTATGAAAAATGTTCGGGTAACTAACCTACTTGGACTCCAAAGCTCAGATATTGCACAAGGAGTAGATAATGGAGGTGCTGGTGATCAAGGAATGATGTTTGGTTATGCGACAGACGAAACACCTGAGTACCTGCCACTTCCTTATGTTCTAGCAACCCGAGTCCTTGAGAAACTGATGTCGCTTGGTCACCCCTTACTTGGAAAGGACGCTAAAGCTCAGGTTTCCTACGACTATGAGAAGAAACGAATTGATACCTTCTTAGTTTCCATACAACATACCGAAACGGCTGACCTTGCCAAAGTAAAGCGAATTGTGACAGAAGCCATGATGTCAGTGGCTCTTCGTTATCGTCAGAATCTAGATTTCAAAGTTCTAGTCAATCCGACCGGACGTTTTGTTCTTGGTGGTTCGTTTGCGGATGCAGGAGTTACTGGTCGAAAAATTGTGGCCGATACCTATGGTGGTTTTGCACATCATGGTGGCGGTGCTTTCTCTGGAAAAGACCCAAGCAAGGTTGACCGCTCAGCTACATACATGGCACGAAAGATTGCCAAGGATATTGTTAGAGAAAGGTATGCGAAACGATGTGAAGTACAATTAGCCTATGCCATTGGAGTTGCAGAACCTGTGTCTGTATATGTAGAAACCTTTAGAACCAGTTGCTACACCGCAAAACAACTGGAAGGAATGATTCGTGAGCGTTATGATTTAACACCACGAGGTATCATTGAGGAACTTCATCTCTTGAATGTAGACTACACCGAGACAACTTGCTTTGGGCATTTCACGAAAGACTATCTTCCTTGGGAGAAATAGTGATATAATTGAGAGAGAAAAGGAGTGTTCATATGCCCAATCCTCAAGTATCTTCTATAACCGTATCACTATTTAGTTTCATGTTGCCGATGATTTCAATTGACATTAACGTAGAAAAAAAATGGTAAGTATCCAAAAATTTCCTGAGACAGAAGCCGAGATAATAACAATCTCCGATCTCCGATTATTTTTCTTCTTAAATCAATTAAAACGTGTGAAACTGTCTGAATGGAAGGAATATTATTCAAATGAGATGGAGATTTTAGATGGTACTCAGTGGAATGTATCATTTGTCATGAATGGAAGAACTTACAATTGCTCGGGCGATAATAATTTTCCAAGAGAATGGACGTTGTTTTGTAGGGCAATAAATAGATTAGTAAAGTACAATTACCTAGAATAATTGTACTTTTTCTTTGGAGGAAAAATGCCAAGAAGACCAAGCACACCTTGTAAACAAAATGGTTGTCCTAACCTAGCACCTTATGGTCACAAGTATTGTGAGACCCATAAAGCAAACTACCAACTGGATACCAAGTCAACTAAGGCAAAAGGATACAATGCCCAGTGGAACAAAGAACGACTTCGTTACTTAAAAGTTCATCCACTCTGTGTTCAATGCAAAGTCAAAGGTCGATTGACCAAGGCAACAGTGGTTGACCATATCACACCCCACCGAGGTGACCAAGACCTCTTTTGGAATCAAACCAACTGGCAAGCACTTTGTAAGTCATGTCACGACCGCAAGACCAAGACAACTGACCGATATGTGGAGTATTCGTATCGATTTTAGTCTTGGAGTTTCGTTCCAAAAGTATCTCATTTTTCACTCATTGGGGGAGGGGGGATGAAATCTCTAAACCCTTGGGAGACTAAGACCGACGCCCCCTCAAACGTGCAATTTCGCAAAATTCGCAAGCGGGTACATTAAAATCGCTCAATTATTACGTTCGTTCCCACCGTTATCTCGTTTCTAATATGGGGATGTAGCGTTCCTTAGTATGTCATTTTGGTAATAAAATAGTGAAAAAGGCTAGAAACAATGTAGAAAATAATTGTTTTTAGTCCTTTTTTACTGGAAAGGAAAACAAATGGACGAAAGTCAACGCAAACAAATCTGGAAAATGCGAGCAGAAGGTCTTGGCTATGGCTTAATCGGTAAGGCTACAGGACTGTCCAGAGATTCTGTTAAAAAATACTGTAAACGAAATCCAGCATTGCTTGGTTATGGAGCGGCGACAAAGCAAATGGCAAAAGCCGACCAGAATGACGGACTCCGTTGCCCTCAGTGTTATCAAACACTTAAAATTCATAAAATAGGAAGACCAAAGAAGTTCTGTTCGGATAAGTGTCGTAAGGTTTGGTGGACAACACATTCTGACGAACACGATAAATCAAAAACCGCATATGAAGATTTGACTTGCCAACAATGTGGCAGGTCATTTTTATCTTATGCCAATCCAAATAGAAAATATTGTAGCCATTCGTGTTACATCCAATCACGCTTTTATAAAGGAGAAACCAATGACAAGTCAACCAACAATGGAAATTAGAGAGATTCGATTATCTGAACTACACCCAGCCTCATACAATCCTCGAAAGAAACTCAAAAAGGGTGACAATGAGTATGAAAAGATTAAGCAAAGCCTACTCAAGTTTGGTTACGTTGACCCCATCATCGTCAATAAAGACTTGACGGTAATTGGTGGTCATCAACGATTAACTGTATTGAAGGACTTAGACTATGAAACTGCCAAATGTGTCATTGTCGATTTATCCAAGGAAGATGAAAAGGCACTGAACATTGCCCTTAACAAAATCACCGGTCAATGGGATGACCAGCTTTTGGCGGACTTGCTTTTGGATTTACAGGAATCGGATTTCAATCTCGACCTGACTGGTTTTGAACCACCAGAAATTGACGATATCCTATCAAATGTCCATGATAAAGACCTATCAGATGATGACTTTGATGTTGAAGAGGAATTGAAGAAACCAACCTTTTCAAAACGAGGGGACATTTGGCAACTTGGTAAGCATCGAGTGATTTGTGGCGATTCAACTAAAGCTGAAACGTATGACCAACTTTTAGGTGATAAAAAGGCAAATTTGGTTGTGACCGATCCTCCTTATAATGTTGACGTGGAAGAAACAGCTGGAAAGATTCTCAATGATAATATGCCAGATAGTGATTTTTACCAGTTTCTTTTTGACATGTTCACTCAGGTAGAAAAACATATAGAATCTGATGCCTCCATCTATGTATTTCATGCGGATACAGAAGGATTGAACTTCCGTAAGGCATTTAAGGATGCTGGTTTTTATCTCAGTGGATGTTGCATTTGGAAGAAGAATTCATTAGTGCTTGGACGTAGTCTCTACCAGTGGCAACATGAACCATGTCTCTTTGGCTGGAAACAAAAGGGAAAACATCAGTGGTTCAGTGACCGTAAACAGACAACCATTTGGGAATATGACCGTCCAAAATCCAGTAAAGACCACCCAACGATGAAACCAATTCCTCTGATGGCCTATCCTATTCAAAATTCATCGATGCGTGGGACGATTGTTCTGGATCCATTCCTTGGTTCTGGTTCGACCCTAATGGCCGCAGACCAAACTGGAAGGGTTTGTTACGGTATTGAGTTGGATGAGAAGTTTGTGGATGTCATTGTCAAACGTTATATAGAGTCAACAGGAAATGATAACGTGACGGTATTGCGTGATGGCCAGACTTTGACCTTTGATGAAGCCTATTCAATGATGGAGGAGACGGTATGACCTTAACTTTTCTTGATTTCTTTGCAGGAGTGGGTGGTTTTCGTCGTGGTTTGGAATTAGCTGGTTTCAAATGTATCGGTTACTGTGAAAAGGATAAATTTGCAAGAAAATCTTATGAAGTAATGTACGACACGAAAGGAGAATGGTTTCATGACGACATCACAAGCATTGACCCAACACAACTTCCAAAAGCAGATCTCTGGTGTGCGGGAAGCCCTTGTCAAAATGTGTCTATCGCAGGAAAGCGAGCAGGCCTATACGGTGAACGAAGTGGACTCTTTTTTACATTTGTTGATATCCTCCAAAGCCAAGAGGAAGAAGATAAACCCGAGTGGATACTCCTTGAAAATGTTAAGGGACTTTTATCAAGTGGCGGGGGACGAGATTATCTCGACTATCTCTCTATCTTGGATGAAGCAGGGTACGACCTCGAGTGGCAAGTGTTCAATTCAAAAGACTACGGAGTTCCCCAAAATCGAGAACGCATCTACACTCTCGGACATCTTAGAAGCAGAGGTCGACGAAAAGTACTACCTATCAGCGGAGAAAGCGGTAGCCATCTTAAGCAACTTGTAGGTGGTAGACAAGGAAAACGTATCTATGATATAAGCGGTGTGTCTTGTACTCTTTGTGGTAATGGTGGTGGGTTTGGTTGTAGGACAGGTCTTTATCTAATTGACCAATCTTTGACCGAACCAAAGTTGACAGATGAGGCACGATGTATCACCGCACGATATACTGCTGGAGCTACAAAACGGACGGCTATGAATTCTGGAGTACTAGAAATTCAACCCATTCTGACACCCAATCGAATCAACAAGCGTCAAAATGGACGCAGGCTCAAGGAACAGGATGAGCCAATGTTCACATTGACCTCTCAAGACCGCCATGGTGTTCTTGAAGGTATCAAGGTCAGAAATGGTACAAAGCAAGGTTATCAAGTTGCTGAGGTAGGTGATTCAGTGGATTTATCTTATCCCAACTCTCCAACTAGACGAGCAAGAGTTGGGAAAGGAATCGCCCATAACCTATCATGCGGTGGTCAAATGGGTGCTGTGGTTTGGAATGATCGAGTTGTAAAAATCAGACGATTAACCCCTCGAGAATGTTTTCGGCTACAAGGATTTTCGGATGATTTGTTCGAAAAAGCCCAAGAAGTAAACTCCGATGCCCAACTATATAAACAAGCTGGAAATGGAGTGACGGTAACAGTTGTCTATGCCATTGGATGTGCCATTCTAGCAAGTGAAAAATAGTCGAAAATACCTTCAAAATAATCTATAAATGACTGGATATAAGTCTCCTTTAGAGTTAATATGTACACAACAAAAGAAGAGGAGAACAAAACCATGACAACAACACTTGAAAAACTCTATGAAACCTACCCAACAACTGCAAGTATCATTCCTTACAAGGAATGGGTTATCGTTGCATCCAAAGGAAACAAAGATACAGTAGTTGAGATTTACGAAATCATTGATAGCCTTGAAGAATTTGAACTATTTGAATGCCGACTTAATCGCATATACAAGGAATCAATAATTGTTACGGATCTTGGTCACGCTGTCAAGTGGGCATTCGATATGTTTGGAGAATAACATGGACACAAAAATTTTCAATAACCTAAAGACAATCTATCCGGTTGGTACAAAGGTTAGATTAGTAAAAATGGATGATCCACATCCAGTTCCTAAAGGAACACTTGGTACAGTTATTGGAGTGGATGACATTGGCTCACTCTTAGTTAAGTGGGAAAATGGCAGTTGCCTGAATGTTTTATATGGAATAGATATCGTGGAAAAGGTAAAGTAAGATGTGGGAAATAATGACTCGAACGGTTGGTGATAGGCATTACGTTTGTGAATTTCTCCGTGAAGATACAACAGACCCGAGAAATATAGACGGTGCTTGGATTAGAATTCTGACAATAAAACGTGATGGTGAATATATCTACCAATATAGATATGGGAATGAAATAGATAACATGGACGATATTGATAGAACAGTTTGTCAGGCTGTTCTTGATAACTTTAATGAACTTTAGGAAGGAGCTCGAATTGAGTTCTTTTTTTACTCTAAAGGAGGTGAGATTGTGGCAATCAGGGGGCGAAAACCAAAGCCTACGAATATGAAAATACTTGAGGGAAATCCTGGTAAGCGACCACTCCCTACGAATGAAGTCAAACCAAAACAAAAAGCCCCACGTTGCCCACAGTGGCTTGAAGATGATGCAAAGAAGGAGTGGAAACGGATGGGAAAAATTCTCGAACAGATGGGAATTTTGACCGAAATGGACATGACTGCATTTGCAGGTTATTGTCAAGCTTACGCTCGCTGGAAAGAGGCAGAAGAGTTCCTTACCAAGCATGGCTCCATTATCAAAACCCCGAATGGCTATCTCCAACAAGTCCCTCAAGTCTCTATCAGCCAGACTAACCTCAAAATCATGCTTAAGTTCTGTGAACAGTTTGGTTTGACACCTTCGGCACGAAACCGATTAGCTACGATGGATTCAGAAGTTGGTACTGGTGATGAAATGGAAGATTTGTTAGGAGGAATTTTATGAGTTATCATTATGAACCAAGTCCATTCATGCTTCCCTCCTCACACTATGATAAGGCAAAGGCTGATAGGGCAGTTACATTTATCAATAACCTCTCCCACACCAAAGGCAAGTGGGCAGGAAAGCGATTTGATTTGTTGCCGTGGCAGGAACAGATTGTCCGTGACCTATTTGGAATTGTCAAGGAGGATGGCAACCGTCAATTCCTAACAGCCTATATAGAAATTCCAAAGAAGAATGGCAAGTCTGAGCTAGCAGCAGCTATCGCTCTTTATCTGCTTTATGCTGATAATGAAGCCAGTGCAGAAGTTTATGGTGCGGCTTGTGACCGAAACCAAGCGTCAATCGTATTTGATGTAGCCAAGCAGATGGTGCAGATGAGTCGCCCCTTGGAAAAGCGTTCTAAGATAATGGGTGCTACTAAGCGTATTGTAAATTATTCTAACGCTGGGTTTTACCAAGTTCTTTCAGCAGAAACTGGGACAAAACATGGACTGAACGTATCTGGCTTGGTCTTTGATGAAATCCATGCTCAGCCAAATCGCCATTTGTATGATGTATTGACCAAAGGGTCAGGAGATGCAAGGGAACAACCCCTCTTTTTTATTATCACGACAGCTGGAACGGATAGGAACTCCATCTGTTATGAATTGCATACTAAAGCATTGGATATTTTGAATGGTAGAAAGAAGGACACGTCATTCTATCCTGTGGTTTATGGATTATCCGATGAAGATGATTGGAATGATGAAGCAAACTGGAGAAGAGCCAACCCTTCACTAGGGCATACAATTGGGATTGATCGTGTAAGAGAAGCCTACCAACAGGCACTTGATAACCCAGCAGAAGAGAATGTCTTTAAGCAGCTCCGTCTAAATATGTGGACAAGTTCAAGTGTTGCTTGGATTCCAGAACATGTTTATGCCAAGGGAAATGATCCTATTCAATATGAAAGCCTCAAGGGTCGTAGTTGCTATGCAGGGCTAGACCTGTCTAGTACGTCCGATATAACAGCTTTTGTCTTGGTATTTCCTCCTAGATTTGAAGAGGAAAATTATATCGTACTGCCATACTTTTGGCTACCTGAGGATACACTGGAACTGAGATGTCGACGTGACCATGTTCTGTATGATGTTTGGGAGCGTCAGGGCTACATCAAAACTACGGAGGGAAATGTTGTTCACTATGGTTTTATCGAAAAATTTATAGAAGACTTATCGGAAATCTATCATATCAAGGAGATAGCCTATGACCGTTGGAATGCGACTCAGATGGTTCAGAATCTAGAAGGGATGGGCTTGACCATGGTGCCTTTTGGTCAGGGATACAAGGATATGAGTCCACCATCTAAGGAACTCTATAAACTTATGATGGAAGGCAAGATTCAACATGGTGGGCATCCAGTTCTGAAATGGATGGGACAAAACGTAGTCATGAGACAAGACCCCGCTGGCAATATCAAGCCAGATAAGGAAAAGTCAGTCGAGAAAATTGACGGTATTGTAGCACTCATAATGGGACTGGACCGTTGTATTCGTCATCAAACTGATGAAGGGAGTGTCTATGATGAACGTGGTATTTTGAGTTTTTAGGATGAAAATAACCTAAATAGGTTGAATATATCCTAAAAAGTGGTAGAATAGAGAAAAGGAGGATATTACAATGCAAATCAATATTGAAAACTTAGTCTCTATTTCTGAAGCAAATCAAAACTTTTCTAAGGTAGCTCGTATGGTCGATACGAATGGTACTGCAGTAATATTGAAAAATAACACACCAAAGTATGTATTAGTGGACTATCAGAGTCTAATTAAAGAGGAACAGGCAACCCCTACGGTTGTTGAACAATCAACTTTGGATGAAGTTGCGACTTCGGTTTTATCACGCCATCTTGATGCATTTAAGGAATTGGCAAAATGAAAGTATTAACTGTTGAACAGGTTATTGAATTACACACTAGGTTAATTCAAGCTACTGGGGGGTTAGATGGTGTTAGGGATGTTGGTTTAATAGAATCTTCACTATCTTCAGCTTTTAGTACTTATTTTGGTGTTGAGAAGTATCCAAGTATTGAAGAAAAGGCTGCTAGACTTTGTTATTCGCTAGTTAATAATCATGCCTTCCTTGATGGGAACAAGCGAATTGGAGTGTTTGTCATGATTATTTTTCTAGAATTAAATGGCATTGTGTTAAATCAGACTGATGATGAAGTAGTGAAGCTAGGACTTGGAGTAGCTTCATCAGAATTAGATTATGATGCAATTTTAGAATACATACGGAATCATTAAAACTTTTCTTATTGAGGATATAACTTCAAGAAAGTGATAGAATATGGTATCTATTTGAAGAAGGAGAGATGAAAAACATCTAAGAACAAACGATAAGCACTTCAATCGAGGTGCTTTTTTCGTACTCAAAAGGAGGAAGTATGGGACTACTAGATTTACTGGGACGTAAGCGTTCTAGAGATAAACCACGAAATAGTTATGAAGGTCAGGACTTCTCATATCTGTTTGGACGAACGACCAGTGGGGAGAACGTAGATGAGTTTAAAGCTATGCAGACGACAGCTGTTTATGCTTGTGTCCGTATCTTAGCTGAAGCAGTAGCTTCACTACCCATTCATGTTTATGAGAGAACGGCAACTGGAAAGGAGAAAAAGGTGGATCATCCCCTTTATTTTCTTTTACATGATGAACCTAACCCTGAGATGTCATCCTTTGTCTTTAGAGAAACCTTGATGACCCATCTATTGATATGGGGCAATGCCTATGTCCAGATTATCCGAGATAGGAGTGGACAAGTTATCAGTCTTTACCCGCTCTTACCAGATAAGATGTCTGTTCATCGAGACGAGAGTGGTAAGCTCTATTACAAATACAAGCGTCAGTCAGAAGAAAATCCTAACTTTAAGGAAAAGGGAGTTGCTATCTTGAGAGCAGAAGATGTTCTTCATGTACCTGGTCTTGGTTTTGATGGCTTGATAGGTTATTCTCCAATTGCTCTTGCAAAAAATGCTATCGGCATGACCTTGGCTACGGAAAACTATGGGGCATCATTCTTTAAAAATGGAGCGAATCCGGGTGGCGTTTTGGAACACCCAGGTATTCTCAAAGATCCCAAACGAGTGAGAGATTCATGGAATGCAGTCTACAATGGGGTAACCAATGCCCATAAAGTGGCAGTTCTTGAGGAAGGGATGAAATACACTCAAGTAGGCATTCCACCAGAAGAAGCCCAGTTTCTCCAAACTAGAAAATTCCAAATCAATGAAATTGCAAGGCTCTACCGCATTCCACCTCATATGGTTGGCGACTTGGAGAAATCCTCATTTTCAAACATTGAGCAACAATCCCTAGAATTTGTTAAATATACCTTAGACCCTTGGGTAGTTCGTCTCGAACAGGCTTTCAAGAGGTCTCTTTTTTTACCTGAAGAAAAGAAAACCTATTTTGTGAAGTTCAATGTAGATGGTCTTCTTCGTGGAGACTATCAGAGTCGAATGAATGGCTATGCGATTGGGAGACAAAATGGCTGGCTGTCGACGAATGATATTCGTGAACTTGAGGACTTGAACCTCCTTTCAGATGAGGAAGGAGGTAATCTCTACTTGATAAACGGAAACATGACGAAACTGAAGGATGCGGGTGGCTTTATGAAACAAGGACCAGTAGAACAAGAAACTCAAGCTGAGGAGGATATAGATGCATAAGTTTTGGAATTTTACAGAAGATGATAGTGGTCGAACACTTCGTATTGAAGGACAGATTGCTGATGAGACGTGGTTTGGCGATGAAGTCACGCCACAAGTATTTAAAAATGATTTACATGCAGGTAGTGGAGACATCACCCTCTGGATAAACAGTCCAGGGGGTGATGTTTTTGCGGCTGCTCAAATCTATAACATGCTGATGGATTACAAAGGTGATGTCCATGTAGTGATTGATGGATTAGCCGCAAGTGCTGCTAGTGTCATTGCCATGGCAGGTACAACGGTTTCTATGAGTCCGGTTGCCATGATGATGATTCACAACCCTTGGACTGTGGCACAAGGTGAAGCCAAGGATATGCAGAAGGTCATTGAAATGTTGGGCGAAATCAAGGAATCCATCATCAATGCCTATGAACTAAGAACAGGACTTTCAAGAACCAAGCTATCACACCTCATGGACTCAGAGTCTTGGTTCAATGCCAAAAAGGCTGTTGAACTGGGCTTTGCAGACAAGATTCTCTTTGACAAACAAGAGGAACATGGAATGGAGACTGAGAGTTATTCTTTCAGTCGAACTGCTGTCCAACAAGATTTACTTGTCAAAATGCAGGCGAAACTTGGAGTCCAACAACCAAAGAAAACAATCCCGATCAATCAGTTGGAAAAACGATTGAATTTGCTCAAATAACGAAAGGAAAATGAACTGATGTCTACATTACTTGAATTGAAAGAAAAACGTAACCAAGCTTGGCAACAAGCAAAAACCTTCCTTGATTCTGTTCGAACAGAAGATGGACTTGTATCTGAGGAAGATTCCAAACGCTATGATGATATGGAAGCAAAAATCAACCTCTACAATCAAGAGATTGCTCGATTGGAGCGACAAGAAAAGATTGACCTTGAACTTGCTCAACCAGCCTCACAGGCTTTAATTGGGCAACCCACTACAGTTCTGAATGACAAGACTACTGAAGAGGAAAAGAAGGGTGTGGCTTCAGATAGCTATGCCAAGACTTTTTGGACAAGTGTTCGTAAGCGTCACTTCTTTGATGTCAAAGACGTCCTTCGAGTTGGGGAAGATACCGAAGGTGGACATCTGGTTCCTGATGAGTATGAGAAGAAACTAGTTCAAGGCTTACAAGAAGAGAATTTCTTCCGTAGCCTTGCGACTGTTATCAAAACATCTAGTGGTGAGCGAAAGATTCCTGTTGTGACTGGGCATGGATCAGCCTCGTGGATGGATGAAAATGGTTTATACCCAGAAACAGAAGAAACCTTTGGTCAGGTGACACTCGACTCTCATAAGATTGGTACTGCCATTCGCATTTCAGAAGAGTTGCTAAACGATTCAGTCTTTGACCTTGAATCCTATATGACAGCTGAATTTGCTCGTCGTATTGGAACAGAAGAAGAAAAGGCATTCTTGATTGGCGATGGTTCTAAGAAGCCGACAGGTATCTTTACTCAGGCAGAAGTTACAGGTCCAACGACTGCTACAAAGGATATTACTTTTGATGACATGATTGAACTGTATCATTCTTTACCAGCACCCTATCGTAAGAATGCAGTTTGGATTTTACATGATACGACTGTCAAAGCTATCCGTAAACTCAAGGATAACAACGGTAATTACATTTGGCAACCATCCACTCAAGCTGGACAACCAGATTTGATTCTAAATCGTCCATACTATACATCAACTTTTGCCCCACTTCCTGAAGCAGGAAACAAGGCCATTGCATTTGGTGATTTCTCATATTATTGGATTGCAGACCGTCAGGGACGTACCTTCAAACGTCTGAACGAACTCTATGCCAATAATGGACAGATTGGCTTTCTTGCTTCACAACGTGTTGATGGCAAGTTAGTCCTACCTGAAGCTGTGAAGACACTAACAGTAAAGGCTAAATAGTCATGGTTAGTTTAGCAGAAGCAAAACAGTATCTCAAAGTGGAATACGATGATGAGGATGGACTGATTGAGCAGTTGCTTGAAACCAGTAAACAACTCTGTGAAGATATTTTGCGTCAATCGACTTATTCAGAAGTTCTAAAGACGGCAATCCTATACGGGGTTGCCTATCTTTATGAACACAGAGAGGATGCAAATCATAAGGAGTTGAAAGAAACACTTTATCACTTGTTGTTGGCCGAACGAAAGGATGTGTTCTGATGAAGATTGCACCTTTGAGGGAACGCTTGGTGTTTCATGTTCGACAGATTGTTCAAGATGAGATTGGCAATGAAACTTCGACATGGATACCTTTATTTGACCGGTGGTGCTCTTGTCGTCCTCTCACCTTGACTGAAAGGGATGGGAGTGTGACGAAACTGGAACAAGAGAAAGTCCAGTTCACCCTCAGGTATGAAAAGGCAATTCTTGGACTTCATTCCTTAACGACTCACATTCAATTTCGTGGTCAAACCTATGAGATTGAGTCTATTGATGGAGATACAGTGCCACGTCAACTGATTTACATCGTCGCCATTAGGGAGGAGAGTTATGACTAGAATTGAACTAGATGCACTAGAAACTGCCATCGCAAATGAGCTGGCGGAATTTGTAGAGGATACAACAGAGGTGATGCGTGAAGTTGTAGAGGAAGTCACCGAGGAATCCATCGTAACCTTGAAAGCAACGTCACCTAGAAAGAGTGGTTCCTATGCCAAAGGGTGGAAGAGTAAAGCAACGATTGATACCAGTACAGGTCTAACCAAGACTATTCATAATCGAACACCAGGCCTGACGCATCTGTTAGAAAATGGTCATGCCAAAAGCTCTGGTGGGCGAGTTGAGGGAATTAAGCATATCGCACCTGTAGAGAAACAAGCAATACAATCCTTAGAAGAAAAGCTGAGAAAGCGAGTGTGATATGACATGTTACTGAGCGAAATGTACTCCATTCTCAAAGAATTACAGCTCCCCCTCGCTTACCATCATTTTGAAGAAGGGAGTCGTCCAAGACCACCGTATCTGGTTTATTTGGTGACTGATTCAGAAAATCATGGTGCAGACAATTGGACCTATCATAAGCAGAATAACCTGCTAGTGGAACTCTATACCACTAAGAAAGATTTAGCAACTGAACAAAAGGTGGAGTCATTATTTGACAGCCACCTTATTTATTTTGAAAAAGTAGAGACCTATATCTCATCAGAGAAACTCTACCAAATAACCTATTACATCACATTACATGGAGGATAATATGGCTGAAAAGAATAAGGTCACCTTTGGACTACAAGATGTCCATTGGGCAGAAGTTACAAGCGAAGGTTCTGATGGTACGTTGACATACGGCAATGTAGAACGACTTCGTGGTGCTGCAGAATTAACCCTTGAACCAACAGGAGATAAGGGTTCTTATAAGGCAGACAATATCAATTTTTATACAACAGAGTCAAATGATGGCTATGAGGGAACACTAAAAGTTGCCCTTCTAACGCAGGAATTTTTGACACGAGTCCTTGGAGAACAGTTGGATGCGACGACAAACACCATTTCAGAGATCGCAAACAGCGAAAAGAAAAATTTTGCGTTGATGTTCCGTTTTGAAGGGGATAAAAAAGAAACCTTACACGTTTTGTATTATTGTTACGCATCTCGTCCGACTGTTGGTTCAAAAACCAAGTCTGGTTCAGATATCAATGAGGTAGAGTTGACCTTTACTGCCAGTCCTCGCCCACTTGATAAGGTTGTACGTCGACGAACAACAGAGGAAACGAGCGATGAGATTCGTGAAAACTGGTTCAAGGCAGTTTTTGAGCCTCGTAAGTAAGGGAGAAGGCAATGAGAGAAAGTATTACCATAGCAGGCACGACCTACGAGTTAGCAACCAATGCCTACACACCAATTGCTTATAAAGAGCAGTTTGGTAAGGACTATTTCCAAGACTTATTCTCGATGGTCAATAGTCAAGCAATCTTGGCAAAACTTGACCAGTTAGAAGATGGAGAGGAATTACAGGCCCATCATATTGATGTTTCTATTCTGTCTGATTTCGATATGACATTTTTCCATCGAATCTTTTGGGTTTTTGCGAAGTCAGCCAATCCACGAGTGAAACCATTTGTGGATTTTTATATGGAGATGGAAGAATTTCCAGTGCAGGAAGTAGCCCCTGTCTTGATGAATATGTTGAACCAAGGGATGTCAACCAGAAAAAAGCAGATGAAACAGAAACAGCGAGTGAAGAAATCTTCACAGTAGAGAGTTATTTCTCCTGTTGTAAGGAGACTGGTCTGACTATTGACGATTTAAAACATATCTCTATTGGGATGGCACTTGACTACCAAACGGACTATGTGGAGATGCGTACTCGAGAAACTTCTCAAACACGCCCAGCAACTCAAGCTGATTTTGATAATTTCTGATGGTAGAAAGGAGGGACTATGGCAGGAAACATAAAGGGAATTACGATTGAAATTGGTGGCGATACTCAACCCTTACAAGATGCCTTAAAGGGTGTAAACAAACAAGCATCTGAAGCTACCAAAGAACTAAGACAAATTGATAAGGCTCTCAAGTTTGATACAGGCAATGTCACCCTCCTTACTCAAAAGCAGGAAGTCTTGGCAAAACAAGTCGAGACAACCAAAGAAAAATTGGCAACGCTCCGTCAAGCCCAATCACAGGTGGAAGCTCAATTTAAGGCTGGGGATATTGGGGCAGACCAGTACCGTGCCTTTCAACGTGAGGTGGAAACTACTCAAAGGTTGCTAACGTCCTATGAAACTAAGTTAGCTGATGTGTCATCAACACTTGAGAATCACGGTCGAGCTAGTAGTTCAGCGGCTCAACAATTAGATAAACTCCAAGTGGAGCAGGGGCAGTTAGCAAGTGAGATGAACAAGGTCATATCTCAATTTGAGTTACAAGAAAGTGCTTTGTCATCCAATAGTTCCGAAGCAGAACGCAATGCCATAGCCCAACAAAAGATTGGAGCACAGTCAGAAATTGTTTCTAAACAGATTTCCAATCTCGAAAAGCAACTAGCCCTGACAAAGAGTGAATATGGTGAGAATTCCATTGAAGCCAATAAGATGGAAGCTGAGTTGAATCAAGCAAAGACCGCACTCAATAACCTGAACAACGAGATGGATGAGACTAAATCCTCTGCCGATGGTGCTCAGGATGGCATGAAAGCCATGTCTGACACCATTCGGGCTGAGGCACTTCAAGCGACCAGTGAGAAGCTAGCAGACATCTCTCAGAAAATCTTCGAAGTCGGAACAGAGTCCATGTCTGCGGCAGCTCAACTTCAAGCCAGCAATGCCCAATTCTCTACCGTATTTGGGGATATGGAGAATTCTGCTAAGGATGCCCTCAATAAGATTGGGGAAGAGATGGACATTGTTCCAGAGCGTCTTCAAGGCTCCTTCACTCAGATGGCTTCCTTTGCCAAAACCTCTGGGATGGATACGGCTCAGGCTTTGGATCTGACCACTCGTGCCACCAGAGCAGCGGCTGATGGGGCAGCATTTTACGACAAATCCATCGAAGAAGTCACCGAAAACCTGCAGTCCTTCCTCAAAGGAAACTATGAAAATGACGCAGCTCTAGGTATTTCTGCGACAGAAACCACTCGTAATGCAGCGGCAAACAAGCTCTATGGAAAGTCCTTCAATGAACTTTCAGAAGCTCAGAAGCAGTTAACCCTCCTTCAAATGGTAGAGGACGGCAATGAACTCTCTGGAGCCCTGGGACAAGCTGCAAGGGAATCAGACGGACTGGAAAACGTTCTGGGTAACTTAAGACAGTCTGGAACTAATGCTCTAGCAGCAATCGGTCAACCGATTCTGGAGATGCTTATTCCAGTCTTTCAAAGTTTGGCAGACATTGTTAGTCAACTAGCGACTTGGTTTACCAACTTATCCAGTCCCATCAAGGAAGTCGTCATTATCTTCACAGGTATTTTAGCCGTGGTAGGGATGTTACTTCCAGTTTTCTTGGGCTTACAGGTTGCGGCAGCCGCTATGGGGACAACCGTTGTTGGAATGATAACGGCATTCTTGCCGATTGTGGGGATTATTGTTGGTATTGTAGCTGCCATTACCTTACTGATTGTTGGGTTAAAAGAACTCTGGACGAATCACGAAGGCTTTCGAACGGTTGTGACGGAAATCTGGAATAGTATCTATGCCTTTCTGTCCATGATCATCCAGCAGATTTCTAGTTTTGTTATGTCCATCTGGGGAACGCTAACCACATGGTGGACTGAAAACCAGCAATTGATTCTAAATGCTGCAACCACGGTATGGAATGCCATCACTACCGTTATACAAACGGTAATGACTATTCTTGGACCGCTCATCCAAGCAAGTTGGGAGAATATCAAACTCATCATCACAGCCGCTTGGGAGATGATAAAGATTGTGGTCGAGACTGCTATCAATGTGGTACTTGGTATCATCAAGGCAGTCATGCAAGTTATCACTGGTGATTGGACTGGCGCTTGGGAAACCATCAAACAGGTCTTGTCGATAGCATGGGAGGGGATCAAGTCCCTTATTTCCTTAGCCCTCAATTTCATCGCCCAGTACATCTCAACTGTTTGGACAGGTATCAAGAATACCATCTCAAATGTTCTATCTGCCATTAGTTCTGTCATTTCATCTATCTGGTCAGCTATTCAGTCGACAATTTCTAGTGTCCTGTCTGCGATTGGTTCAACAGTATCAACCATATGGAATGGTATCAGTAGTACCGTATCCAATATTCTGAATGGCATATCCAATACAGTATCATCTGTTTGGAACGGTGTGAAAAATACCATTTCAAGTGCTATCAATGGTGCAAGAGATGCCGTGAGTAATGCCATCAATGCCATTAAAAATCTTTTTAACTTCCAAATCAGATGGCCACATATTCCCCTTCCTCATTTTCGAGTATCTGGTTCAGCCAATCCGCTCGATTGGTTGAAGGGTGGAATTCCAAGAATTTCTATAGATTGGTATGCCAAAGGAGGAATTTTAACCAAACCAACCGCATTTGGGGTAAACGGCAATAGCCTAATGGTTGGAGGTGAGGCTGGAAAAGAAGCAGTCTTGCCTTTGAATGAACAAACGTTAGGTGCAATTGGTCGAGGAATCGCAAAGACCATGACAAGCAATCTACCGACCATTCACATCACTATTACAGGTAACACAGTAAGTGAAGAGACTGACCTTCATCGACTAGCGGAGATGGTTGGAGAGAAACTAGTATATGAATTAGAACGTCAGCAAGGATTGAGAGGAGTGAAACCATGATTAGACATAATGCATTAACCATTGGTGGAGTGTCCACGAGTTCTTTTCCTTTTAAGGTAATCGTGGAAGATAGTCCTTCAATCACAGTAAGTGAAAGTAAGACGCAATTGATAGAACACCAAGGCCTGTCAGGAGCGGTTCTTCAAACCAATCCTCGCAGAAGTGTCATGGAACTGATCTACACCCTCTATCTTGTAAAACCTAGTGAAGAACAGTTATTATCCTTTTTGAAGCTATTTTTGAAAGAAGGATTTTGGCTTGAGAACGCTAGTTTCAAGACCATACGTTTTTGGTGTTACAAGGTACACCATACTCCAGTTCAAAAGGATAAGCTGGGGGTGTATGAGTTTAAGGTTACATTTTCTTGTCACCCAACCAAGTGGTTCAAAACGACGACCTCGCAGGTGTTTAGGACTAGTGGTACTTTGAGAAGTCAAGGTTCAGCCATTGCTTTTCCGAAGATTACCATAAGTGGCAACTCGACTAGTGAAACTAGCTTTACGATTGGGGATGATGTCATACGCTTGGAGCGATTACAAGAAACACTCATTATGGATAATAATCCTAGTCAGCCAAGTTTTAAGACACAAAGAGGTCAGCCTGTAAAATGGTCTGGCGATTTTATTTCCATTGATGCGGCCAGAAATGACTCGGTTGGAGTTGTCTTAGGTGCTGGCATCACATCATTAACAATAGAAATGAATTGGGGGTGGGCTTAGTGTTATCATTATTGGACAAAACTGTTCGAACGGCAAAATGGCATGGAAAACCACTTCCTGAAACCATTAAGGCAAGTGTCAAGGAAACCTTGAATGGGGATTTTGTTTTGACCTTTACCTATCCAATTACGGATAGTGGTTTGTATCGTGAGGTTAAAGAGGATTATTTGGTTCGAAGTCCAGTACCAGTATTAGGACACCAGTTGTTTCGAATCAAGAAAATTATTGAAGGTGATTCAACTCTAGAAGTGACAGCTTATCATATTTCAGATGATGTCATGACTAGAATTATTTCTCCTTTTTCTTGTGAACAAGTTGCCTGTGCAACAGCTCTCTCTTCTCTAGTCATGGCGAGCAAGTCTCCACTGGGAGATTTTTCTTTTACAAGTGATATTGTCAAGAACAGAACCTATACAACAGACAAGGAACAGACGCTTTACTCCACACTACTGGATGGTAAACACTCTATCCTTGGAACTTGGGAGGGAGAATTGGTTCGAGATAACCTTGCCCTATCAATTAAAAGTGAGCGAGGACAAGACCGTGGAGTTGTTATCTCTACTCACTACAATTTGAAAAAGTATCAACGAACCAAAGAAAGTTCACAGGTTATCACTCGTATCCATGCCACTTCAAGTTTCAAACAAGAGGGGGAGGATAGGGAGACTGTACTTCAAGTCACTGTAGATAGTCCGTTGATTAACTTCTATCCTTTCATCAATGAAGTGACCTATACAAATAATAGCGTCAGAACTCGTCAAGAGTTAATAGAGTGGGCTAGTAGCAAGTTTCGCTTAGAGGGAATTGATAAACCAAAAGATGCCATCATCATTGAGGCATTTGAGTTAGATGGTCAAACGGTTCATCTAGGCGATACAGTGACTTTAAAAAGCAAGCTACACGGGATTGATGTTAGGAAGAAAGCCATAGCTTATGATTATGATCCTTTAGCTAAGAATTACCGCTCTATCACATTTGATGATAAGGCAGGTATTGGTACAGGTAAAACTGGCGGTAGCTTGACTACCCTAGTAAATAATCTCCTTGATGGGAATAAGCGGAGTGAGGATGTTGCCGTTGAAATTGCCCTTGAGAATGCCAATAGAGCATTTGATGCGGAATTTGAGAAACGTCAAGTAGCCATCGATAACGCTATAGAACAGGCTCAAAGTCATGGGGAGGTTTATGCGGATCGATTAAAGGCCAGCATTGATAATGAACTTACTTCTATTCACCAACAGATGCGGCAGCAGGAAGAGGAGCAGCAACGCACAACTCGTGAATTATTGGAAAAGGCTGGGGTAAACACCAACCTAGCTACAGAAGCCAAACAAAAAGCAGAACAGGCTCAAACTGGGGCAACTGAAGCCCTCAGGAGGGCAGAACAAGCCAAGCTTGATGCTATTCAAGAAGCTAACCGCCTGACTTCAACGGAGCGTAGTCAAACAGAGTCAAAGATTGCGACAGCGAAATCACAAGCTATCACTGAAGCTAGTCGATTGGTTGATGTAGCAAAATCACTATTAAGTGGACAGTTGGCTACTGTCAGTACCAATCTCTCGCAAACCAAGGAGGATATAAAACTTCTTGCGAGTAAGCAACTGGTGGATAGTCTGACTGGTCGAGTAACCGGTGCAGAATCCATGATTCAAGTACAAGCAGACCAAATTTCTCAGCGAGTAAAGACTAGCGATTTTAACCAAGCAAAACAGAGAATCGAAACTGCCGAGTCCTCGATTACGCAATTGGGGAATCGCATAACAACTGAAATCAGTCAGGTGGATGCGAAAATTCCAACTAGCCTAGATGGTCTAAATTTGATGACTGGTACTCGCGATTGGTCGAATAGAGGAAATGCCTGGCATTTAGGGAACAACTGGTTTACCGAAACAGAGAATTTCAGAGGACTGGTAGTTCGCTCTACCCAAGCGGGTTATAACGGAAGTCATCAGAATATTGTTGTGAAAGCAGGAGATGTTATAACCTTTAGCTTTTATGCTAGAGCTAATCAACCTCTCTCCTCCATTAAAGTCTCATCTGTTTGGACTGGTTCGAGTGTCTATCGTGCTCCAGTCGCAAGAGTGAGAGAATCTGATGATATCATATCTGTCACAAGTGACTGGAAACGCTACTGGAAAACAGTTCATGTCTTATCTGATGGATCACTCCAATTTCGGACAGAGTACAATGGCAGCACTATCCCAAATGGCAATAAATTCTATGTGGCAGGATTGAAAGTCGCAAAGACCTCACTAGACACAGGCTATTCAGAAAATCCAGCAGATATTGCTGGTGAATTGAACACCCAACGGACACTCATCACTCAAACGGCTTCTGGTGTAGAGCAGGTTTCTACAAGATTAACTGAGGCAAATGGAAAGATTTCTAGTAGCGAGACACAGATTCGCCAATTAGTTTCGGATGTATCCTCAAAGGTTAGTCAAACGGATTTCAATCACTTGAAACGAACTGTTGAGGGACATACTACATCCATCCAACAGACGCAACAATCTATCTTGCTTAAGGCTGATAAGACCGTTCTTGAAGGGGTCAAAACAACCGCTGACAATGCCTTGGCTAAGGCCAATACAAACGCAAATCAGATTACCCAAACCAAGGCAGAATTAAGGATTGCCAATGACGCCATCTCACAGAAAGTCGCAAAGACTGATTTTAATAGCTTGAGCGGTCGAATAGCAAGTGCAGAAACCACTATCCGAACACAGGCTGGGCAAATTGAACAACGACTAACAAGTACGCAAGTTGAATCTGCCATTAACTCAAAAGGCTACCAAACCAAGTCTCAGGTTGATTCCAATATAACGGGTCGTGGTTATCTAACCAGCAGTTCACTACAACCCTATGCGACAACAACTAGTGTGCAGAATTTGGTTAGAACCACCTCTGATAGTTTTACTCAACGAATCAGTCAAACGGAAAGCAGAATCCCTTCATCAGTTTCGCATCGCAACTTGATAGCTGGTACTTCGGATAGATGGGGTACTTATCAGACGATAAATGCCAATAGCAACTGGATAGCCTCTTTAGGAAGGGTGCAATTTGGAGATGGAAGCGGTATATATGTTGGGTCGAAAGTGCATTTATATGTTCATATCTCAGCGGATGAGATTACCTTTGACCCTGCTGTGACGACTCGTACTATGAAACTTCAAGGTCCAATTTTGGATAATCAAAATGCTTGGACATGGACTAACTGGAATTTGTATCACCCTTTCTATAATAAATGGAGCAGTAATCTGACGACGGGTAACAACTATCGCTTGATAAAACTGACCGCCACTGTCACTCAAGAGATGTACCAACACTCTAAAGGATTTGAACTTCAAGTCAGAGTTGATGGGGTTAAGACTGGTAAGTTCCATGTGAGAGCCTTAATGGTATCAACTGGTGATATTTTTCCAGACTATTGGACACCGTCATTAGATGACTTTACGACTGTAACCGCCTTTCATGAAGTGCGGGATACTGTAAGCAGTCACACTCGAACAATTGGAGATCACACCAATCAAATCAGTCAGGTTGTTCAAACGGCTACTGGGATTGTGACACGAGTTGGCAATCTAGAAACAAGTCGAGCGACAACGGCTGCCGTCAATGCCATTCAAACTCAAGTTTCAACTCTTGCAGGGTCGTGGTCGGTTCGAAATTTGACCAGTGCAGGAACAGTCCTGAGTCAGCTCAATCTCAATAAGGATGGCACAGTCAAAATCGATGGAAAACTCGTCCAAATTACAGGAACTACCTATATCCAAGAGGGTGTCATCTCAAGTGGTAAGATTGCAAGTCTTGATGCAGGCAAGATTACGACAGGTATTATCACTGCAGCTCGAATTGGAGCAGAAGCAATCACTGCGGATAAGTTAAAGGTTGACCAAGCTTTCTTTACCAAGTTTATGGCAACAGAAGCCTATCTCAAGCAGTTGTTTGCCAAATCAGCCTTTATAACCCAAGTGCAGTCAATAACCCTATCTGCCAACAAAATTTCTGGTGGAATCTTGTCAGCAATCAACGGAGCTATGAAAATCAATTTATCACTTGGAAACATCAAATTCTTTACAAACTCTCCATCCATTTCTCGTGAGGTTAGTGGCTATCCCCACCAATGGGTTTCATTTGAAACAGGTACCTCAAACGGTAAGCCATGTGGTGTAACCATTATCGGTTCCAATCGATGGAACAACTGGAATGCCAATGACGGTGGTTTTGTAGGAATTCGAGCATGGAACGGTACAGATACCGACCAAATTGATGTGGTAGGTGATAAGGTTCGTTTGGCCAGTGCTCCATATACCAATCCAGATGGCTGGGAAATAGTAACGTTGCCTAACCGACTGAGTATTGATGCCTTTAAAGCATCTGATCGACCAAGTTCAATTTTGAATATCGGAGATATCCGCATCTATCGAAACGGTACAACCTACGTCAGTTTGAAAGATGTTCTCCATCAATTCAACCACAATTTTAAACACTTAGTAAACATCACTGGTCGAGGTGACGTCATCTTGACATGGGATACGATTAAATAAAGGAGTTCACAGATGAATCTAGAACAAATCAACCAATCACTAAAACTAACTATCCAAGAGCTTGTGACCAAGCTATCTGATGAAATCACCGCTAAGAACCTCATTGCCATCCAACTAGTGGAAAGGGATGAGGAACTTAGCCTATTGCGTAAAGAAAAACAGGAATTGACAGAACTGTTAGAAGTTCAGACAAAACCTGAAGAAGGGAAAGGGGAATAGTTATTATGGCACTTCTCAATATTGACAAAGTAACAGAACCATTTGATTTGGAAACAGCTCTCGTTTACATGCGTAAGAATGGAGAGTTCATACGTTGTAAAACAGCAGAGCAGGATTTTTACATGTATCTTGAAGAAGTAAGGCGACCTGCCATTAAAAATGGAAAGCGGCAGCTGGTTACAACAGAAACGGTTTGGGCCTTTAATCAGTGGGGCAGCACTACATTAACTCTGAATCTTTCTGATTTATTCCATGATTGTTTCTATCTGATGCGGTTTGATGAGAACGGTCAACCAGATTGGTCAGACCCTACCATTGTGCAGGAAGGTCCAGTAGAAAGTGAGGTGACCGATGAAGGAACTGTTAACTCTTAATAAGATGTTATTTTCCATGATTGGAGGCTTGATTGGTAGTCTATTTGGAGAGTTGGATGGTATTCTATATGCCCTACTTGTCTTCATTATTATTGACTATCTAACAGGAATTTTTGCGGCGGTTGTAGAGAAACAATTGTCTAGTAGTATTGGTTTTCGTGGCATCTTTAAAAAGATAGCCATTATATTTTTAGTTTCACTAGGTCATCTGATTGATACAACTATTATCAAGCAGGGTGGAACAATTCGAACCATGGTCATTTTCTTTTATCTCAGTAATGAGGGGTTAAGTATTCTAGAAAATACCGTGAGAATTGGTCTACCAATTCCTGAGAAACTACAAGCAATCTTAAAACAAATCAACGAGAGGTGATAAGATATGGGAAAACATCTAGTCATTTGTGGTCATGGACAGGGGCGAACAGGCTATGATCCTGGAGCAGTGAATGCCAAACTAGGCATCACAGAAGCAGGAAAGGTTCGAGAATTAGCCAAGTTAATGTCTAAGTACAGTGGACAACAGATTGATTTTATTACCGAACAAAATGTTTATGATTATCGGAGTATTACTAGTATTGGTAAGGGATACGACTCGATTACTGAATTGCACTTCAATGCCTTTAATGGTAGTGCCAAAGGAACAGAAGTCTTAATTCAATCCTCCTTAGAAGCAGATAAGGAAGATATGGCTATCCTATCTCTCCTTTCACGATACTTTCAAAATCGTGGTATTAAGAAGGTAGATTGGCTCTATAATGCCAACCAAGCAGCGAGCCGTGGATATACCTACCGTTTGGTGGAGATTGCCTTCATTGATAATGAACAAGATATGGCGATTTTTGAAAACAAGAAAGAGGACATTGCGAGAGGTCTTGTATCAGCTATAACAGGAGTTGAAGTCAAGACAATAGTTCCCTCGCCCCCCAGTTCAACCGTTGGGAGTTCAGGAACTCCTTCAAAACCAATCTATCTTGTTGGTGATAGTCTTAGGGTGTTGCCTCATGCGACTCATTATCAGACTGGTCAGAAAATTGCCAACTGGGTCAAGGGGCGAACCTACAAAATCATCCAAGTGAAGAATGTTCACCAGTCCAACAGTAAGAGAGCTTATCTACTTGATGGAATCAAGTCATGGGTGCTTGAGCAGGATGTAGAAGGAACAACTAAAGGCCATAGTGAGCAGACCTATCAAGCACAGAAAGGCGATACGTATTATGGAATCGCTCGGAAGTTTGGTCTATCAGTAGATGCTCTTCTTGCGTTAAATGGCTTGAAGAAGACGGATATTTTAAGAGTTGGACAAACTCTAAAGGTCAACGCAGCTTCAAGGACAACAACCGCTATTCCAACCAGTGTTGCCAGTCGTGTGGTTGCGTCAGCTTTATCTAAGGTCGGTCAAAAGGTGACTGTTCCATCTAACCCTTATGGCGGACAGTGTGTTGCCTTGGTGGATAAGATTGTTCAAGAACTTACGGACAAGAATATGTCCTATACTAACGCCATTGATTGTTTGAAGAAAGCAAAATCAAATGGTTTTCAAGTAATCTACGATGCTTGGGGTGTGAATCCTAAAGCAGGTGATTTTTATGTCATTCAGACGGCTGGTTTGGTATATGGTCACATTGGTGTCTGTGTGACGGATTCAGATGGAAAAAGTATTGATGGTGTGGAACAGAATATTGATGGATATTCTGACCATAATAAGAACGGAATCAATGACCAATTGGAAATTGGTGGCGGTGGTATCACTCGTCGTGTGAAACGTCAATGGATGGCGGATGGCTCACTCTACGATTCTACTGGAACAGTTAAACTTGGTAAAGTTGTTGGTTGGTTTAGAATTTCATAATTAAGATATAAGCCTGGTGGGAACATCAGGCTTTATTTTTTTGCCTTTTTTTCAAAAAGCGCGGAAAAATCGCTCCCAAACCTACCTAGTAAAGTAGGAGGAATATTTGTATTCCATGAACTATGGCATAAATTTATCAGGTCGAATTAGTTTGTCTGATAACTTGACTAATATCCTTTTTAGAGTGATATATAGTGTGCCATTACATAGGAAGGAGAGTAAATGTCCGTAAAGAAGATTAGAGTCAATAGACAAAAACATAGGAAGAGGGTCTGTGCCTACATTCGAGTTTCGACGACCAATGGAAGTCAGTTAGATTCATTAGAAAATCAGAAGCAGTATTTTGAAAACCTGTATTCCAATAGAGACGATATTGATTTTATAGGTGTTTATCATGACAGAGGTATATCTGGTTCTAAGGATAATCGTCCAAATTTTCAAGCAATGATTGAAGATTGTCGTAGAGGTAAGATTGATGTTATTCATACCAAGTCAATTGCACGCTTTGCCAGAAACACGGTTACAGTTCTTGAAATTAGTCGTGAACTGAAAGCGATAGGAGTAGACATATTCTTTGAGGAGCAAAACATTCATACCCTTTCAAGTGAGGGGGAAGTGATGCTTTCAGTATTAGCGAGTATTGCAGAGGACGAGTTAAGGAGTATGAGTGGCAATCAACGTTGGGCTTTTCAGAAGAAATTCCAACGAGGAGAGCTGGTCATTAACACCAAGCGATTCTTAGGATACGATGTTGACGAAAACGGTGAGTTGATTATCAATCCTGAAGAAGCCTTAATAGTAAGGGAAATATTTGCACTTTACCTTGCAGGAAATGGTACACATCGCATTGCCAAACAGTTAAATGAAAAGGGAGTTGCGACTGTCACAGGTGCTAAATGGCATGATACCACGATCCGTCAAATGTTAAGCAATGAAAAATACAAAGGTTCAGTCTTACTGCAGAAGTATTTCCATGATGGTGTGAATGGTCCTAAAAAATTGAACCAAGGCGAACTTGAACAATACTTGATTGAAGATAATCATGAAGCCATTATTTCAAAAGAAGATTGGCAAGCAGTTCAGGACAAATTAAATAGTAGAAGATGGCAACAAGGTAGAAACAAAACCTATAAATTTACAGGTTTGTTAAAATGTCAGCATTGTGGTTCAACATTAAAGAGACAAGTTTCTTATAAGAAAAAAATTGTTTGGTGCTGTTCCAAGTATATAAAAGAGGGAAAAGTAGCTTGTCGAGGGATGCGAGTGCCAGAAGTAGACATTTCAAATTGGGAGATAACCTCACCAATTACAGTATTAGAAAGGGATAGAAATGGGGAAAAGTATTACAGTTATTCCGGCCAAGAAAGTGCAGACCAGCGTTCTTCATCAGGTCAGGAAGAAAATCAAAGTAGCCGCATATTGTCGAGTGTCCACCGACCAAGAAGAACAGCTATCAAGTTATGAAAACCAAGTTAATTATTACAGAGAGTTTATCTCCAAACACGAGGACTATGAGTTAGTTGACATCTATGCGGATGAGGGCATCTCAGCAACCAATACCAAAAAACGTGATGCTTTTAATCGCTTGATACAAGATTGTAAGGCTGGTAAGGTGGATAGGATTTTGGTCAAGTCGATCAGTCGCTTTGCCAGAAACACCCTTGACTGCATTAAGTACGTCCGAGAGTTGAAAGAACTTGGTGTTGGTGTGACTTTTGAGAAAGAGAATATTGACAGCCTGGATTCCAAAGGTGAAGTTCTCCTTACAATCCTTTCTTCCTTAGCACAGGATGAGTCACGCTCTATCTCAGAGAATGCGACGTGGGGAATTCGTAAGAAGTTTGAATGTGGGGAAGTTCGGGTGAATACCACAAAGTTCATGGGTTATGACAAGGATGAGAATGGTAGGCTTATCATTAACCCTCAGCAAGCTGAAACTGTAAAATACATATACGAGAAATTCTTAGAGGGGTATAGTCCTGAATCCATTGCTAAGTATTTGAATGACAATGAAATACCTGGTTGGACGGGAAAGGCAAATTGGTATCCAAGCGCAATACAGAAAATGCTTCAAAATGAAAAGTATAAGGGTGATGCCTTATTACAAAAGACTTTTACAGTTGATTTTTTGACTAAGAAACGGATTGCCAATGATGGTCAAGTTAACCAATACTATGTAGAAAATAGCCATGAAGCTATTATTGACAAAGACACTTGGGAATTAGTACAGTTGGAATTGGCAAGGAGGAAAGCCTACCGAGAGGAGCATCAGCTCAAGTCCTATATCATGCAAAATGACGATAACCCTTTTACAACTAAGGTGTTCTGTAAAGAATGTGGTTCAGCCTTTGGTCGAAAGAACTGGACCACCAGTCGAGGTAAACGCAAGGTTTGGCAATGTAACAATCGATATAGGGTCAAAGGACAGATTGGCTGTCAGAATAACCATATTGATGAAGAAACGTTAGAGAAAGCCGTAGTAATGGCTGTAGAACTATTGAGTGAGAACGTGGATCTGTTGCATGGGAAGTGGAATAAGATTCTAGAAGAAAATCGTCCGCTAGAAAAGCATTATAGTACAAAGTTGGCTGAAGTGATAAACAAGCCATCCTGGGAATTCGATTCGTATGAGATGTGTCAGGTATTGGACAGTATTACAATTTCAGAAGATGGGCAGATAAGTGTAAAATTCTTAGAGGGGACTGAGGTAGATTTGTAAGTGACTGTGGCCGAAAGGTTGCAGTTTTTTTGTTGTTTCGTGGTATAATAAAACTAATTTAATGAATGATAAAAGGATAGGAGGACTAAATAATGGCAAATGAACTACAGCCGCTTTCTTTACTTTTTCAAAACAGACTTTTCAGAATTCCGGATTATCAGAGAGGCTATGCTTGGCAGCAGTCACAGCTTACTGATTTTTGGGATGATTTAGTAAATCTTCAAGAAGGAAGATATCACTATACAGGTTTATTGTCTCTTAAGAATCTGAAATCTTCTGAAACAACATCGTGGGGTAGTGATCTTTGGATGGAATCAAAAGGATTCAAGCCCTGTCATATTGTTGATGGACAGCAGAGACTGACAACTTTTGTTATTCTTTTAAATGAAATCGTGGAGTATTCCAGAATATTAAAAGAGAATGGAGGTTTATCCGACCGGGATATTGTGCTGGGATATGAAACGTTGGAAGATGTAGTTGCCAAATATATTTGTCAACATAGACCGCCGAATAAGCAGATAACTACATACCTGTTCGGTTATGAGGTGGACAACCCTAGTTCTGACTATTTACAGTACAAAATTTTTAATGAGCCTTATTCCGGGACCGTTAATGAAACGTACTACACAAGAAATCTGAAGTTTGCCAAGAACTTCTTTAGAGAGAATCTGACCGCCCTCTATGAGAGCGAAGGCATGGATGGAATCAATGAATTATACCTCAAACTGACGCAGAGGCTAATGTTTAACATTCATGAAATCGATGATGATTACGATGTGTTTGTAGCATTTGAAACCATGAATAACCGTGGTAAGAAACTCACAAACCTGGAATTATTGAAGAACCGACTAATTTACCTGACAACTCTTTATCCGGAAAGTAAGTTCGATAAGATGGATAAAGAGAATCTGCGTAAACAGATTAATGATACCTGGAAGGAAGTGTACTTCCAGCTTGGCAGAAATGAGAAGACCCCGCTCTCGGATGATGATTTTTTGAGGGCACATTGGATTGTGTATTTCGCTTACTCCAGAAGAAAAGGTGATGACTATATTCATTTCCTTTTGAACAAGTTCTCTGCCAAGAATATTTTTGAAAAGAAAACGGTGGCTGTTGCCGATGACTCCTTGACGGTTGTTAGTGATACGGACTATGATTCGGATACTGACATTGAAGATGAATCTGGTGAAGTAGAAACTGTTGAGGTTTCCAAACTTGAACATGGAGAAATCCTTGACTATGCAAACAGTCTGAAAAATATGGCAAAGTACTGGTATGATACTTTCTTTCCATTCCAGAGTGAGAACCTTTCCGATGATGAAAAGGTATGGGTGGATCGTTTGAACCGCATCGGCATTGGACATTTCAGACCATTGATTATGGCTGTTATCAGCCGAAGAGACTTGAAACCGGAAAAGAGGATTGAACTGTATACAGCCGTTGAGAGATTTATCTTTATTTGTTTCCGTCTTGGATATTTTAATGCCACATTCAGAAGCAGTGAGTATTATCGTGCATCACGCAGCATTTACCTCAAGGAAATGGATATTGATGATTTAATCAATGATATCAATGAAACTACGGATGCCAATATCGAATATGCACTTCCGAACTTTATAACCAAGATAGAAAAGCACTTCGATAACAAGGGTGGTTTCTATTACTGGAATTCTATCAAGTACTTCTTATATGAGTATGAGTACCAGCTTGCAAAGAAAAACAACCTGGATAAGGTGAGTTGGGAGATGTTTACAAAGACTGAAAAGGACAAAGTTTCTATTGAGCATATTCTTCCGCAGACTCCGTCAAGGTTCTATTGGCGTAATCAATTTAGACAGTTTAGCGGCGAGGAAATCGAATTATTGTCCTGCACTCTTGGAAACCTACTTCCTCTTTCACAGAGTATCAATTCAGCATTGCAGAATGATAGTTTTGAGGATAAGAAAACATCCAAGAACGGTGGCCGAAGAGGTTATCAGAATGGATCGCATTCTGAAATTGAGGTTGCCAAGGAATCTGACTGGACAGCAGACCGGATTTATCAGAGAAGCAAGAAACTTCTGGAGTTCATGGAAAACAGATGGAAGTTTAGTTTTACTTCAGAACAGATGAATAAACTCATCTATGTTACATGGGTAAATGATGGCAGGGCTGTCCCAGCCCCGCTATCAGAAGAATCGGAAAAACCTGCTGATTCATCAAGCAAAGGAAAACAACCTTCTAAGCCCGTAGGCGATTTAGGGGAGCTTCAACTTAAATTTTGGTCAAGCTTTGTAGAATACTGTAAGGAAGAAGGCAGAGATACTGACATTGCTCTTCGTAAACCATTGGCACAGAATTGGTATGATATTCCTGTGAATGGTTCTGATTACCATCTTTCTTATACCGTTACACGCAGTAAGTATTTATCCTTACTGATTTATGTTTATAATAAAGAAGCGTTTGAAAGACTCGAAAGTAAGAAGAACAAGATTGAAGAAATCTTTGGAAACAAGCTTGACTGGTATTCCAGCCGTAAAGGTAGTGAGGCAAAACGCATCATCTATAAGCGTGAAGCCGATGTGTTCAATCCATCAAAGCAGGAAGAATACTTTGCCTGGATGATTGATAAATGTGATGAACTTAGTAATGCACTTGTGCAGGTCGGTGAAATGGACGAAGAACCGAAGGAAAAAGATAAGTTTTCAAAGTTGAATCAGTATCTTGAAAACTGTGGGAAAACCGAACTGACATTGACCTTTACTGATATTGAAGCCATTATTGGTTGCAACCTTTGTAAGTCAGCATACAACTATTCTGCATACTGGACTCCATCACCAACCCATACAATGCCGAATGCCATCCTAGCAGCAGGATTTAAAGTGGTATCGGTTGATTTGCATTCTAATATATTGTTATTGCGTAAACAATAGCAATTTTCGAAAGTTGTCTAATTTATAGGAGGTGTTGATATGAGAGTCTTGGATTTAGATATGGATTATTTTATGACTGAAATAGCAAGTACTCCATTTTCTTGTGAAGTAAGACATGATGAAGAGTACTATGGGGATTCAGTATGGACTGAAGAGGAAGTTCGACAATTTTTAGAACAAAATTTAGGATTATCAAAAAATCACAAAATTCCAGGAAGAATATTGACCGGTCATAATTAGGCACTGATATTTTGGAAAGAACTTATTAATAGTAAAATGCTTTCAGATCCTTTTGACGTTGTTCATATTGATTCTCATGCTGATTTAGTTTTGGGTGGCGCATCATGGAGTTTTTGCAAAGTGAGTTTCTTACACATCCGATTGATTCAAGAAGAAAAATTAGCGAGTATGAGTTTTGCAATAAAATAAAAGTAATTGGTATAGGTGATTATTTACTTTGGGCAGTTGCCTATAGAATGGTTTCAGGCTTTCAAAATGACAGATGTTTTATAGCTCATGGTCTGATGGCTAGTGTACATCCAGTTTAGTTATTATGGAAAAATGGCGAGCGTAATACAAGTATTTTGTTCCATAATATCATCTTAACAACTTGTAATTTCAATTCGTTCCATAATATAGGTAATACCTATCAGCACACGTGGAGTGCGTAGTGTTGCTACAACGAAGCAACGGGTAAAAATCCTTTATTTTAAGCACTTTTTCAAGCATTTTGTCTTTATTGAAAAGAGTGATTTTGACATAAAAAAGGTTCAAAAAAAGTACATTGATGTGAATGTCTGTTTGGATGTCGACTGCGTAGACAAAAAATAGATACGTCATAAAATATAATAGTTCAACGAGAACATTTTAATAAGTGTTCTCGTTTTTTTATTTTAAGGAGGTAATCATGCAAAAGAAGGAAAAATCATCACGCCAAATCGTGATGTGCCATCTCGTGGCTATTTTAGGAGTTGATATTGAGAAAGCAACTCATCTGGTTGATGAATTGGAACAAGTAGGTTTAATCCGATTTGATGAATTCGGAAATGTTGGACTTTTAGTCTTGGAGGGATAATCATGAAACGTATTACCGCTAATCAGTATCAGACATCAGAGCGTTATTATAAACTCCCAAAAGTCTTGTTTGAGAGTGAACGTTATAAGGATATGAAGCTGGAGGTTAAGGTAGCCTACGCGGTTTTAAAAGATCGGTTGGAGTTGTCTTTGAGTAAAGGTTGGATTGATGAGGATGGGGCTATTTATTTGATTTATTCCAATTCAAATCTGATGGCACTATTAGGCTGTTCAAAGTCAAAATTACTTTCAATCAAAAAAAACTTACGTGACTATGGCTTAATTGATGAAGTCCAACAGTCCTCTAGTGAAAGAGGTCGAATGGCAAATAAAATTTACTTGGGGGAATTAGAACATGATAATACCCCAGTCTTACATACAGACGGGGCTAGTGTTAAAAAAACACTAGGGGGGTCTCAAAGAAAGACGGGGCCGGTCTTAAATTCAGCCCCTAGTGAGACTGAAAGAAGTGAGACTAAATGTAGTGAAACTAAAGGGAGTGATTTCCTTATTGAGGATGAGGAGGAGAGACAGCTGGTAGATGAGAAACAAGAAGAAAACTTTACTGCAAAAGTCGATGGCGTGACCAAGTACGATCGAGACTATATTTGGGGTTTGGTTCATGACCAGTTAAGACAGACAGGTCTATCTCAGTCAGCTAGTGACTATGCCATGATTTATTTTAGTGACCGTTATCAGTATGCTTTGGAACATATGCGATTTGCTCGGTCAGCGGAAGTAATAGCTGAATACGTATTTAATGGTGTGCTATCAGAGTGGACCAAGCAACTGAGACGACAAGAAGTAAAGGGAGGTGAATAAGGTGATTTTGTGGATACTAGGCGGAATCTATCTGATTTCTATCATCATTTTGATTGTTGAAATCATTCGTGCACCAGAAATGGATGATCATATATAAGCAAGAGTTTTACATGTGTAAGGCTCTTTTTTAGTTGGAAAGAGAGGAAAAATGAAATTTTTAGATTTATTTGCTGGAATAGGCGGTTTTAGGCTAGGGATGGAATCACAAGGTCATAAATGCCTGGGCTTTTGTGAAATTGATAAATTCGCCAGAACATCTTATAAAGCTATGTTTAACACAGAAGGGGAAATAGAATACCATGACATTAAAGAGGTCACAGACCATGACTTTAGACAATTTAGAGGGCAAGTGGACATCATCTGCGGGGGATTTCCTTGCCAAGCATTTTCACTCGCAGGCAGACGATTGGGATTTGAAGATACTCGAGGGACTCTCTTTTTTGAGATTGCTCGAGCGGCCAAACAAATCCAACCACGTTTTCTATTTTTGGAAAACGTCAAAGGCCTACTCAATCACGACGAGGGACGGACGTTCGCCACAATCCTCTCCACGTTGGATGAATTGGGGTATGATGTCGAATGGCAGGTGCTTAACAGTAAGGACTTCCAAGTCCCGCAAAACAGAGAGCGGGTCTTTATTATCGGACATTCTAGAAGATACCGTTCCAGATTCATATTTCCTCTCAGAAGAGAAAACAGCCCAGCTCATCTTGAAAGGCTAGGAAATATCAATCCCTCTAAACGTGGTTTGAATGGTGAAGTCTATCTGACGAATGGACTTGCTCCTACACTAACAAGAGGTAAAGGAGAGGGGGCAAAAATCGCCATTCCAGTTTTAACACCAGATAGACTAGAAAAACGCCAACATGGTCGTCGATTTAAGGACAATCAAGACCCTATGTTTACTTTGACCAGTCAAGACAGACACGGAGTTGTTGTCGCAGGAAATCTGCCGACTAGCTTTGACCAAACTGGAAGAGTATTTGACATTGCTGGCTTGTCACCGACTTTGACCACCATGCAAGGTGGAGATAAGGTGCCAAAAATTTTGCTGAGGGAGGAGCTGCCATTTCTGAAAATCAAGGAAGCCACAAAAACAGGGTACGCAAAGGCAACTCTTGGAGACTCTGTCAATCTGGCTTATCCAGACTCAACCAAACGTAGGGGACGAGTGGGAAAGGGAATATCCAATACGCTGACGACTTCAGACAATATGGGAGTGGTAGTTGCTGCTCTTGAATATCGACAGGCTAAGTGGTATGAAGTCACAGGCATTGTTCTAGACGGAAAACTTTATCGCCTGAGAATTAGACGACTGACACCAAGAGAGTGTTTTAGACTGCAAGGCTTTCCTGATTGGGCTTATGAAAGAGCAGAGAGTGTTTCTAGTAAGAGCCAACTATACAAACAGGCCGGCAATAGCGTGACTGTCACAGTTATTGAAGCCATTGCCAGAGAATTTAGAAGAACGGAAGAGGAAGAAAAACATGAACCTACTACATAAGAAAAGTATCCTAGATTGTACTGAATTAGAAGAACATATTCACCAAGTTGAAACCAAACAGTTATTACAAAAGATACTGTCGCTCCCCAATTTTGATTGTGACTTTGAGGTGACTTTTGAAGATGATTACCACAAGGAGATGAATGATCCCCTATTCTACGAATCCAATCTTCATCGGATTTCGGATTTTATGGAAACTAGGGATATTAAAAATGGTGTAGATACACTATTGACGAAAGACAATCACCTGGCCTTTCGTGCCTTTGGTGAAAATTATTCTGCTAGGGGAAAGGAGGGCATTTTAACGACTCTAGTGACGGTCAAGTGCTTTGGTGAAGGACGGATGCCCATTGATATGAGTCGCTATTTCTCAACTCCTGAACCAACAGTTGAAAATAGCCTAACCCTATAAGGAGGAGCCTATGCTTGAGGTATATCTAGGAAATAATACCAATACAAATCAAGACTTACTTACCATTTTGACCAACTATGGGGTGACTTATCGTTGTATAAAAGCGTGTGATGTAAACCGTGAAATCTTACTGTCACTCTTTGCCAAAACCACGGATTGTTTTGAGTTGCTGTCGCCTCGATTTCTTCGCTTTAAGCGTCAATATACGATAAGTTTGAATGAAATGATTCAGCTCATTCTCCAAAAGCCAGACCAAAACCTTCGTCTGCCTCTCATTGTCTGTCAGAATCACGTCTATCCAGCCATTGGGCTAGACGAAGTGCGTACCTTTCTTCCCAGACAAGTAAAAGAAGAGCTGTTTCAGGCCAGTCTGATGAAACAAGTGACAGGGTAGGTGTGAAGATGAATGAACGATTTTGGGATAATTTAGAAATCATACTCTCAGAAAGAGAAATCACTTGGGCAGAACTAGCTCGCAAAGTATTCAAAGGTCAATATGTTTATCCAAGTGAATTTAATCGCCTCTATCAAAAATTACGGCATTACAAATCTAATCGTCTGATGCCACAAACAAGATGGGTTGAGCGAATCGTTCTAGTCTTAGATATTGATTATGAAGATTTATTCAAGAGGTGACAATGATAAGGATAGTGGTGTTTTATCTAGCCATACTGCTTAACGGACTTCTGGTGAGTTTATGCCTACAAGACTATATGTCGATTAAGGTATTAGTCTTGCTACAATTGGTCCTATTAAGTGTGACTTGCTTAGAGATTGCCCGTCATAAAACTCTTCAAGCAAAAAAAATAACCTTAAGCAATCGTCTAAGATGGTTGCTTCTTGGTTTTGTGTGTATGGTTGCTTTTGCAGTCTTCATCAGCTTCCTATTTCCAGTTCAGTCTAGGAATCAAGCGGTCTTGTTACAAGTAGGAAAACAGGTTCCTCCTATTATCTTTTTATTGTTTCTGGTCAATGCAAGTATTCTTGAAGAGATTGTTTACAGGCAATTGCTGTGGGAAAAATTGACATTCCCTTTTGAACAAATAGGCGTGACCAGTTTTCTCTTTGTTCTATCCCATGGACCTAATCAGTTAGGGAGTTGGCTCATGTATAGCTGTCTTGGCTTGACCTTGGCTGTTGTTCGATTGAAAACTGATTGTATGACGGCAATCGCCTTACATTTACTTTGGAATAGTTTGGCTTATGTCGTAACTTTCTTGTGATACCAAAATCAAGAGTGCTTCCGTATTATGGAAACACCTTATGTTTGAGAGGGAATCGAAAAAAAGAGGAGGTCACCATGTCATCTGAACAACAAGAACGTCAAGCGATGCAATACGTGGAAAGAAGTAGTTTATTGACAGTTAGAACCCTCTTAAAGCTCTTAGAATGGTCGGCTAGGCAAGCCTTAGCTCAAGATTCAGCTTATAAGATTGGGGTTCAAAAACTGGAAGAACTTCTTCAAAGCCCTTACGCCATTGAAGCGATTGATGTTAGTAAAGACATATTGGATAAGCCAATCGATGTGGAGAAATTTAAGGAGTTGATGGAGTCAGAAAAACTGCCAATCGCAATTAGTTGGCAAAAAGACTATCTCTACTTTTATGCCAAGGATAAGACCTTGCTTGATCATCACTTGGATGAATTGTTGAAGAAACTGATGTCTAATCCAGAGAAGCTAGAAGGTTTAACCTTTGATAAAACCTTGGATCAAGAGATAGAACTGGCCAAAGAGAAAATTAGAGTGACAGAACCTTCGGCAGTCAAAACCAAGGAGGTGACCTTGTAATGTATTCCAGGCAAAAAGCATTTGTCTTTGGACTCTTGGGGCTCGCCTTTGGTTATTTCTGCCATCGTCTAACCCTGCTCTATGATAGTTTAACCAATGCCCCACCTATGGAACGTATTGCCTACCTCTTAGGAGAGGGGTTAAATCAGGTTTTCAATCCTTTATGGCTATTTTCCTTTACTCAAAAATCTCTTCTTGCCTTTATCCTTGGGGTTCTAACGATGACGCTAGTCTATCTTTATGTATCGACAGGACAGAAGGTCTATCGAGAAGGGGAAGAATACGGTTCTGCACGATTTGGAAACAGTAAGGAAAAGCGGAACTTTTACAGTAAGAATCCTTTCAATGACACGATTTTGGCTCGTGATGTTCGTCTAACCTTGTTGGAAAGGAAGAAACCCCAGTTTGACCGAAATAAAAATTTGATTGTCATTGGGGGTTCTGGGGCAGGCAAGACCTTTCGATTTGTTAAACCCAACCTTATCCAACTTAATTGTTCCAATATTGTCGTAGATCCGAAAGACCATTTGGCTGAGAAGACAGGTAAACTCTTTTTAGAAAACGGTTATCAGGTCAAGGTTTTAGACTTGGTTAATATGACCAATTCAGACGGTTTTAATCCCTTTCGTTTTGTAGAAACAGAGAATGATTTGAACCGCATGTTAACGGTCTATTTTAATAATACCAAAGGAAATGGTTCTCGCAGTGATCCATTTTGGGACGAGGCTTCCATGACATTGGTGAGAGCTATTGCCTCTTATTTGGTGGATTTTTACAATCCTCCAGGAAGTTCCAAGGAAGAGCAGGAAGCAAGACGTAAGCGTGGCCGTTATCCAGCCTTTTCTGAGATTGGTAAACTCATCAAACTCTTATCAAAGGGAGATAATCAGGACAAAAGTGTTCTTGAAGTCCTGTTTGAAGATTACGCTAAAAAATACGGTCACGAGAACTTTACCATGAGAAACTGGGCAGATTTTCAAAACTATAAGGATAAGACATTGGATTCGGTGATTGCGGTCACAACAGCTAAATTTGCCCTCTTTAATATCCAATCGGTGATTGATTTGACGCAAAGAGACACTATGGATTTGAAAACGTGGGGCACTCAAAAGACCATGGTCTATCTTGTTATTCCAGACAATGATACGACCTTTCGTTTCCTATCTGCTTTATTTTTCTCTACGGTTTTTTCCACTTTGACCAGACAGGCTGATGTTGACTTTAAAGGGCACCTGCCTATTCATGTTAGAAGTTATCTGGATGAGTTTGCGAATGTCGGAGAAATCCCCGACTTCGCTGAACAAACCTCAACAGTTCGCTCTAGGAACATGAGTCTAGTTCCAATCTTGCAAAATATTGCTCAACTCCAAGGACTTTATAAGGAAAAAGAGGCTTGGAAAACTATACTGGGGAACTGTGACAGCCTCCTCTATTTGGGTGGAAATGACGAGGAAACTTTCAAATTTATGAGTGGTCTATTAGGCAAACAAACCATTGATGTCAGAAGTACCAGTCGTTCTTTTGGGCAGACTGGCTCAAGTTCCACCTCTCACCAGAAAATTGCTCGTGACTTGATGACGGCTGATGAAGTAGGGAATATGAAACGAGATGAATGTCTTGTACGCATTGCAGGGGTTCCTGTTTTTCGAACCAAGAAATATTTTCCACTCAAACATAAGAATTGGAAATGGCTTGCGGATAAGGAATCTGATGAACGCTGGTGGCACTATCACATCGATCCCCTAACCGCTGAGGAAGAGGTAGATTTGTCAGGTCATAAAATAAGGGATTTAAGCACAGAAACGACATTACATTAATAGAAATGAGGAATTATATGAATCAAAAACTAACAGGCTTTGTTTACGGAGTGGACGCCAGCTCCATGTTCTCCCAAGCCATGTCTCTATTACAAAAAGGCTTAATTGCAGTAGGAGCCTTTCTTGTTGTAATGGGCATTATCAACCTTTCAACCAACATTAAAGATGGTGGGCCAGGTGTCCGAAATGCCATTCTAGAAATTGTTGGTGGAGTCATGGTGGGAGCCGCGGGTGCTTTTGTGACTCAGATTACCATTTAGGGGAGGACAGCACATGACATGATGATGAATTTTACATCACCTTTTGTATATCTAGCCTCTGAAAAAGTATCTAGCGATAGCCTTTTTGAAGGGTTTCAAGTGGATTTAGAATCAACCGCCAACTTGGTTAAGTCACTAGCGGACTTTAATCCGACGGTGTGGTCTTACATGACAGCCATTACCAAGGGGATTATGCAGCCCTTGGGAGTAGCTATTCTTGCGGTTGTTCTCGTACTCGAATTTTCAAAAATGGCCAAGAAAATCGCAAACTCAGGTGGTGCAATGACCTTTGAAGCCATGGCACCTATGATTGTCAGCTACATCATGGTCGCGGTCGTGATTACCAATACGACGGTTATTGTGGAAGCCATTATTTCCATTGCCTCTTATGTTATTGAACAAGTGGCAAGTCTTGTCACGAATGGTGGTGCTAATTATGATACCATCTCAGGCATTAAGGGATCTGGAATTGTAGGAAAAATGATTATTGGCTTTTTTGCGATTCTCATTTGGTTGGTACGAATGGCCAGCATCATGGTTGTCAATATCTTGATTACCATTCGCTTTATCCAACTCTATCTGATGATTCCTTTTGCCCCTGTTACCATTCCGACCTTCCTTAGTGATGACTGGAGAAGTGTTGGGATTGGTTACCTTAAAAACATCATGGTCTATGCCGTTCAAGGTATTTTGATTTTTCTAATTGTATCTCTTGTTCCCTTGTTTGAATCGGCTGGAAAGATTGCCGTATCAAATGGAGCTGGAGTGATGGAATCACTCGCCATTATGTTTGGTGGCTTGGTACAGGCTATATTGTTAATCATTGCCTTAGTTGGCAGTCAACGAACCGCCCGAAGTATTTTGGGGATGTAGGAGGAAGGGAGTCATTATCTCGCCTCCTCTTTTTATAGCTTACTTAGATTGGAGAACATTTATGAACACTCGTGTCTTTAAGGACATCTCAAAGGTTCAACACAGGGCATGGCTAGGATTTACAACTAGACAGGTTATTTTTGTATTTCCAGCTGTCGCCCTAACCATTTTGGTATTGGGCTTGAACCTATTTTATTGGCAATTTGGGGATTGGTTTGTCTATGGTTTTGTTTTTAGCTTTACCATTCCACTCATGTTATTTGGGGTCTATCGCCCCAACGATTTACCATTTGAAACCTACCTCAAGTACCGTTTTCATTATGAACTAACAGTACCAGATCGTACATTTACTGGAAGAAAAGGAGACCAACGTGAAAAAATTAAAACACTCAATGAAACCAAAGACCTCTTCTAATGACAAAAATCAAAAGACGAAAATACAGAAGCAGGAGATCAGACCTTCTACCGTAAATACGTTAGCCTATCAAGGGCTTTTTCAGAATGGCCTTATGCAGGTCAGTCCAAGCCATTTCTCACAAACCTATCTTTTAGGAGATGTCAATTATCAAACAGTTGGCTTAGACGATAAAGGAGCTATTGTTGAGAAATATTCCGATTTAATCAATTCACTGGATGATCAGACCAATTTCCAACTGACCATTTTCAATCAAAAGGTCAATCTGGAAAAATTCCGTAAGAGTATTCTCTATCCCTTGCAGGAAGATGGGTTTGATGCTTATCGTGATGAATTGAATCGCATGATGGATGCCAACTTAGAGGCGGGTGAGAACAACTTTTCAGCTGTCAAGTTTCTTTCATTTGGCAAGAGCGACCAAACACCAAAACTAGCTTTTCGTTCTCTGTCACAGATTGGGGAATATTTCAAGAGTGGCTTTTCAGAGATTGCTGTATCTCTTGGTTTACTTGGTGGAGAGGAGCGAGTGAATGTCCTTGCGGATATGTTGCGTGGTGAAAATCATTCACCGTTCTCATACAAGGATTTGACCCTCTCAGGTCAATCCACCAAACACTTTATTGCCCCAACCTACCTTTCCTTTAAACATAAGAATCATATTGAATTGGACGATCGATTATTACAGATTGTTTATGTTCGTGACTATGGTATGGAGTTAGGGGATAAATTTATTCGAGACTTAATGCAGTCAGATTTGGAAGTGATGATTAGCCTACATGCCAAAGGCTCTACCAAGTCTGAAACCATGACCAAGCTGCGAACCAAGAAAACCTTGATGGAATCGCAAAAGATTGGGGAACAACAAAAGATGGCTCGGACAGGTATCTATTTGGAGAAGGTCGGGCATGTTCTTGAGAACAACATCGATGAAGCTGAGGCTCTTCTTCAAACCATGACCCAAACAGGAGATAAACTGTTTGACACCGTATTTCTAATTGGCGTGCTTGCGGATACTGAAGACCAACTCAAACAATCTCTTGATATTATCAAGCAAGTGGCAGGGTCTAATGATATGATTATCGATAACTTGACCTATATGCAAGAAGCTGCTTTTAATAGTCTCTTGCCATTTGGGAAGAACTATCTTGAAGGTGTTTCTCGGTCTCTATTGACTTCAAATATTACCGTGAATGCACCTTGGACTTCCGTTGATATTCAGGACAAGGGTGGGAAATTTTATGGCATCAATCAAATCTCAAGTAATATCATCAGTATTGACCGTGGCAAGTTAAATACTCCGTCAGGTTTGATTTTAGGGACTTCTGGAGCTGGAAAAGGGATGGCGACAAAACATGAAATCATCTCTACTAAGCTCAAGGAAGCAGATAGTGATACTGAAATTATTATTGTTGACCCAGAAAATGAGTACAGTATTATCGGCCAAGCCTTTGGTGGGGAGAGTATTGATATTGCTCCAGATTCCACTACCTTCTTAAATGTCTTAGATCTATCTGATGAGAATATGGATGAGGATCCTGTTAAGGTTAAGTCCGAATTTCTCTTGTCTTGGATTGGGAAGCTCTTGGATCGAAAAATGGATGGTCGTGAGAAGTCCTTGATTGACCGTGTGACACGACTCACCTATAAGCATTTTGACACACCGTCCTTGGTCGAATGGGTCTTTGTCTTGTCCCAACAACCTGAACAGGAAGCTAAGGACTTGGCACTGGATATGGAACTCTATGTGGAAGGGTCGCTGGACATATTTTCACATAGGACCAATATTAAAACAGATAGTCATTTCCTGATTTACAATGTCAAAAAGTTAGGCGATGAATTAAAACAAATTGCCCTCATGGTTATCTTTGATCAAATTTGGAATCGTGTGGTAAAAAACCAAAAACTAGGGAAGAAAACCTGGATATACTTTGATGAGATGCAGCTTCTCTTATTAGACAAGTATGCCTCTGATTTCTTCTTCAAACTTTGGAGTCGTGTCCGTAAGTATGGGGCGATACCGACAGGCATTACTCAGAATGTAGAAACGCTTCTTTTGGATGCCAATGGCAGACGCATTATTGCCAATAGCGAGTTCATGATTCTTTTAAAACAGGCTAAGAGCGATCGCGAAGAATTGGTGCATATGCTTGGGCTTTCTAAAGAGCTGGAGAAGTACTTAGTCAATCCTGAAAAAGGGGCAGGCTTAATTAAGGCCGGTTCCACCGTTGTTCCATTTAAAAATAAGATTCCGCAACATACCAAGCTCTTTGATATCATGAGTACGGATCCTGAAAAAATGAGGACATGAGATGAAAGAGGATAAAAAGCTAGTCAAACAGGCTAGGCAAAACTTTCGAAGCAACTTAAAATCAGCCCGTATGCATTATCGGAAAGAAGTTAGGACCTTAAGACAGACTGTTCCTAAAAAAGGAAGATTTCGAAAACCAGCCAAAAATTCTCTGTTTCAGGAAAAGAAAACAGAGTTAAAAGGAAATCTACTCAGTAGCCAAAAGGAAGCAGAAGAGAAGTTCATAAAGGAAATTACCTATGTTTCTCCTAGACTGTTGAAGGTAAAGGAAATCAAGAACTATCGACTTCCTCAAGCTCAAGAGCGTTTGCGGACGGCAAGAAAACATTTGTCAGAAGTGAAACTAAGTGAGAAGCAAAAGGCAGTTAATCCCAAGTTTACTTTCCAAAAAGAAAATCCTTCCCTGAAGTCTCGCTTTCGGTTTCACCAAGAAAAATCATTTGATCGGCTAAGTGCAGAAAAAGACGTAAGTTCTGCCAAGCGTGAGGTTAAACAACTCAAGAAAGTCCAAAAGTCTAAGAAAAACTCTACCAAAGTCAAAGCTGGATTAGGCTTGGCTGCATCTGAATCCCTTGACCTGATAGCACAGGAGGATGATTTAGATGGTCTAAGAACCATGAAGGATACTAGTTTGAAAGCCAGACGCTATGGCAGGTTTACTTATCAAGCAGGTAAGGTGGCAGTAAAAAGTGGACAGACTGGTGTGCGGTTTACCAAAACAAAATTTTCTCATGGAAAGGAAAGATTCCAGAACTTCAAAAAGGGAAAAGGATTCACACGCCAGAAACCTCTTAAACCAAGAAGACGCTACCATACCTTTTTAAAGCTTGCCAGAAAACAAAGTGTCGCAGGTTTCAAAGGAATCGTCCAAGCCATTAAGGGAAGTATGACTTTCTTTTCTGTCCTTGCGGGAAATCCTTTGACTTGGATTGTCTCAGGCATTCTCTTGATACTCCTTTTGATGATGAGCTTTTTCATGAGTGTCTCAGGTAGCAGTGTCATTCAACAAGATGAGATGGAATTGACCAAGGCCTATACCCACATGACGTGGGAAGATGCGGAGCATACAAGAACCAACGAAAAGGGAATTACCTATTACACCAAGATTGATGAGGTTATGGTTTACATGAATCATCAATACCAAGACTACAAGTTAGATGATTTCATAGAGACAAGCGGAACAACCTACAAAGAATTTCTCAGTCAACTGTGGTCGGACTTAAACGGTGGAGATTCTATTAAATCCATGTCTGACTTGTATAAGGAACCTGCTTACAAGCTGTCTGATGAGGACCAAGAAGAACTAAAGGAGTTGACCGAAGAAGGCAACTATTTAGCCCTTCAAGAATTGGACAATCCCTTTCAGGGACAGACCGATGAGGATAGCTTAAACATGACCTACCGATATGGTTATGAGGTCATTGATGAGAAACCAACGCTTCATCACCATATCATCTTAGAAGCAAAAGAAGGTCAAGTCATTGTGTCTCCGATGGATGGCAAGGTATCTCTTGATGGAGAGAATGTTATTTTGACATCTGGTAAGGGAGTTAATAAGACTAAACTAACCTTGTTTGGCATTCATTCAGGCCGAGTGAGCGAAAATCAACAAGTCTTGGCAGGAGACATTATTGGTCAAACCAAGGACGGAATGGGTCTAAAAGTCACCTATCAAAAGGTTGATGATGACACGGATAAGTTGGTCTATGTCAATCCAGCATTCTACTTTCCAAAAGTGATTCAGGTTCAGACCACCATTCTTCCAACTATCGGGCAGTTTGGCGGCGATGAGTTCGAGAGAGCCAAGGCAATTTATGACTATCTTAAAAGCAAAGGTGCGACCGATCAAGCTATCGCAGCTATTTTAGGAAATTGGTCGGTAGAATCCTCTATTAATCCCAAGCGTGCGGAGGGCGACTATCTATCTCCACCTGTTGGTGCGACAGACGGTTCGTGGGATGATGAGGGCTGGCTTTCACTCAATGGTCCAACTATATATAATGGGCGTTACCCAAATATTCTCAAACGTGGTTTAGGCTTAGGACAATGGACAGATACCTCGGATGGGTCACGCAGACATACTTTATTGTTGGAATATGCCAAAGGAAAACATCAAAAATGGTATGACTTAGGGTTACAACTGGATTTCATGTTGCATGGGGATAGTCCTTATTACACCAACTGGTTAAAGGACTTCTTCAAAAATACAGGTAGTCCAGCTAGTCTTGCCCAACTCTTTCTCATTTACTGGGAAGGAAATAGTGGTGATAAGCTACTTGAACGTCAGACAAGAGCAAGTGAGTGGTATTACCAAATTGAAAAAGACTTTAGTCAACCCAACGGTGGGACAGCACAAAGTGACCCCAAAGCTCTTGAAGCTGTACGAGGCGACCTCTTTGAAAACTCTATTCCAGGAGGTGGTGACGGTATGGGATATGCTTACGGCCAATGTACTTGGGGAGTTTCAGCCCGTATCAACCAATTGGGGCTAAAACTCAAAGGTAAAAATGGTGAGAAGATTCCAATTATCAGTACCATGGGCAATGGCCAAGATTGGGTACGAACAGCCGCAAGTCTCGGTGGAGAGACAGGGACAAGTCCACAAGCAGGAGCTATCCTTTCCTTTGCGAGAGGAGGACATGGCACACCAACAGAATACGGACATGTGGCTTTTGTGGAGAAAGTCTACCCAGATGGCTCATTCCTTATCTCCGAAACCAACTACAATGGCAATCCAAACTATACCTTCCGTAAATTATCTGGAGTGGATAGTAGCTTGAGTTTTGCTTATACGACGAAATAAAAAAGGATATGCTAACAATAATTGGATTTGTTAGCATATTGTTTTGCAAATATTTCGTAAGAAATTCTACCTTTTAGTTACTTTGATAAGTTTAGTGATATGATATAATACTAAGGAGAGGTTACTGAATATTTTAATGGAAACAATTATTGAAAAAATGAAAAAAGAGTCGAAAACTGGTTTAACTTCTGGGGATCTAGTTAACCATATCTTTAAAAATCATAAAATAGATATTCAAGATGGTGACTCTGTCACACTCTTAAATATGGGATATTATCATGGTTATAAACGATATAGATTCGTTAAAAAATCCAATTCAGATGGGATTCTGCCCCTTTCTTCATTTAAGGAAATTGAAGCAATCTACAATTTTGATATGGAGTTAAAAGGACTATTTTATCCAATAGTAATGCTTGTAGAGACAGCATTAAAAAATCGGACTATCGATTCAATAGTCGCAGAATCTAGTAGTGGGATAGAAGATATATTAGAACATCAATTAGCTTGTTACATGGACTATCCTGAAGACCATGAAAAATATGGTAATAAACTCGATCAGTATAATGAAACTAGACAAAATGTACTGGATACAATTGACTATTACTCAGATAAAAATGAGGTCATTAAGCATTATTTAAAAAGTGATTATCAAATTCCTCTCTGGGCTTATTTTGAAGTTATTACTTTAGGACAGTTTAGTAGATTTTTAGGAAGTTTAACTAAGTCAAGTCGTGAAAAATTGAATCAAGATTTCACGATTATTCCAAATAGGTCAAACTCTCTCGAGTTAGTTGTCAACGCTCTTATTGAGTTAAGGAATGCTACCATGCATAACAGTGCGATTTTTGATGCTAATTTCTCAAGCGGTGTATCTAAAGCACTCAAAAAACAGATAAAACAAGATTTAGGATTATCGACATTTACTTGTGTTTTCATTGAAGATTATTTCATTCTACTAATTTGGACTTTGAACATTTTAAAATTTGACACAGTAGTCCTCAATAACTATATCAATCAATTCAATGAAATTGTTGAACGATTTGATGTTTCCCTCAATAATCGTGATATTCTCTTTAAGATTATCAGTACAAATAGAAAAACATCGATTCAACAATTAAGTAAATTTATTGACGAAAAACGAAATTAATGGTATTATTGTTGTATCGAATTGGGGCGTGCTAGTCACGTCTGGGAGGGTCTGATGCGTCAGTCCTCCTCTTTTTTTATTTTTAAGTATTCTTCAGAGGTTATCGGTTGTGCTTCCGATAGCTTTTTCTTTTCCCTGAACTGATTGTGATAACAAAATCAAGCCTTCTTTTTTATGATGGTATTGAACTTGGGCTACGAGCTGTACAAAAAAGAGAGTTTCTCCTAGAACGGAAAGTTCTTCGTCAAAACTCCTATTTTTGTCGTGCTCGTTTAACGCCCTCGTATCTAATAAAGAGTGACAGTTTGTTGCTACATAAAAAAGAAAAGAAGGACTATTTATGACCAAAACATGTAATCATCACTTTCTTGTCAATCAGGAAAAAGGCGAGAAACACGTCTTTCGTAAGAGTAAAAAATACCGTACTCTATGTTCGGTTGCCCTTGGAACGATGGTGACTGCCGTTGTTGCTTGGGGAGGCACGGTTGCACATGCTGATGAAGTCACATCATCAGTTGACACCGCCATTCAACGAACGGAAAATCCAGCCACGAATTTACCAGAAACACAACCAAACCCTGTATCTGAACAAACTGAAAGTTTAGCGTTAACTGGACAATCTAATGGAGCGATTGCTGTCACCGTACCACATGATACGGTAACACAAGCAGTTGAAGAAGCAAAGGCTGAAGGTGTTTCTACGGTTGAAGATAGTCCAATGGATTTAGGAAATACAACTTCTGCGGCAGAAACCAACCAACAAATTTCAAAAGCAGAAGAAGATGCCCAAAACCAAGTTGAGGCTATCAATGAAGTTACTGAAACCTACAATGCTGATAAAGCGACATACGAATCGAATAAAGCTCGCATCGAACAGGAAAATAAGGAGCTGTCACAGGCCTACGAGGGGGCCAACCAAACTGGTAAAGAGACAAATACTTGGGTTGATACTAAAGTCAATGACCTAAAAACTCGGTATGCAGATGCTGATGTGACAGTAAAAGAACAAGTAGTTTCATCAGGAAATGGGACATCTGTACTTGACTATACAAACTATGGCAAGGCTGTTGAAACCATTCAATCAACTAACGAACAAGCTGTAGCGGATTATCTAATAAAGAAAGCCAAGGCAGATGATATTGTTGCGAAAAACCAGGCCATTCAAAAAGAAAATGAAGCTGGACTTGCTAAGGCAAAGGCAGATAATGAAGCCATTGAAAGGCGTAATCAGGCTGGTCAAGCAGCTGTTGATGCTGAAAACCGTACAGGTCAAGCCGCAGTAGATCAAGATAATCAGGAGAAACAACAAATAGTTTCAGATCGTGCAGCTGAGATTGAAGCCATTACTAAACGAAATCAAGAAAAAGAAGCCACAGCCAGAAAAGAGAATGAAGCGATCGATGCCTATAATGCCAAAGAATTGGAACGCTATCAACGTGATTTGGCCGAGATTTCAAAAGGTGAAGAAGGTTATATTTCTGAAGCCCTTGCTCAAGCCCTCAATCTCAATAACGGTGAGCCACAAGCACAACATGGTGCCATTACCCGAAATCCTGATCAGATCATTTCAACTGGTGATACTTTGCTGGGTGGCTACTCAAGAATTTTAGATTCCACAGGATTCTTTGTCTATGATAGCTTCAAAACAGGTGATACACTTAGTTTTAACTATCAAAATCTTCAAAATGCACGATTTGATGGTAAAAAGATTAGTCGAGTGACTTACGATATTACCAACCTTGTATCACCAGCTGGAACCGATGCCGTGAAATTGGTTGTGCCAAATGATCCTACCGAAGGCTTCATTGCCTATCGAAATGACGGAAACGGTGATTGGCGAACAGACAAGATGGAGTTTCGTGTAGTTGCCAAGTATTTCTTGGAAGACGGTTCACAAGTTACCTTCTCCAAAGAAAAGCCAGGAGTCTTCACACACTCTTCCCTCAATCATAATGACATTGGTCTAGAATATGTTAAAGATTCATCTGGGAAATTTGTGCCGATTAATGGCTCAACCGTTCAAGTGACTAATGAAGGTCTGGCCCGTTCGTTGGGTTCAAACCGTGCAAGTGATTTGAATTTACCTGAGGAATGGGATACCACATCAAGTCGTTATGCTTATAAAGGAGCAATTGTCTCAACAGTTACATCAGGAAATACCTACACAGTAACCTTTGGCCAAGGCGATATGCCACAGAATGTTGGATTGTCTTACTGGTTTGCCTTAAATACCCTACCAGTGGCACGTACAGTAACACCATATAGTCCCAAACCTCATGTAACGGTGGAACTTGAACCCATTCCAGAACCTATTACGGTAACACCAGATATCTATATTCCAAAAACTTTTACACCAGAAAAGCCTGTGACCTTCACGCCAAAGCCTTTGGATGAAGTAGTGCAGCCTAATCTGACCTTGACTAAGGTAACCTTACCTGTCAGACCTATTCCAAAAGAACTTCCAACGCCACCACAAGTACCCACTGTCCATTATCATGCGTACCGTTTGACGACTACTCCAGAGATCATGAAAGAAGTGGTCAACAGTGACCAAGCTAATCTTCATGAGAAAACTGTCGCAAAAGATTCAACGGTGATTTATCCCTTAACAGTTGATGCCTTATCGTCCAATCGTGCTCAAACGACTAGTCTCATTTTTGAGGACTACTTACCTGCTGGTTACCTATTTGATAAGGAAACAACACAAAAAGAAAATGGAAACTATGTCCTTAGCTTTGATGAGACTAAGAATTTTGTGACCTTAACCGCAAAGGAAAACTTGTTGCAGGAGGTAAATAAAGATTTAACCAAGGTTTATCAACTGACCGCTCCAAAACTCTATGGAACTGTTCAAAATGATGGGGCAACCTATTATAATAGCTACCAACTCCTTTTGAACAAGGGCACAACCAATGCTTACACAGTCACTTCAAATGTTGTAACGGTTCGTACACCAGGTGATGGGGAGACAACTACACTTATTACACCTGACAAGAACAATGAAAATGCGGATGGTGTCCTCATTAACGATACAGTCGTAGCCCTTGGTACGACCAACCACTACCGATTGAATTGGGATTTGGACCAGTATAAGGGAGATCGTTCTGCTAAAGAGACAATTGCACGAGGCTTCTTCTTTGTGGACGATTACCTAGAGGAAGTGCTCGATGTGGTGGAAAATGGCACGGCTGTTACAACCCTTGACGGTCAGAATGTATCAGGAATAACGGTTAAAAACTATGCTTCCCTAAATGAAGCTCCTAAAGACCTTCAAGATAAATTAGCTCGTGCTAAGATTACACCAACAGGTGCCTTTCAAGTCTTTTTGCCGGATGACAACCAAGCCTTTTATGACCAGTATGTTCAAACAGGAACTTCTTTAGCTCTTTTGACCAAAATGACGGTGAAAGATAGTCTCTATGGTCAAAATAAGACCTATACAAACAAGGCTTATCAAGTTGATTTTGGAAATGGTTATGAAACCAAAGAAGTGACCAACACCCTTGTTTCTCCAGAACCAAAGAAACAAAACCTCAATAAAGACAAAGTGGATATCAATGGGAAGCCCATGCTTGTGGGAACTCAAAATTACTATACTCTTTCATGGGATTTGGACCAATACAGAGGCATTAAAGCAGACAGCTCTCAGATTGCACAAGGTTTTTACTTTGTGGATGATTATCCAGAAGAAGCCCTTTTACCAGATGAAACAGCTGTTCAGTTTGTCACATCTGAAGGCAAGCCAGCTTCAGGAATCACTGTGAAATCCTATTCTCATCTGTCAGAAGCTCCTAAAACGCTACAAGAAGCCTTTTCTAAACGGAACATTCAGCCCAAAGGTGCTTTCCAAGTCTTTATGCCTGAAGATCCACAAGCCTTCTATGAAAACTATGTGACCAAGGGTGAGAACATTACCATTGTTACTCCGATGACTGTTTTGGACTCCATGCTTAATTCAGGGAAGTCTTATGACAACGTGGCCTACCAAGTAGATTTTGGACAGGCCTATGAAACCAATACGGTAACCAATTATGTTCCAAAAGTAACTCCACATAAGTCTAATACTAATCAAGAAGGCATTTTAATCGATGGAAAGACTGCCCTTCCGAATACAGTCAATTATTACAAAATTGTTTTGGATTACAGTCAATACAAGGACATGGTCGTGACGGATGATGTTCTTGCCAAGGGATTTTACATGGTAGACGATTACCCAGAAGAAGCCCTTACCCTAAATCCTGATGGCATTCAAGTTTTGGATAAGGATGGCAATCGTGTATCTGGTATCTCTGTCAGCACATACGCTAGTTTGTCAGAAGCTCCGAAAGTCGTCCAAGATGCCATGGCTAAACGTCAGTTTACACCTAAAGGAGCCATTCAAGTTCTTAGTAGCGATGATCCAAAAGCCTTTTATGAGACCTATGTGAAGACTGGTCAAACCTTAGTTGTCACGCTTCCGATGACGGTAAAAAATGAGTTGACCAAAACAGGTGGTCAGTATGAAAATACAGCCTATCAGATTGATTTTGGCTTGGCCTATGTCACGGAAACAGTGGTCAATAATGTTCCCAAACTAGACCCACAAAAAGATGTGGTGATTGACTTGTCTCATAAGGATGAGAGCCTTGACGGGAAAGAAGTGGCCTTGCATCAAACCTTTAACTATCGCTTGGTTGGAGCGATGATTCCAAGCAATCGTGCGACTGATTTATTTGAATATGGTTTTGAAGATAACTATGATGAAAAGCATGATGAGTATAATGGTGTTTATCGCAGCTATCTGATGACGGATGTCATCCTCAAAGACGGTTCTGTCTTAAAAGAAGGAACGGAGGTTACGAAATATACCTTGCAACAAGTGGATACAGAAAATGGCCTAGTGTCAATTTCATTTGATAAATCCTTCTTAGAGACTGTCTCTGATGATTCAGCCTTTCAGGCAGATGTTTACCTTCAAATGAAACGGATTGCGGCTGGTCAGGTGGAGAATACCTATCTCCATACAGTGAATGGCTATGTCATCAGTTCAAATACAGTTGTAACACATACACCTCAACCTGAAGAACCAAGTCCAAATCAACCCACTCCACCTCAACCACCGATTGAGTCTCTTGAACCACCTGTTCCAGCAAGCATTTTGCCAAATACAGGGGAACAGGAATCCCTTTTGGGCTTAATTGGAGCTGGTATTCTACTTGGTACGGCTTATGGACTGAAGAGAAAGGAGGAGAAGTAGATGAATCCAAAAAGCATTTATGAAAAGGATTCAGACCTGGATGGTCTGACAGATGCTCAGGAACTAGCTTTGGGAACCAATCCGCAGTCTGTTGACACAGATGGTGATGGTCAAGCTGATTTAGAAGAGCTACAATCTGGACATTCACCACTAGTCCCACAAAAGGAGTTGTGTGATGGCTTGGAACTTTGACACCATAAAAGAGGCTTTGTCTGAAATGGAGAAGGTTAATTACCAAGAGTTTATCAAAGCCTTTCTCTCTTTGGAATTAAGTATTTCTGATAGAACAATCCTCAATCAGGTTTATCAAGATTATATGGATGAGGATGACCTATCCTTGATTAGTGATGAGCTACGAGTTAAAGTTGATAGTTATCAGGATGAAGTAAAAGCTGATATGACTGATATTCTGGAAAAGCTGTACCGAACAGGTGAAGGCTCTAGTTTTATTATGGATTTAATGTCCTCCAATAGTCTCTCAGACACCTTGGAACAGTATGAGGTTTTGGATAGTGACGATTATTCACCACTTAGCCTTGAAACCTTACAGGCCATGATTCAACAGGACTTGGCTATTTCCAGTCAGGATTATTTTGGAGATTTGGTTCACCTTGCCTTGCAAAAAGATTTACTAGACCAGAAAAGTCATTTCTTACAACACTATGTGGCAACTGTAATGGAAGGTATTCCACAAGAAAGAGACCAACGAGCCTTGGTCCTAGATTAACGCAAAGGGCTGAGAAAAACTCTCAGCCCTTTTAAAATGGGAGGGAAAATGAATCAAGAAGTCTTACTACAAATGATGAGAGCCACCATTCCTCGTGATAGAGCCCTGCTTGAGGAATTTTTATATTACCAAGCAGAGCATTTTGATGAGGAGTGGGATAGTCTTATTCGTCAGTTTTTGACCAATAGGCAGGGAATCAAAAGATCTGTTCAGGTACTTCACTTTGAGACAGATGTTTCAGCTTTTGTCCAGGCTAGTCCTTATGATACTGCTCATGATCTATTGACCTATACACAAGTTTTCGGCCAAACTGGTCTCCAAAAACTCGACAAACTATCGCCGTCTGAAAAAGACTTGGTGATTGAAGTGGCCTTGTTCAATCTGGCCACTCGTTTTCAACTATTAGACTCAAATGGACACTACCAAACTATTTCACCAGATTCTCTATTACAAAAGAGTAGGGGAGCTAATTTGGTCAATGTTTATCGTGTGGCTAATAATTTAGCGGATCGAATCAGCCGAGATATTGAGCAGTTTCTATTGACTTACGAGCCTGAGCTTGAAACAGGAGTTGATGAAACAGTTCTAGAAAATGAAGAAACTGTTGATGAGCACAAAGTGAGTAGTAATCAAGTAATATCATTTAGAGAAGATGGCTCTCTCATCATTGCTAGTTTGGATGTAGATTTGTCTCAACTAGATGTTCAAACAGGAAAAACCAGTCATCTGCCAGCTTATGAAGAGTTATCTTTACGACGTAAATTTGAGATTCTAACATATTTTGACCAAATTCGAAATGAACGTTCCAAAGTCGCAAGTTTTAGACGAGGTGATTTTGATACTGAGATGGAAATGACACCAATCTTTGAGGGCGAGGAGTTACTTACCTATCTAGAGGCTGATGGTAGTCCCTATGAGCTGAAACGAACGCTGACTAGAGTCGAAGAAAAGGAATTAGAAAAAATTGGACGAGCTATTAGGATAGAAAATCAAGAAAAATTGACTCAGCTAGGGATTGAGCTATCTCAGTTTGAATCAGACCAAGTCGGTATTTTATTGGATGCGGCAGGTCGTTTTCGTTTAAAAAATGCGGACCTTGCTTTATTAGGTGGTTATCCCAAAGCCTCGGTAACTCAACTAGCCCTTGCGACAGAACTACTCCAAATGGGACTAAGTCATGAAATGGTTGAATTTTTCTTTGGTAGCCAGCTTTCCCTTGAAGAGCTGCGACAAGTTGCCTACGCCTTTTTACACGAAGAACTCAGCAGAGAAGATGCGGAGCAATTTGAAAAAGATAAAGGTAATCAGCCAGATTTAACCCTCAGAGATTGGAAAAGCAAGCTAGAGAAAGCTGAGTCGAAAGTAGTGGTTGATGAAGAGTTAGCGGAAAATCCACTGGTTCAGAGAGTATTGGACACTTATCCTCTGGGGTCATTGGTTTCCTATAAGGGACAGGACTTTGAGGTCATGTCGGTCAGCGATGCTCGATTGAACGGTTTGATTCGGATTGAGTTAGTCAATGATTTTTCGGATATCGTTGAACAAAATCCAGTTCTTTATGTGAGGACCTGGGAAGAAGTCAGTCAGGCACTTCATCAGCCAAAGGCAGAACCACAAACAGAGTTAGAAGAAGCGGACCAAGAATTAAACCTATTCTCATTTCTGGAAGAGGAGCCAGTTCAGAGTATTGGACTATTGGAACTAGATGATTCAGAAAATGGTCATAACGATACTGATCTTGAAGAAACAGATAATCAAATTCCTGAAGAGGTAGTAGTCGAAACAATTCCAGCGATTCCAGTAATGGACTTTTATTTTCCAGAAGATATGATAGACTTTTATCCTAAGACTGCTAGAGATAAGGTTGAGACAAACATCGCGGCCATTCGTTTGGTTAAAACACTTGAAACGGGACACCGTCAGGCAAGTAAAAATGAACAAGAACTCCTTGCCAAGTATGTAGGCTGGGGTGGACTAGCCAATGAATTTTTTGATGACTATAATCCAAAATTTTCTAAGGAACGAGAAGAACTGAAAAGCCTAGTCACAGATAAAGAGTATTCGGATATGAAACAGTCCTCTCTGACAGCCTATTATACAGACCCTGCCCTTATCCGTCAGATGTGGGATAAGTTGGAAAGAGATGGCTTTACAGGTGGCAAAATCCTAGATCCTTCCATGGGAACAGGGAATTTTTTTGCAGCAATGCCCAAACACTTAAGAGAAAAGAGTGAGTTATATGGTGTGGAATTAGATACTATTACAGGAGCTATTGCCAAACACCTTCATCCAAATAGTCACATTGAAATTAAGGGCTTTGAGACGGTGGCTTTTAACGACAATAGTTTTGATTTAGTGATTTCAAATGTTCCCTTTGCCAATATACGAATTGCGGATAACAGGTACGATAGGCCTTACATGATTCATGACTACTTTGTCAAAAAGTCACTTGATTTGGTCCATGATGGTGGACAAGTAGCGATTATCTCTTCCACAGGAACTATGGATAAGCGAACAGAAAACATCTTACAAGATATTCGTGAGACAACTGAATTTCTTGGTGGGGTTCGACTGCCTGATTCTGCCTTTAAGGCCATTGCGGGAACGAGTGTCACAACGGATATGTTATTCTTCCAGAAACACCTGAACAAGGAATATGTGGCAGACGACTTAGCCTTTTCAGGTTCCATTCGTTATGAAATGGATAGTCGCATTTGGCTCAATCCTTACTTTGATGGAGAATACAATAGCCAGGTGCTAGGAACCTACGAGGTCAGAAATTTTAATGGCGGAACACTTTCTGTTAAGGGGACTAGTGATGACTTGATTGCAAGTGTTGAAACAGCTCTACATCACGTAAAAGCCCCAAGAAAGATTGATAGAAATGAGGTCATCATTAACCCAGATGTGTTGACCAAACAAGTCATTGATACCTCCATTCCAGCTGAAATGAGGGAGAATCTAGGCCAGTACAGTTTTGGTTATCAGGGTTCTACAGTTTACTATCGAGATAACAAAGGCATTCGAGTCGGAACCAAGACGGAAGAAATCAGTTACTATGTCGATGAAGAGGGCAACTTCAAAGCATGGGACACCAAACATTCTCAAAAGCAGATTGATCGCTTTAATGCCTTAGAAGTGACTGATAACACTGCTCTGGATGTCTATGTGACCGATGATGCAGCAAAACGTGGTCAGTTTAAGGGATATTATAAAAAGACAGTTTTCTATGAAGCTCCATTGTCTGATAAAGAAGTGGCACGAATCAAAGGAATGGTCAATATTCGCAATGCCTACCAAGAAGTTATTGCCATTCAACGCTATTATGACTACGATAAGGAGACCTTTAACCACTTGTTAGGCAAACTCAATCGTACCTATGATAGCTTTGTCAAACACTATGGGTATTTGAACAGTGCAGTGAACCGCAATCTTTTTGATAGTGATGATAAGTATTCGCTTCTTGCTAGTTTGGAAGATGAACGTCTGGATCCAAGTGGAAAGTCTGTTATCTATACTAAATCCCTTGCTTTTGAGAAGGCTTTAGTGCGTCCTGAAAAAGAGGTTAAAAAGGTACATACTGCCCTTGATGCCTTAAATTCGAGCTTGGCTGACGGACGTGGTGTTGATTTCGATTATATGATGTCTATCTATCAGGTTGAATCGAAGATGACCTTGATTGAGGAATTAGGCGACCTCATTATGCCTGATCCTGAGAAGTATTTGAATGGAGAATTGACCTATGTTTCTCGCCAAGACTTTCTGTCAGGGGATGTCGTTACCAAGTTAGAAGTGGTGGACCTATTTGTCAAACAAGACAATCAGGACTTTAACTGGCCGCATTATGCAGGACTTCTAGAAACAGTCAAACCAGCACGCATTACTTTAGCAGACATTGATTATCGAATCGGTTCACGCTGGATTCCTCTGGCTGTTTATGGAAAATTTGCCCAAGAAACCTTTATGGGGAAAGCCTATGAACTGTCAGACCAAGAAGTAGCGACAGTCCTTGAGGTCAGTCCCATTGACGGGGTTATCACTTACCAATCTAAGTTTGCCTACACCTATTCCAACGCAACAGATAGGAGTTTAGGTGTCCCTGCTTCACGCTATGATAGTGGTCGAAAAATCTTTGAAAATCTCCTGAATTCCAATCAACCAACCATCACAAAACAAGTTGTCGAAGGGGATAAGAAAAAGAATGTGACGGATGTAGAGAAAACAACAGTCCTGCGTGCCAAGGAAACGCACCTCCAAGAACTCTTTCAAGACTATGTGGCAGGGTACCCAGAAGTTCAACAGTTGATTGAAGACACCTATAATAGGCTCTACAATCGTACGGTATCAAAGTCCTATGATGGTAGTCATTTAACCATTGATGGACTTGCTCAGAATATCTCCTTACGTCCTCACCAAAAGAATGCCATTCAACGAATTGTCGAGGAAAAACGTGCTCTACTAGCCCACGAGGTAGGGTCTGGAAAAACTTTGACCATGCTTGGAGCTGGTTTCAAGTTGAAAGAATTAGGGATGGTGCATAAACCTCTCTATGTGGTTCCTTCTAGTTTGACTGCTCAGTTTGGTCAAGAAATCATGAAATTTTTCCCAACCAAAAAAGTCTATGTGACCACCAAGAAAGATTTTGCCAAAGCTAAACGCAAACAGTTTGTATCACGTATTATCACAGGGGACTATGATGCCATTGTCATTGGAGATTCACAATTTGAGAAGATACCGATGAGTCGTGAAAAACAGGTCACCTATATCAATGACAAACTTGAACAACTCAGAGAAATCAAGCTAGGAAGTGACTCTGATTATACGGTGAAAGAAGCAGAGCGTTCGATTAAGGGACTAGAGCACCAATTAGAAGAACTCCAAAAACTGGAGCGGGATACCTTTATTGAATTTGAAAACCTTGGCATTGATTTTCTTTTTGTGGATGAGGCTCATCACTTCAAGAATATCCGACCAATCACTGGACTTGGGAATGTCGCGGGTATCACCAATACCACTTCAAAAAAGAACGTAGACATGGAAATGAAGGTGAGACAGGTTCAGGCAGAGCATGGCGATAGAAATGTTGTTTTTGCGACAGGAACACCAGTCTCAAACTCCATTAGTGAACTTTTCACTATGATGAATTACATTCAACCCGATGTCTTGGAACGATACCAGGTATCCAATTTTGACTCCTGGGTTGGGGCTTTTGGGAATATCGAAAACTCTATGGAACTAGCCCCGACAGGAGATAAATACCAACCTAAGAAACGGTTCAAGAAATTTGTCAACCTTCCTGAACTCATGCGAATTTACAAGGAAACAGCTGATATTCAGACTTCAGATATGCTTGATTTACCTGTACCTGAAGCTAAGATTATTGCGGTGGAAAGCGAGTTAACGCAAGCTCAGAAATACTATTTAGAAGAACTGGTAGAGCGTTCAGACGCTATCAAGTCAGGTAGTGTTGATCCAAGTAGAGATAACATGCTTAAAATCGTGCGCTGTTAAGCGTAAAAATGTATCTCCCTCGCAGAGGGATATTATTGAAAGTAAATAATAGGAACAACTAACTAACCTAGCGGGGAAACCCAAAGGGGACAATAGCATGTTAGTAAAGCGGATAAGGAGTGAGTTACAACGCTTTGATGTGCCGCAAGTTCCGTAACCTATGGTTAAGGCTAAACTGCTTGAACATCAATTCTGACTAGGTGCAAAGCATCGCCCATCGGAAAGTAACTGAGACCGATGTTACTGTATATTCGTTGTTGTGATTTTGGACGAATAACTTTCTACAGTAAAAGAGCATACGATAAGTATGAATAAAGGAATGAGTGAGGAACCTAAGGGTTACTAGAACGTACATTTTTAACGAATAGCAGGATTGCCTAAGAGGGGAGACCCTTATGGTAACGGAGTCACCGTAGTAGTTTGAGCAAGGGAAAACCTTGTACATGGCGAAGGGTGACAGGTAATTTCGATTAGTTAGAAAGGATTAGGTGCGTGAGATGCGTACAGCCAAAACTATTTTAACAGTCATTCATGAACGTGGAAAACAAGATAAACCACTTGAAAGGGTTTATAAATTACTATTTAATCGTGAATTGTATCTAATAGCCTATGCAAAGTTATACCCGAATAACGGAGCAATGACAAAGGGTGTTACAGAGGAAACGATTGATGGTATGTCTATTCAAAAAATAGATAGGATTATTGAACAATTAAGACGAGAAACCTATTACTGGAGACCAGCTAGGAGAGAGTACATTCCTAAAAAGAATGGAAAACACCGTCCTTTGGGAATACCAGTATGGAGTGATAAACTTCTTCAGGAAGTGATTCGCATGATATTAGAAGCCTATTATGAGCCACAATTTAGTGAACATTCTCATGGTTTTAGACCAAAAAGAGGGTGTCATACAGCTTTACAAGAAATTCAGACTTGGAAAGGGACACGTTGGTTCATAGAAGGAGATATCTCTAGTTATTTTGACACGATTGACCACGATGTATTAATCACTATGTTGTCTAGACAAATTCAGGATGGTCGGTTTATTAGGCTTATCAAAAATATGCTTGAGGCAGGATATCTTGATGATTGGAAGTTTCACAAGACTATTAGTGGAACACCGCAAGGTGGAGTTATTAGTCCTTTATTAGCTAATATCTATTTACATCAATTTGATAAGTGGGTCGGTGAAGAACTGATACCTCAATATACAAGAGGTAAAAAGCAGAAAGCAAACTCAGCCTATAATCGTTTGAGTAGAAGAATTAAATGCTATCAGGATAAAGGAGATTATAAAAAAGCTCATCAGTTAATTGTTGAGAGAAGAAATCTCCCTTCAGTTGATACTTATGATACCAGCTATCGGAGATTAAGATATGTTCGGTATGCGGATGACTTTATTCTAGGCTTTACAGGTTCAAAAGCTGAGGCAAAGGCTATAAAGAAGCAAATTGGAGACTTTTTAAATACTAAGTTATCTTTGGAACTTTCTCAAGAAAAGACTTTGATTACCCATGCGACTGGAGAATCAGCTAAATTTCTGGGATATGAGATAAAAGCACAACGTGTCAATGATTATATTGATAACAAAGGGAGACGGAGTGCCAATGGTGTTATCGCATTATTTGTACCTGCATCAGTTATTGAAAGCAAATGCCGCCAATACATGAAAAATGGTAAAGCTATTCATCGTAATAACTTATTGCAGGATGATGACTTTAGTATCGTTCAAACTTACCAACAAGAATATAGAGGGCTGGTTCAATATTATATATTGGCACAAAATTTGTCATGGTTCTCAAAAGTCTATTGGTATATGGAAACATCACTCCTTAAAACATTAGCATTTAAACATAAGTCATCCATTAATAAAATGTTAGCTAAATATAAGACTACCACAACTAGCACGAATGGCCGAACTGTGCCGTGTTTACAGGTAGTTGTGCCTCGAGAAGATAAACCTCCTCTAGTTGCAACGTGGGGTGGCATTTCACTTTCTTATAAAAAGAAAACTGTAATAGAAGATGCTCCGTATCAAGTTTATGGTGGTCGAACAGAGCTTATCAAGCGATTACTCGCAAATAAGTGTGAGCTATGTGGAAGTGAGGAGAACATAGAGGTACATCATATCAGAAAATTAGCAGACTTGAACAAACACAATGGGAAATTAGTTCCAAAGTGGAAAGAAGTCATGTCAGCAAGACGTCGAAAAACGCTAGTGACCTGTCGGGATTGTCACCATGCGATACATAATGGTTCAATAAATACACGTTTATGAAATGAAATTACTGGAGAGCCGGATGATGCGAAAGTATCATGTCCGGTTCGGTGGGGGGATAATGGAAAAGGGGTCGCAATGACTACCTCGCTAGTATCCTACCCTACACAGGTGAAGCCAGAAAACTAGCCATTGATATGCGGTTGATTGACCCTGCTTATAATTTATCAGATAATCAGAAAATCCTTCAAGTGGTCGATAATGTCGAGCGGATTTACCGTGAAGGAGCTGGAGACAAAGCCACACAGATGATTTTCTCTGATATTGGTACCCCTAAAAGTAAGGAAGAGGGTTTTGATGTCTACAATGAACTTAAGGACTTGCTAGTCGATCGAGGTATTCCAAAGGAACAAATTGCCTTTGTCCATGATGCCAATACTGATGAGAAGAAAAACTCACTGTCACGAAAGGTCAATAGTGGTGAAGTGCGGATTCTCATGGCTTCTACGGAAAAAGGTGGAACTGGTCTAAACGTACAATCACGCATGAAAGCTGTCCACCACTTAGATGTTCCTTGGCGTCCCTCAGATATTGTACAGCGAAATGGACGACTGATACGTCAGGGAAACATGCACCAGGAGGTAGATATTTATCACTATATTACAAAAGGGAGCTTTGACAATTACCTTTGGCAGACACAGGAGAATAAGCTCAAATACATCACTCAGATTATGACTTCAAAAGATCCTGTGAGATCAGCAGAAGATATTGATGAACAAACCATGACCGCATCAGACTTTAAGGCTTTAGCCACTGGTAATCCCTATCTCAAACTCAAAATGGAATTGGAAAATGAACTGACAGTGTTAGAAAATCAAAAACGAGCTTTTAATCGCTCAAAAGATGAATACCGTCACACTGTTTCCTATTGCGAGAAGCACCTCCCTATCATGGAAAAACGGTTGAGTCAATATGATAAAGATATTGCCCAATCTTTGGCAACAAAGTCGCAAGATTTTGTCATGCGATTTGACAATCAAGCAATGAATAATCGTGCAGAAGCAGGAGACTACCTGCGAAAACTCATTACCTATAACCGCTCAGATACCAAGGAAGTCAAAACACTTGCCAGCTTTAGAGGATTTGATTTAAAAATGACTACACGAGGTCCTAGTGAGCCTTTGCCAGAGACTGTTTCTTTGATGATTGTAGGCGATAACCAATATACAGTCGCCCTTGATTTGAAATCAGACGTGGGAACCATTCAACGGATCAGTAATGCCATTGACCATATTATAGATGACCAAGAAAAGACACAAGAGCTGGTAAAGGATTTAAAAGATAAGCTACAAGTAGCCAAAGTAGAAGTTGAGAAAATCTTTCCCAAGGAAGAGGAATATCAGCTTGTAATGGCTAAGTATGATGTTTTGGCTCCCTTGGTTGAAAAAGAAGCAGAGATAGAGGAGATTGATGCGGCTTTGGCCAAGTTTAGTGAAGATACAACACCCCAAATGAAGCAACAAGTAGTACTCGAGATATAAGAAAAATGGCTGACAAATATTTTTGAACGCGGTAAAATGAAGTCAAGAAATCACATAAGGAGCACAGACCATGACCAAAACAGTAGAAGAAATACGTTATCAACTTGAACAATGGTTGGCACAAGGTTTTACAAGCCCAGAGGATAGAGCCAACTACCAAGCTTTAAAGGAACAGTATGAAGATGAAACTCTTGATTATAGCTTTTCAAAGCGTGAAATCACTGGACAGCTGGAACTCATCATCACAAGTCGTGAGAATGATTTTCCAAACTTAGATGAGGTGACGAAGGCAGAATACCTTGATTTGGTTGCCCAACTTGATGATTTAGACAAGAGACAGGCTGACTATTATCGCAAGCAATTAGCCTAGAAAGAGGTGTAAGATGTTGGAGCAAATTCTACAAAGCCTTTTGATTATCGCAGCAATAGGACTGATGTTGTTTGTCCTTTATCGGATTGTGAAAGTTTCAGGTGCTTTATTTCTTATCGGACTCATCAGTGGATTAGTCTTTATTGAAATATATGGAATTTACCTATTCTTCACAGAAAGACACCTATATTCAGAAGATTTAGCAGCTAATGGCATATGGAGTTTCACTGGATTTTATATTGCATTGAATTTATTTCTTGCTATTAGCTTAAGTATGAGGTGGTGGAGAAATAGAATCGTTTAACATGGGGATTACCTACTGGTAGTCCTTTTTCTTGTGATAAAATCTCCAAGCTAATCTTGATATGATGAAGCTATCACTAATAGAGGAGTAAGCCATGTTAAATAAAGTGAAAGCTCGATTTCTGATTGGATTAGGAGGTTTAATCGCAGTCAGTTTTATGGTCATGATTGGCTACACGATTGGCTCACAAACCATTTCAAAGCAAACAGAGAACCAAATACGAGCAGAAGCCAATAAACTTGTGTCAAAGAAAAAGCAGGAGGAAAGAGCGACAGTCCTATCAGATGAGCTTGTCAATGAATTTCTCACTCAATATTTCACCAAGGTCCAGCTGGGTGAAAATAACGCTCGTATCAAACCCTACATGACGGACTCGGCATTTTCAGAAGAGGAAGCAAATCAGAATAAAGCGATCAATCAAGTTTATAAAGACTATATGCTTGACTACCGATTTGAATCAGCCAGTATCTATGTCAATACAGAAAGTAATGTTGCACTTGCGGAAGTTACCTATCAAGTGACCTATGTATCTGATTTGAGTGAGCAACAACAGCGAACCTCTCAAACAGAAACCAAGACGGTTATGTTATCCTACTCCAAAGTTTCCGACAAGCTCCTGGTTAATCAGTTGACCATTTGGAATGGAAAACTAGAGGACATTAAAGAAGCCACAGATGGTGCAAATTCCAGCATACCAACGATCCAAGGATGTAGGACGGATTTTGCGGACATTCAAAATAAAAAAGAATGTGGAGGTAACAGACAATGGCAAAATCATTATTTGAGGAACTGGGCGGCAAATACGAAAGGCAAGGGGATTATTTGATACCGTGCTTAACTGTACCCGCCGAAGAAGAACAGGCAATAGGCATCTGGGGGCAACGGCATTTAGATTATCTAAAACAGTACCGTAAAGTTACATACACCAATCTTCTTACAAGCGGCAGGCTAAACGCCTACCTTGCCGACATCAACAGACAGGCACAGGAACGCTTTGAAAGGCTCATAGAGGGTATGAAACAGGCACAGGGCATAACGGAACAGCTAAAGGCAGAAAACGCCTTAGAATGGACAGGATGCCTCAATAACATAAGGGCTTGTGCGAGGGAGATTGTGGAAAAGGAAATTATTTTTGCATAAACAGATGATTAGTGGCAGGGGGAAATCCTGCCGCTTTTTCTGCTTTAGTTTGTCAGCTTGACAAATAAAGGGTTAAGGAATATAATTAGATTCAGTATTATACAAGGAGTTAATAAATATGCGGCAAGGTATTCTAAAATAAACTGTCAATTTGATAGTGGGAACAAAAAGTAGCAGTCCCGTTTCACTTTTAATATGGGGCTTAGTTTTTTGTACCCAGTTTAAGAATACTTTTATCATGTAATTTTATATGCCCGAAAACATATAAGTGTTTTGGGGCTATTGGAGTTATTTACCCAGTGATAGGAGTATTTATCACTGGGTATTTTTATGCCCTTTTTTGGGTGTTGATAGGAGGAAAATCACATGAAAATAATTAACTTAGGCATTCTGGCTCACGTTGACGCAGGAAAGACAACATTAACGGAAAGTTTATTGTATACCAGTGGTGCAATTGCAGAACTAGGGAGCGTAGATGAAGGCACAACAAGGACAGATACAATGAATTTGGAGCGTCAAAGGGGAATCACTATCCAGACAGCAGTGACATCTTTTCAGTGGGAGGATGTAAAAGTCAACATTATAGATACGCCAGGCCATATGGATTTTTTGGCGGAAGTATACCGTTCTTTATCCGTATTAGACGGAGCAGTATTATTAGTTTCTGCAAAGGATGGCATACAGGCACAGACCCGTATACTGTTTCATGCACTACAGACAATGAAGATTCCGACAATTTTTTTCATCAATAAAATTGACCAAGAGGGGATTGATTTGCCAATGGTATATCAAGAAATGAAAGCAAAGCTTTCTTCGGAAATTATAGTGAAGCAAAAGGTTGGGCAGCATCCCCATATAAATGTAACGGACAATGACGATATGGAACAGTGGGATGCGGTAATTATGGGAAACGATGAACTATTAGAGAAATATATGTCAGGGAAACCGTTTAAAATGTCAGAACTGGAACAGGAAGAAAACAGGAGATTCCAAAACGGAACGTTATTTCCCGTTTATCACGGAAGTGCTAAAAACAATCTGGGGATTCGGCAGCTTATAGAAGTGATTGCCAGTAAGTTTTATTCATCAACGCCTGAAGGTCAATCTGAACTATGCGGGCAGGTTTTTAAGATTGAATATTCAGAGAAAAGGCGGCGTTTTGTTTATGTGCGTATATATAGCGGAACATTGCATTTGAGGGATGTTATTAAAATATCTGAAAAAGAGAAAATAAAAATCACAGAGATGTGTGTTCCGACAAACGGTGAATTATATTCATCCGATACAGCCTGCTCTGGTGATATTGTAATTTTACCAAATGATGTTTTGCAGCTAAACAGTATTTTGGGGAACGAAATGCTGTTGCCGCAGAGAAAATTTATTGAAAATCCTCTCCCTATGCTCCAAACAACGATTGCAGTAAAGAAATCTGAACAGCGGGAAATATTGCTTGGGGCACTTACAGAAATTTCAGATGGCGACCCTCTTTTAAAATATTATGTGGATACTACAACGCATGAGATTATACTTTCTTTTTTGGGGAATGTGCAGATGGAAGTCATTTGTGCCATCCTTGAGGAAAAATATCATGTGGAGGCAGAAATAAAAGAGCCTACTGTTATATATATGGAAAGACCGCTTAGAAAAGCAGAATATACCATCCACATAGAAGTCCCGCCAAATCCTTTCTGGGCTTCTGTCGGGTTGTCCATAGAGCCGCTCCCTATTGGAAGCGGAGTGCAGTATGAAAGCAGAGTTTCACTTGGATATTTAAATCAATCGTTCCAAAATGCGGTTATGGAGGGGGTTCTTTATGGCTGCGAGCAGGGGCTGTATGGATGGAAAGTGACAGACTGTAAAATCTGTTTTGAATATGGATTGTATTATAGTCCTGTAAGTACCCCCGCAGACTTTCGGCTGCTTTCCCCTATCGTATTGGAGCAGGCTTTAAAAAAAGCAGGGACAGAACTATTAGAGCCATATCTCCACTTTGAAATTTATGCACCGCAGGAATATCTCTCACGGGCGTATCATGATGCTCCAAGGTATTGTGCAGATATTGTAAGTACTCAGATAAAGAATGACGAGGTCATTCTGAAAGGAGAAATCCCTGCTAGATGTATTCAAGAATACAGGAACGATTTAACTTATTTCACAAATGGGCAGGGAGTCTGCTTGACAGAGTTAAAAGGATACCAGCCAGCTATTGGTAAATTTATTTGCCAACCCCGCCGCCCGAATAGCCGTATAGATAAGGTTCGGCATATGTTCCACAAGTTAGCTTAACAGCTTGCAAAAGTCATATAAAATGAGATTTGAAAGGATTAGAGACTAATTATGATGAAATGCGAATGGATATTGTGTCCTGTTTGTGGGAGCAAAACCCGTAATAAAATTAGGAAGGACACTGTTTTGGAGAATTATCCCCTTTATTGTCCAAAATGCAGACAAGAAAGATTGATTAAAGTTGACAACTTGAAGATAACTGTCATCAAAGAGCCAGACGCTTAAGACGCAGAGCCGATGAAATTGTGGAACAATTCACGAATCATCGGCTCTTTTTGTTTCGTATTTGAAAGAACAAACTCACCAAATAAAAAAAACGATATTCGGGTGGGTTATTTTGTTATACCCTAAATTACCCTCTGAATTTGTTTTTAAATTTGGAGGGATTTTTTTATGTCCTTTTTTCGGGCAGTTATCTATCTGCTCATACGAAGCAAAATTTATCAATACATAGCATATCAGAGAACGGCAGGAAACCAGTTAAAAAAATTTCTGCCAGTGCAACGGTACTTCTCACCTTGAAAGTAGAAGTACAATCTCCATACAATAGAATTACTATTTCCTATAACCGTAAAGGTCACAGAGCCTTTGCGGTTTTTCTTTTGTCGATTTTTGTTGGAAAGTGCCGTAGGGCTGTTTCTGATATGCGGTGTCGTTCTCCGCCTCTCCATCTGGATTTTTTACATTTCAAAAATTCAGATGGGAGGTATTTATGGTGAAATATGCACCAAGAAAGGTATATATCAGAGAAAGTGGCGGCTATGTGGAATTATCCTACACGGAGTTCTGCCGTTGCAGGGAATCCGACCAGACCTATATGGACAAGCTGTTTATCCCCATTCAAGGCTGTCTGCTTGAAGTCGTGAGGGAGCAATACACAGACTTCTACCGTGACAAGGAACGGTGGCGTTATCTGCAAAAATTAGATACAAAGAATAGACTGCTATCTCTCGACGGATTTACGGACAGCGAGGGGAATCCTCTGGACTTTATCACTGATGAAGCGGTGGACATTGCAGAAACCGTTGTCAATGCGGTCATGGTGGACAGGCTGAAAGCCGCCCTGCCTTTGCTGTCGGATAGTGAACAGGAGCTGATACAGGCAATCTTTTTTGACGGACTTTCCGAGCGTGAAGTCGGGGCGAGGTTGGGCATAACCCAGAGCGTTGTAAACAAACGCAAAGCCAGAATCCTAATAAAACTAAGAAAGATAATAGAAAATTAAAATTTAAGGCGTTCAGCCCCCTTGTTTTTTCCTTTGGGAAGATGAGGGGGCTTTTCTCTGCCCTCTCAATCAATTCTGATTGGAGGAAGTAAGAATGGCATACAACCACGGACGGGAGGACAGGAAATGGCGTATCTGGAAAGAAGCGGAGGAAAAGCTGCTGCGTGAGTGCGGCGTTGATGAAGCGACCATTGAGCAGATACGCATGGCGGACAGGGCAGACTTCAATTCCAACAGGCGGTTTTACCGATGGACGAATGACGTTGCGGAATATCTTGAGGACATGGCAGGCAGGGAGCGGCAGGCGGAAGTGGGTACGGTTGCGGAGTTACTGGAAGAGATTGAGAGCGAAAATCTCTATCAAGTATTAGTCACGGTGGACGGGCGTACCTTGAAAATCGTCCTGCTGAAAATGCAGGGGTATTCCACAAAGGAGATTGCCCCGCTTGTGCATTTGACGACTGGTGCCATCTATGCGAGGTTAGACCATCTGCGGAAGAAGCTGCGGAAAATTTTATAGCTTCTAAAACAGCCTGCCATCCTGCGGGCTACTGGGTGAGGGATGGAAATCCCCTCACTCATTTTTTGCAGGAGGACAACAGGATGGCATACAGGGTTAAGGCATACACGCTTCGGGAGGAATCCACGGAAAGCGGCACAAGGTATTTTATCAGCTTTAAGGACGGGCAGGGCAAATCCCACGAGTTGGAAGTGTCGGAACAGTTCTTTATGGAGTTTCGGCAGATGGAGCGCAGGAACAGGAATCTTTTCTAATGGGACGAGCGGCACAGGGAGTTTAACGAGGTATGGGACGAAACCCTTTACAGACGGGCGTTGCGTGTGCCTAAGAGCCTTGATGAACGCATGGTTGAGGAAGAACGGAATGAAACGCTCTATAAGGCGGTTGGGAGCCTTCCAGAGATACAAAGGCGGCGTTTCCTGCTCTACTACGAGTATGAGTTCAATTTTTACCAAATCGCCGCTATGGAGCATTGCACCGCTTCGGCAATACAGAAATCTGTTGCGATTGCAAAGGAGAAAGTAAAGGCGGAAATTGAAGAAATATCTCCAACCGTGACCGACACCGCCCGAAAAAGAAATCTGTTTTTTATTTGTGTGGGATTGGCGGCATTACATACTCTCACTTTTTTCCGTGGGAGTAAATCTATTTTTAAGGAGGTCAACGCCTATGTGCAACGAAAACAAAGACACCGCCCGAAAGGAGGAAAGCCATGCAGAAGTTACAGACAGTCAACGCCGAAACGCTCCTTTATGAACCGCTTGAGAAACCATCCTTTGTGGTGGACAGCCTTATCCCGACAGGCTTATCGCTGTTCTGCGGCTCACAGAAGATAGGCAAAAGCTGGCTCATGCTGAAGCTATGCTTATGCGTGTCGCAGGGAATCCCTTTATGGGATATGCCGACAATGGAGGGCGATGTGCTTTACCTCTGCCTTGAGGACACGTTCTGCCGCATACAGGACAGATTATTTCGTTTGACGGACGAAGCAAGCGGGCGGCTCCACTTTGCCGTGGCAAGCTGCAAGCTGTCAGACGGTCTTATCGTGCAGCTTGAAGATTATCTGAAAGATTACCCAGACAGCAGGCTCATTGTCATTGATACCTTGCAGAAAGTCCGTACAGCTTCAAAAGACAATGCCTATGCAAGCGACTATGGGGACATCTCCCTCATCAAAGACTTTGCCGACAGGCACTCTCTGGCGGTCATTGTCGTACACCACATCCGAAAGCAGAATGACAGCGACGTGTTCAACAAGGTGTCTGGGACGACAGGATTAACGGGGAGTGCGGACGCTACCTTTGTTCTGGAAAAGGAGAAACGTGCGTCTGACACCGCCAAGCTGTATGTGACGGGCAGGGACACGCCTTATCAGGAATACACGCTGCGTTTCCGTGATTGCCGTTGGGAGCTTGTGGAGCGGAAAACGCAGGAGCAGCTTGCGAAAGAAACGATACCAGATGTCCTTTTTCGGTTGGTGGATTTTATGAGGGATAAGGAAGAATGGATAGGCACGGCAACGGAACTGTTAGCCGCTATGGGGGAAACGGAAACCATACCCACGGTGATTACGAAATGGCTGAATGAATACCGCACCACATTTTTAAGCGAGAACCGTATCTGCTACCAGTACAGCCGCAGGAAAGACGGCAGGCGGATTGCCCTTGCAAGGAGGGCGGGTGACAGCGGTGATGGTGGTGACAGCGATATTAGGATACCCCCCTGTTACTGTCATTGACGCTTAAAGCCATGTAAAGCTGGCGGCTCTGCCCTGCGGGTGACAGCAGTGACGGTGGTGACAGTGATTTTAGGATACCCTGCCGCTGTCATCCCTACGGGAGAACACCCCGTAAACGCAAAATGCAGGCGTGAGATTTACTCGCCCTTTTCGGTCGTGTAAAACCACCCCTGCGGTCAGAAAAATCATTCCGATTTTTCCGACTGCGTTTACAGGGTGTAACACACTACACTTTGCCCTGCAAAGTCGTGTGCCAGACGTTCCCTCTGGACTCCCTTAAGGCAGGGCTGTGCCCTGCTATCCTACGCCTTACGGCTTCGGATAAAAGAATGGCGGCATGACGGTGACGGCTCTTGCGAGGGGGGTATCCCAAAAACACCGTCATCATCGACATGACCGTCATGCAGGGGGTGAGGGTGACAGTTGCGGCAGTCGGCAGGGGGTATCCCAAAACTGCTGTCACCACCGTCACCGCTGTCACCCCAAAGGACGGTCACCCGCCGAAAGAAAGGAGGAATCCGCCTATGCCTTATGCAATCCTGCGTTTCCAGAAACGAAAAGCGGGCGGCGTTGCGGCTTGTGAACGCCACAACGAGCGGAAGAAAGAAGCCTACAAAAGCAACCCAGATATAGATATGGAACGCTCTAAAAACAATTACCATCTCATAGCACCACCAAAGTACACCTACAAGAAAGAGATTAACCGCATGGTAGCCGAAGCGGGGTGCAGGACAAGGAAAGACAGCGTGATGATGGTGGAAACGCTCATCACAGCTTCACCAGAATTTATGAACCAGTTACCGCCCGAAGAACAAAAAGCGTATTTCCAGACGGCTCTTGACTTCATTTCGGAGCGTGTTGGAAAGCAGAATATCCTCTCCGCTGTCGTCCATATGGACGAGAGAACGCCCCATATGCACCTCTGCTTTGTGCCGATTACGCCAGACAATAAGCTGTCAGCGAAAGCTATCTTAGGCAACCAGAAATCATTATCCGAGTGGCAGACCGCCTACCATGAGCGGATGTCCTCACGGTGGAATCAGCTTGAACGGGGGCAGTCCTCAATGGAAACCAAGCGGAAACACGTCCCCACATGGCTCTATAAATTAGGCGGCAGGCTTGATAAACAGTATGAAGAAATCGTGTCTGCCCTATCCGACATCAACGCCTTTAACGCAGGGAAGAAAAGGGATAAAGCGTTAGATTTACTCTCTGCATGGCTGCCAGACGTGGAGAAATTCTCTAAGGAAATCGGGAAACAGCAGGCGTATATCGACAGTTTGAAAGAGAGAATTGGGCAGGAATCAGACTATGCGGGGCGTATGCGTGATGAAAAGTACGAGCAGGAACTAAAGGTGCAGAAAGCGAATCAGAAGATATTTGAATTGCAGAGAACCAACGAGCAGATGGGGCGGCTGCTGTCAAAAATACCGCCCGAAGTGTTGGAAGAATTGCAGAAAAATCATAGAAGCAGAGCGAAAGAAAGGTAGATATGTGAATGAAGAAACAGGATTTTAAGGTGTTAAAGACCAAAGACTTGTACCCGTTCCCCGACAATCCGTTTCATGTGGCAGAAGATGAAACACTGTCAGAGTTAGCGGAAAGCATCAAGGAATTTGGCATTGTCACGCCGATAATCACACGCCCGAAAGAGGACGGGGACGGTTATGAAGTGATTGCAGGACAGCGGCGTGTCCGTGCTTCTGAACTTGCAGGGATAAATACCGTGCCTGCGTTTGTCCTGCCCTTAGACCGTGACCGAGCCATCATCACCCTTGTAGACAGCAATTTGCAGCGTGAGAATATCCTGCCATCGGAGCGGGCGTTTGCTTACAAGATGAAATCCGAAGCCATGAAGCGGCAGGGTTTCCGCACAGACTTAACCTCGTCACAAGTTGTGACGAAGTTGCGGACGGACGACAAGGTGGCACAGGGCTTCGGCGTGGGCAGGATGACCGTGCAGCGTTTTATCCGCCTGACGGAACTGATACCGCCGATTTTGCAGATGGTGGACGAGGGGAAAATCGCCCTCACGCCTGCGGTGGAACTGTCCTTCTTGAAGAAAGACGAGCAGGAAAACCTCTTTGCCACGATGGAGAGCGAAGAAGCAACGCCCTCACTCTCACAGGCACAGCGGATGAAACAGTTAAGCCAGAGCGGGCGGCTTGACATGGATACGATATTTGCGATTATGACGGAGGAAAAGGGCAACCAGAAAGAAACCTTGAAAATCAACACAAGCAAGCTGAAAAAATACTTTCCGAAGAACACAACGCCGAAGCAGATGGAGGAAACCATCATCAAACTTTTGGAGCGTGAGTTGCAGAGGAAACGCAACCGTGACAGCCGCTAATCTTCTTTTTTCGGGAAGTAAATACAGAGAGTTGAGGTATGGAGAATGAGAGAAATCCAGTATGAAATCGTAAAGGAAATCGCAGTATTGTCTACGGGCGACAGTGGCTACACAAAGGAAATCAATCTCATTTCATGGAATGGGAAAGAGCCGAAGTATGACATCCGCAGCTTTTCCCCGAACCGTGAAAAGTGCGGCAAGGGAATCACGCTGAACGCTGATGAAGCGGCGGCACTCCTTAAAGCATTACAGAAAGAATTAAACAGCGAGGATTAATGGTATCTGATTGGCAGGGCGGGGACATTTCCAAACTCTTCCCTGCCCTGTCTGGAAAGGAAGATTTAAGTATGGGCGAGGATAAGAAAGCAGATAAAAAGAGAAAGCGTATCGTGCCAAAAGCACCAGTGCAGATGATAATCAGCCGTGAATATGTCGGCACACAGACCGTTACAGAAGCGTTTGTCCCGATTATCTCCGAGGATATTCGGAAGAAGATTGCCGAGGGCGACACCTTCGACAATGAGGGGCTGTCCGCTTAGAATGTACGCAATGGGACATGAAAACAGATAGGACAGATACGGAGGTTTTACAGTATGGCAGGAATCAAAGAAGAAAAGAAAATCTATTTAGTCGGCATTTATTGCCGCTTATCTAAAGACGATGGTACGGATAACGAGAGTGCGAGCATTGCGACACAGAAATCCATCCTCACGGATTATGTGAAAAAGCAGGGATGGCACATAGCAAAAACGTATAAAAGCCCTCTTTAAAGGGCTTTTATGTTTATTTTGAGAAAGATATAAAATCAATATATCCCTTTTCTCCGATTTTTACAACGGCATTGTAGGACTTTCTATCTTTCGTTTTGATTCCTTTTACCAGGGTTTCTTTTCCCTCTAGTAATTCTTTTACATTTGTTTTGGTGAGTTTTTTCTTTCTAAAATGTTCAGCTAAAGTGAAGGTACATTCAGGATAATTTGAACAACCATAAAACGATTTTTTTAATACAATATTGTTGCCACACTTAGGACATTTTCCTACAAGGGGTCCCGAGCGCTTAGTGGGAATTTGTACCCCTTATCGATACAAATTCCCCGTAGGCGCTAGGGACCTCTTTAGCTCCTTGGAAGCTGTCAGTAGTATACCTAATAATTTATCTACATTCCCTTTAGTAACGTGTAACTTTCCAAATTTACAAAAGCGACTCATAGAATTATTTCCTCCCGTTAAATAATAGATAACTATTAAAAATAGACAATACTTGCTCATAAGTAACGGTACTTAAATTGTTTACTTTGGCGTGTTTCATTGCTTGATGAAACTGATTTTTAGTAAACAGTTGACGATATTCTCGATTGACCCATTTTGAAACAAAGTACGTATATAGCTTCCAATATTTATCTGGAACATCTGTGGTATGGCGGGTAAGTTTTATTAAGACACTGTTTACTTTTGGTTTAGGATGAAAGCATTCCGCTGGCAGCTTAAGCAATTGCTGAATCGAGACTTGAGTGTGCAAGAGCAACCCTAGTGTTCGGTGAATATCCAAGGTACGCTTGTAGAATCCTTCTTCAACAATCAGATAGATGTCAGACGCATGGCTTTCAAAAACCACTTTTTTAATAATTTGTGTGCTTAAATGGTAAGGAATATTCCCAACAATTTTATACCTCTGTTTGTTAGGGAATTGAAACTGTAGAATATCTTGGTGAATTAAAGTGACACGAGTATTCAGTTTTAATTTTTCTGACGATAAGTTGAATAGATGACTGTCTAATTCAATAGACGTTACCTGTTTACTTATTTTAGCCAGTTTCGTCGTTAAATGCCCTTTACCTGTTCCAATTTCGTAAACGGTATCGGTTTCTTTTAAATTCAATTGTTTTATTATTTGGTTGAGTACTTTTTCACTCGTTAAAAAGTTTTGAGAATATTTTATATTTTTGTTCATTTAATCACTCCTTCTTAATTACAAATTTTTAGCATCTAAGCTTTAATTGGTTTAATAAATTGACTTCCAATAATTGAGAGTCATTTTTATTTAATTCATGATTCAAAACATAGTTTAATACTCGATTATAAACGCTTGCCGATAATTCGTTAATGATCTCTATTTCAAATGTTTTTTCATAAGTAACTGCCATTTCATTTTCACTCCTTTTAAAGTTTGTCAGGTAAATATTTCCGAATATATTCTTCTAAGGCTTTATCCATAACTTCTTTTACGTTTCCGCCATTCTTTGCTGTTTCGATTTTTATAATATGGTGCAAGTCAGCACGAACACGAACCGTCTTATCCCCCATAATATCTTTTTTTGCACTGATTGGTGTATCATTTCGTTTTGCTTTTTGTGCGCCTAAATTTCCCACAACCACTCACTTCTTTCTATTTCTTCTTACTCTTATTTTATCATCAACAATCACAAATCACAAGTGATTTGTGATTCTATTCTTTTTCGTTTTCTAATTGAATGATTCGCTCAAGCATTTCAAAAAATACGTTCTCATACATAGATAAAACTTTTTTGTCATAGCCTTTGTGTTCTGTAATGCCGTTTTTAGACCAGGTACTTACTTTATTACTTCGCTTGATAATATTTTGGAAAACCAAGTTATCTTCTTTATGTTGCTTGTACAGTTCTTCCAGGTTTGATTTTATCGTTGTGCTGTCCGTATCAACTAAATAAGGAACAAAACCGATCATATCTAGTCCAGGGTTAAACTGTTCTTGTAAATCAATCAAATAGGAAATATAGTTTTGAATGTTGTTTGTACTTTCTTCTTCTGCTTGTAAAGGGATCATGACGTAATCACTTGCCACGATTGCATTATTTGTATAAACGCTTGGCGTTGGTACAGTATCAATAATAATGAGATCATAGTCACTTTTTAAAGGTGCTAAAAGAGTAGCAAGCAATCTACTTTCATTTTCAAAAGTCCATGAGCGAGTTAATTTTGGCAGTAACATCAAATCAAACGTGCCAGGGATCAAGTCTAAATTATCAGTCAAATGAACAATAGAAGAAGCCAAGTTTCCATTTTTCAGTCCTTCATAAAAATTAACACGTGGCAATTCTACCTTAAATGTTTTTGCTAAGTCTTTTGTCAATGTTGCTTGTAAGTCCTTATCGATCATTAAAACTTTTAAATTAAATTTGTCTGTCAAGTAAGCAAACATAGTCGATAATTTTGACTTTCCAACACCACCTTTAAAATAATTGTTTAAGATAACAATCGCTTCATTTTTACTGTTTAAAATACGTCTTAATTCTTCAAGTATTTTGAGTTCTTCCTTCTCCATAACTACGCCCCATTCTTTTTTTGTATAGTAATATTGTATCATTAGGAATCACAAATCACAAGTGATTTGTGATTAATCACTTGTGATTTGTGATAAGTGATTTGTGATTAATATATGTGGACGATGGTTATTCTGGTACAAATTTCCAAAGACCAAGTTTCCAGAATATGATAAAAGACATTGAAAGCGGTCTGATAAACTGCGTGATTACGAAAGATTTATCCCGTCTGGGGAGAAACTATCTTGATTGTGGGTTATATCTGGAAGTTTTCTTCCCAGAGCATAACGTGAGGTATATAGCGGTCAATGACGGCGTAGATACCTTGAATAAATCTGCTATGGACATCACGCCTTTCCGCAACATTTTAAACGAAATGTATGCCGCTGACATATCTGTTAAGATAAAATCGGCATATCGGGCGAGGTTTCAACAGGGGAAATTCATGGGAACTACCGCCCCTTATGGCTATATCAAAGACCCTGCCGACCACAACCATCTGCTGATAGATGATAAAGTGGCACATGTTGTAAAAGAGATATTCGACCTTGCATTAAAAGGGAATGGAGTTGCCAAAATTTGCAGACATCTTAATAAACAGCATATCCTACGCCCTGCCGCTTATGCGGCGGAGCGTGGCGAAACAGGCTTTGAACGTCATTTTGAGGGGAACGAGGACAAACGCTATATTTGGAGTGGGAACAGCGTGAGGAGCATTTTAAGAAGCCCGATATATGCGGGAAATCTTGTAGGCTACAAACGGATTGCCGCCAATATGAAAAGCAAGAAACGCCCCTCTAAGCTGCCCGAAGAATGGGAAGTGATACCCAATACCCATGAGGGAATAGTCACGCAGGAGGAATTTGATATTGTCCAACAGCTTATTACAAGTCGTAGGCTTCCACAGAACAAGGGAGGATTTGTAAATATTTTTGCAGGCGTTATCAAGTGTGTGGACTGCGGATGTGCTCTGCGGGCAATGAACGTACACAGGAGGAAACGCCCAGAGATTATCGACTGTGTACAGTATTCATGTAATAATTATGCAAGAAACGGAAGAAGCGAGTGTAGTGCCCACAATATAGAAGCAAGGGATTTATTCAATGCCGTTCTTGCCGACATCAACTGTTTTGCGGATATGGCAGTGAATGATGAAAAGGCGGTCAGGGCCATAGAAAAGCGGCTCACGGAAACAGACCAGAGCAGGGCGAAAGCATTAGAGAAAGAACGTAAGAAGCTGAACAAACGCCTTGCGGAACTGGACAGGCTGTTTTCCTCTCTCTACGAGGATAAGGTCATGGAGCGTATTACCGAGCGGAATTTTGAGATGATGTCGGGGAAATACCAGAAAGAGCAGCTTGAAATTGAAGCAAGGCTGAAAGAGGTGACGGAAACTCTTAATGAAAGCTACGAGAAATCACGGGGAATCCGTGACTTCCTCGCCCTTATCCGAAATTATCAAGGCTTAAAAGAACTGGATGCAACAGTTATAAACGCACTCATAGACAAGATACTTGTTTCGGAGCGTGAGAAGATGGCAGACGGAACAGTGAAGCAGGAAATCAAGATTTACTATAAATTCATCGGCTTTGTCGATGAATTACATATCATACCTACAAAACGGTGGGCAGCAATGCCCGCTAAAAATTGTACGGTGTGCGGCGTTGAATATGTCCCGGGCTCTGGTGCATCAAGGTATTGTCCTGCTTGTGCCAAGAAGATACGGAGGGAGAAATCAAACGAGAGCAAACGCAGGAGCAGAGAACAGAAAAGGATAGCATGTATGAACTGTCCGCAAAAAATGACCGACTGATATTGTCCAGCGAAATGGTAGATTGATTCGTCAGGGAAATATGCACCAGGAAGTAGATATTTTTCACTATATTACAAAAGGGAGCTTCGACAATTATCTCTGGCAGACACAGGAGAATAAGCTCAAATACATTACGCAGATAATGACCTCAAAAGATCCTGTGAGATCAGCTGAAGACATTGATGAACAAACCATGACCGCCTCAGACTTTAAGGCTTTAGCTACTGGTAATCCCTACCTTAAGCTCAAAATGGAATTGGAAAATGAACTGACAGTTTTAGAAAATCAAAAACGAGCTTTTAATCGCTCAAAAGATGCATATCGCCACACAATTTCCTATTGCGAGAAGCACCTCCCTATTATGGAAAAACGGTTGAGTCAATATGATAAAGATATTGCCCAATCCTTGGCAACAAAGTCGCAAGATTTTGTCATGCGATTTGATAATCAAGCAATGGATAATCGTGCTGAAGCTGGGGACTATCTGCGAAAACTCATTACCTATAACCGCTCAGAGACCAAGGAAGTCAAAACACTTGCCAGCTTTAGAGGATTTGATTTAAAAATGACTACACGAGGTCCTAGTGAGCCCTTACCAGAAACCATTTCTTTAATGATTGTAGGTGATAACCAGTATACTGTCTCCCTTGATTTGAAATCAGACGTGGGAACCATTCAACGGATTAGTAATGCCATTGACCATATTATTGATGACCAAGAAAAGACGCAAGAGCTGGTAAAGGATTTAAAAGATAAGCTACAAGTAGCCAAAGTAGAAGTTGAGAAAATCTTTCCCAAGGAAGAGGAATATCAGCTTGTAATGGCTAAGTATGATGTTTTGGCTCCCTTGGTTGAAAAAGAAGCAGAGATAGAGGAGATTGATGCGGCTTTGGCCAAGTTTAGTGAAGATACAACACCCCAAATGAAGCAACAAGTAGTACTCGAGATATAAGAAAAATGGCTGACAAATATTTTTGAACGCGGTAAAATGAAGTCAAGAAATCACAAAAGGAGAATAGATCATGACCCAAACACAAGAAGAAATGCGTTATCAACTAGAAGAATGGTTGACACAAGGCTATACAAGTCCAGAAGTTAGGGCAAACTACCAAACTTTAAAGGAACAGTATGAAGATGAGACCTTTGATTACAGTTTTTCTAAGCGTGAAATTACAGGACAGCTGGAACTCATCATAACAAGTCGTGAGAATGATTTTTCAAACTTAGATGAGGTGACGAAGACGGAATACCTTGATTTGGTTGCCCAACTTGATGATTTAGACAAGAGACAGGCTGACTACTATCGCAAGCAATTAGCCTAGAAATAGGTGTAAGATGTTGGAGCAAATTCTACAAAGCCTTTTGATTATCGCAGCAATAGGACTGATGTTGTTTGTCCTATATCGGATTGTGAAAGTTTCAGCTGCTTTGTTTCTTATCGGACTCATCAGTGGATTAGTCTTTATAGAAATCTATGGAATTTACCTATTTTTCACAGAACGATACTATTTTATGGTATAATTTTTAGGGTGTGGAGTACTAAACAAGTTTGGACATTAAATCTATAATAATTGTGAAGAATTTTCTCGGTATTTTTTATTAAATCGGAGGTTTTGATTTCTATGCAAAATACTAAAAATGATATGTTTACGATACGTTATATTGTACTTCTTAGTATTTTAAAGTTTTTGTTTGATCAAATATTTATTCCAACTGGAATTAGCTATCAATTGTTAATTTTTATAGAGTCTATTATACTTTTATTGTTTTTGCATAAATATTCAAATTTTAAAAATAGTAAAATGGTCTCTTTGTTTAATAATTTTCATGAAAAATCAAGACTTACAAATTTGCAATATTATTTTCGAGACGTTTTTCAATTTGTGAATGACAATAAAATTTTTTCATTTTTATTACTTTCATCGTTTACAAATGTCTTCAAATTATTACAAAATATTATTAATAATTTAAGTTCGAATGTAAATATATTAGTACCTAGCTTTTTAAATAGTGATGATGTGTATTATTTTATTTTTTCTTTGTTACTATTTATTCGTGAGAATCAATATCTTATTAATTATTTATATTGTATTTATTTTGTAGTTATTTGCGTCATGTTTAAAAATAATATAGATTTTAAAAATTATGATGCAATAGAATAAACCTGAAGTTTTTCAAATAATATTACGCATAAAATAATGTTTGTTGAAATATTATTTTATGCGTTTTTCTATGATGTTTTATACATTCACAATATTTGTGATAAAATCTCCAAGCTAATCTTGATATGATGTGATTATCACTAATAAAGGAGTAAGCCATGTTAAATAAAGTGAAAGCTCGATTTCTGATTGGAGTAGGAGGTTTAATCGCAGTTAGTTTTATGGTCATGATTGGCTATACGATTGGCTCACAAACCATTTCAAAGCAAACAGAGCACCAAATACGAGCAGAAGCCAATAAACTTGTAACAAAGGAAAAGCAGGAGGAAAGAGCGACAGTCCTATCAGATGAGCTTGTCAAAGAATTTCTCACACAATATTATACAAAGGTTCAGCTAGGAGAAAATAACACTCGTATCAAGCCTTACATGACGGACTCGGCATTTTCAGAAGAGGAAGCAAATCAGAATAAAGCGATCAATCAAGTTTATAAAGATTATATGCTTGACTACCGATTTGAATCAGCCAGTATCTTTGTCAATACAGAAAGCAATGTTGCACTTGCGGAAGTTACCTATCAAGTGACCTATGTTTCTGATTTGAGTGAGCAACAACAGCGAACCACTCAGACAGAAACCAAGACGGTTATGTTATCCTACTCCAAAGTTTCCGACAAGCTCCTGGTTAATCAGTTGACCATTTGGAATGGGAAACTGGAGGACATGAAAGAAGTAACAGATGGAGCCAATTCCAGCATACCAACGATCCAAGGAACTACAACAAGTGAGAACAACTAGCAGGAGACAGTCTTCTGCTTTTTTTTTTGATAGGGAGACAAGATGACACGAATTAAAGCAGTAAAACAAAAGGCCATTTTAGATGTGGCTGAAAGTCTGGGTTATTCCTTCAGACGTTTATCAGGACACATTTATGAACACCCAGACCATGATTCCTTTCGGATTTTTGCGGATACCAATACTTTCAAATGGTTTTCAAGAGATATACAAGGGGATGTAATTGACTTTGTTCAGTTGGTGGCTGGAGTGTCTTTCAAAGAGGCTGTATCCTATCTTGAAACTGGGGATTTTGAACAAGCTAAGTTGATAGAAGAAACTTATCAACCGTTTCAATATTATTTGCATGAAGAACCCTTTCAGCAAGCACGTACTTACTTGAAAGACATCCGTGGACTAAGTAATCAGACTATCAATTCCTTTGGCAGACAAGGAGTGCTTGCTCAAGCTACTTATCAAGCGGAGTCAGTTTTAGTGTTTAAAAGCTATGATCATAATGGTGTCTTACAGGCCGCAAGCCTTCAAGGTCTCGTCAAAAATGAAGAAAGACACAAACGTGGTTATTTGAAGAAAATCATGAAAGGCTCTCATGGCTATGTCGGTATTAATTTCGATATTGGTAATCCCAAGCGACTCATTTTTTATGAATCAGTTATCGATATGATGAGTTATTATCAGCTTCACCAAAAGCAATTATCCGATGTTCGCCTGATTTCAATGGAAGGCTTAAAACTTTCAGTGATTGCTTACCAAGTCTTGCGTCTAGCAGCAGAGGAACAGGGGAAATTGGAATTTCTAGATACAGTAAAACCAAGCAGATTTAGCCATTATCTTCAGGCAATACAAGAGACGACAACCTTTTTTCAAACTCATTCAAACGTGCTAACATTGGCTGTTGATAACGATGAGGCAGGAAGAGAATTTTGTCAGAAACTGTCAGATAAAGGACTTCCAATCACCAAAGATTTACCACCATTGCAGGGACTGGAAACAAAGTCAGATTGGAATGATATTGTGAAGCAACAGAAGGAAATATCCTTAAGCAATCTTATTCAGTCAGCCCAGATACAAGCCATTAAGAATTATCCTCCACCAAAACGAGAGCGTGCTTTGGAATTGTGATAACAAAATCAAGTCCGCTATCATAATCTAGAAAGGGACAAGGAGGACACCCTATGAGTGTGATTGAACGTCTGGCTGAAAAAGTAGCTAGACAAGAAGAAAAAGTCTCACGTGAGACTGAGAAATTGGAACACTATCGAGATCAACTACAAACAGCTATGTACAGTACCTTTATCAAACGGCAACAATCTAGTCAGTTGTCATTTCATGAAGCACTAGAGCAAGCCTTTGGTAAAGAAACCACACTACACCCAGATTACAGAAATGAGGATATAAAATGAGTAAAACTTGGAATTTTGATCAGCCACTAGATGATGTGAAACCAACATCTTCCCATGAAGAACGAGCAAAAATTGCAGCACTTTTCCATAAACAGGATGAAAAAACAATTGAAGAAGTAGATTATGTGGCTGCTTTTGAACAGCAACAAAAGGAGTCAGAATCTAAAGATGTACAAACGCTCGCTTCAACCGTTAAACAAAATCAGCCGAAGAAGGTAAATATCACAAGTGACTATAAACAACACTTGGCTGATACCATTGCACAAAACAACAATGATATTTCCGCTTGTCAAAAACAAATTGAAGAACTTCATCAATTGATTGATGAAAAGAAGATCCAAAATAAAAAGTTGCAGGCTATTTCAATAGCCATTGATGATTTATAAGTCAGGTAGTCCTATGAAGGCTACCTTTTTACAATTTAAGGAGAAGAAAATGAGATTCTTTCAAAAGAAAAAACAGAACCAGGATCAATTTAAACGACTGATTCATCGACTATCTGAGATGTCAGATACTGAACTAACCAAAGTAGAACAACTCCTAGATGTGGTTTTTGATACAAATTTTAAGCCTGATAGGAATGTTGAATTATCTCAAAGCGTTATAACCGATGAGGGACAAAGTCTTGATAAGTCGATACAGGAAGTGAAAAATAAACTTAACATGGAACAATTCGAAAAAAACATTGAGAGATTTAGACAAGTTAGGCGAGAGAGCAATAATAACAAATAACAGACCAATTATTTTGGCCTGTTTTTTGAAATATGTGTCATCGTTGAATCGTAACAGTATAGCCTAACTAGATTATTATCTCGTGAAGGTTCAACATTGAACATAAAATAATGGTCCTGATAATCTTTAGCGTTTTCTTTGTTCAATTTGAAATAGGATTTTTGAGATTTGGCCATGGCAAGCATAATATCATCCGTTAAAAATGTTAGTGGTATATCTAGAGCAGAATAGCGATAGAAATCCGCTTCAAATTTTCGGTAACTGTCACTAAAATAGTCCATCTGGAGTTGGTTCTTATTAAAATCAAGCTGATTCATACTCTACCTCCAAGTCTATTGCAAGAATATCAGAGATTTGGATACTGAAGTAGCCTTCTTTTGTTTCAAATGAAATCGATTGAAAAGTCAAGTTCTTTACTTTCCCTACATAAGTCCTACCAGGAACTGTCAGAATACCAGTTAATTGGTGGCTATATAGTTGATTGAGTAGCAGTAGTTTATCTGCTAAACTTAACTCACTTGAATAATCAATGCGATTACGTTCTTGTTCTAAACCCGATGTATGTTCTGACAAGAAAAATCCCATCCATTTTGCCATCTTCCGATCCTGATATTCTCTTGCTACCTTAAATGGCAGATAGCTCCTATCAATCATTTCAACCCCTCCAATCCTCCAGCGGAATGTCCGCCGACTAATCTACTGCGAGCAATTGCCCTTGAATTTTCTAATAAAGAACTAGCTTTCTGTACAGCAAGAAATCCAAATCGATCACGAATGGAATCAATGGTTGTCTCCAATTTTTCCTCTTTTTCGCTTTCTTCAAAATTATCAAAAAGTGAAATCACAGCAAAGTTTTCATCCACCAATCTATCGTACCTTACAGCAATGCTTCTAACTGCCCCTCCATCGTATTTTGAACGAAAGAGAGAAACAACTTCATCTTGAAAAACAAGCGTACGATTATTGGGGTCAATTTTTCTTTGTACATTGATTGATTTCTTGTTTTCGAAGTTTGAATAGCCTACATTTATGGCAACTACGGTTGCTTTTTTGTGCCTTCTGCGTAGCCGAATCGCAACTTGCTCTGCCATTTCACGTAGGACAAGCTCTATATCGCTTTGACGTGTATAGTCTTTGTGAAGTACTTGTGAATTACCAATCCCAACCTCTTTCGGTCGATAGGGTTCATGGACATTACTTTCATCAATACCATTAGCATGAAACCAATGTTGCACGCCAATTATCCCAAATTCTTTTTTCAAGATAGTAGGGTCACAGTTGGCCAATTCTTTAATGCTGTAGATTCCCAATTTGTTTAGTCGTTTTTCTGTTCGTGAACCTATTCCCCAAAAGTCAGTCATTTTCGGAATGTTCCAGACCTTTGTTTCAACATCTTCATAGGACCAATTGGTACGCATGGTAGCAGTGTTTTTAGCTTCGTTATCAAGTGCTAACTTAGCTAGAAGTGGATTGGCATTACTCATTCCAACAGTTGAATAGACACCCGTTTTTTCCCAAATATCGTGTTGAATTTTTGCTGAAACCACATCCAACTTATCTTTGCGACTCAGAGATTTGTCTTCAACAAAATAATTTAGCGATGAAGTTAAGTCGATAAATCCTTCATCAATAGAATAGGGCAGAATATCTGTCGGATCTGCATAATTTTGAAATACTTTTTGTATTTCAAGATTTTTTTGAATGTACAAGTCCATCCTGGGTGGCACTATAAATGTACGCTTGGCCCAATTTTCTATGAAGGAAACAAATTTTGCATCCGTTGGTAATCCTGAGATTTTAGCACGGTAGTAGTTAAATTTTCTTGTCTGAACATCAAAGGGGAGGTCGTAGGCTCTACCGACATTTCCTTTACCAAATACTTTTTTGAACATTGGAGAAGAGGCTAAAATTAGACCAGAAGAGTTGTCAGCCCTACTCATGACACAAAGTGAAGTATGGAGCGGGTGAAGTCCTCTCTCAACACATTCGATGGATGCGTAGAAGGATTTCATATCAACAAAAGCAATATCGCTACGTGGTTCTTTTGAATAGTCGATATAGCCCATACTATTCACCTTGTTTTTAGTTTTGCTAGTTCATCGACCAATTCTGTCAGATGGTCTGTTACGTCGTATTCTTTTTTTTTCAAGAGATAAGATAATGCGGTCTTCCTTGAGGTAAATCATTTCTTTAACAAACTTTGACATCTCCTACCCTCCAATCACAGGCATGAAGTGCCCTACAACCTTGCCAACAATTCTGATTTCATCTTCAAATGGGATAAACCTTTCAGCAACATCTGGATTGATGGAAACCATTCTAAAGCCATCTTCCTCACGATAGAGTTTCTTGATATAGAGCGATCCATTCCAATTCAAGGCATAAACAGCTCCATCGTAATCAAAACCAGTTGACCTGATTAAAGCAACTTCACCGTCTTTATAAACAGGTTCCATAGAATTACCAGAAATCCATGTTGCTATATCGAATCCTGTATATTCATCTTCCGAATAGACAGTCTCAGTTTCAAATTCATCGTAGAGACCTTCACCTGGACCAGCAGATAGTTGAATTTCTGATAGTACTTCCACAGCAAACAACGGCACAATCTTTTCATGAACCTTTTGAGTTTGAAGCAATTCTTCAGCATATTTCTCTACCTTTTCCTGATTCTGTAAAGAAAGCTGAAGATAGGTATTGACTATTTTATATTCTGACTCAAAATATGTTTCAGGAACATCTAATAGGATAGCCAGTTGTTTGAGATTGCTTTGGTTTGGTTTAGTCTTTTCATTTTCCCAATTGAAATATGAAGAGCGGTTTATATCAAGTTTATCTGCTAGTTCAGATTGAGAATAGCCAAGTGTTATTCGTCTTTCTTTTAATCGTTTACCAGAAAACATACTACCTCCTGAAAACTATTGTTGTTTTATAAACTAACAAAATTATATCATAAAAGATTTAAGATGCAAGTGGTAAAAATTTTTGTGCGAAAAATATTATTTATTAATCTTAAACTAAAAAAAGAAAATTAGAGAAAACAATTGTAAAATGTTTTCTCTAACTTAACGTAATAGTTAAAACTTATTAGTCTAGGCTAAGGAGGTAATAAATCGGATATTCCAGAAATCGTTCTTTTTGTTCATTAGAGAATTCTTTATCGAATAAATATCTGGCTTGTTCTTTGTTACCTAGAATACAGGCTGCAGCAAACCTAATTTCTACCGAACTTTGATTCATTAGAGAGTGAAGATAGTCACTGTCCATCTGTGTTAATATGTTTAATCGTTTTTTTATTTGTAGTAAATTGAGAATACTATTTTCAGATTCATCTGATTCTACAATTTTTTGAGCAAATTCTAAACAGGTTTGTAAAATATTTCTATCACTTTTATTATCAGCATAGTTTATCAACTTTAAAAGACCAAGATCCAGATTCTCTGTATCCTTTATTGTTAAATATGATGAAATGTAGTCATCAATATTAAAATTATCAACAAGTATCAATTGGTCTAAATCAACTGCTTCATATTTTGAAAATTGTTGCCTATCTTCATTGATTAATACCATATCATAATCACTGTAGTTGTATATTCTATAATTTTTAGAATTCTCCCTTTCTGGTATTAAAAACAGTAGTACATGTACATTAGCAAATGGAATGACTTGGATAATGTTATAATCTGCACGATCTAGGGAAACTATTTTTTTATTGATAAGGCCATCGTACAAGATTTTTATAGTTCGAGAGTCATTTTTGGACCAACCTTTACTGTCCAGTTCTTTAGAAATTTTTAGTTCATCTACTAATTCTTTCAAACGAATATTTGCATGAAGTGCCTCATTAAGAAAGTCAAAATCTATTTTAGCTATATTTTCCTTACTAAAGTTAAGTTTTTTTTCATTTATTGTAATCCCTTGATTTTTGTATATTTCTAGAATAAATTCCAATCCATCGAGTCTTTTTGAAAGAGTATTAGATAATGAGTAATTAAGCGTGAGTTTTACTGAATCAGGACGTTCTTCAATTTTTATTGAGCAACCATTTTTAAAATCTACTGTATAGTCGTTTCTGGTTCTGTAATTTAAAGTAGTTTTATAAAGTCGTTCTTTTCCCTGAATCTGGACTCGCATTTCTTTTTCTTCAAATAATTGTAATTCAGCTATTTCATCTATTAGAGGTTCAGGAATTGAAGCTCCTTTAGGTTTGTAATAAAGATCTAGTTCACCTGCTATGGCATTATCAAGGATTGCTAGATAATCTTTACCGATAAATTTGAACTCCAATTCTCCGTCAAATGATTCTGAATTTTTGAAGATAGATTCTTGACTTCTCCAATCAATATGAGCGAATCCTTTCTGGTATTTGCGTTTTTGAATAAAATTGAGAAATAGAAAATTCAATTCATTTTCCGTGGTAGGGAGAGGCTTCATGCGAATTGAGATATTCTTAATATCTCCTTTTTTCTTAATTCTTTTCTTTTTCTTGTCACTAGCTAGCAAAACGTTCTTAATGACTTTTGGTGTTAGAGAAGCATAAGTGACAGTAGGACTATCGTCTTTCAAATACACTACAAAGTAGAGCACACCACCTTCAGTAAGATAATGCTCCAAATTTATCCTGCTTATAGGGTATCCAACATTTTCGTTATAATAATCATCACAACCTTTAACCTGAACAGGAATTCGCTCCAAAAAATCAATATTTCGTCTTTCTATATCTTTGTAAAAGTATATGTGACCATCCCAGATTGGTTCTTTATCTCCCTCAGAAATTTCTCTGTTAATGTGTTTTGATTTTTTTAACGCCATTTTTAAATGATCGATAGCATCTTCTTCAATTTGTTTAGATGATTTGGACATAATGCACCTCTTTGAAAATATTCCTATAAAAGTATTATATCAACTTTGTGATACCTTTTCCAAATCACCTCTATTATCCTAATATCATTCCTAAGAAAATCAAGTCTCGATTTTCTAATGGGGGTTTGGGGGCGGAGCCACCAAGTTATCTTATCGTTGGCTGTCAAAACTGGAAGGTTTTCGTCAGCTAGCGATATGATTTTTGGGATATTGTGTCCACAATATCTGAGCTCGCAAAGACCGAACAAGGACTTTAAGAAATTTCCCGTATGACACACGGGGTCGGGGTTTACCCGAGAAAGGATGAAAGTGAGGGAAATAGATGTCTGAACAGTACCGTGACATTCGAAAAGAGGTAAATCTAACCGCAGATGAGCTAAAACAGATTGAAAAAATGATGGAGGTTGATAATTATCGTCACTTTTCACCATTCGTCAGGGATAAAATTTTGATGACTGACGACAAACAGTTAGCTGCCAAAGAATGGTTTTCCTTTTGGCAGTCTCAAAAGTTTGAACAAATTAGTCGAGATGTGCATGAAGTTCTAGTTGTCGCAAGAGAAAATTACCAAGTGACGCAAGAGCACGTTTCAATCTTATTGACCTGCGTTCAAGAATTGATTGCGGAAGTCAATCAAGTACAGCCACTCAGTCGTGAGTTTCGTGAAAAATACATGAGATAGGAGGCTACTATGGTCTATCGTTATCGTACCAATCTCAAAAAAGTATTTCTAACAGATTCAGAATTACATCAATTGAATGAACGAATTGCTAAGAGTCACTGTCAAAATTTCTCAGTCTATGCTAGAAAAGTGTTGCTTAATCCTAATATGTCCTTTCTCACAATTAACACGGATACTTATGACCAGCTTGTGTTTGAATTGAGACGGATCGGAAATAACATTAATCAAATTGCGCGTGCTATTAACCAAAGCCATCTGATTTCTCAAGAACAGTTACAAGAATTAAGAAAGGGAGTTAGTGAGTTGATTACTGGAGTGGAGAAAGAATTTCAAGTGGAAGTGAAAAGACTGAAGGAGTTTCATGGTAGTCACTAAACATTTTGCGACACACGGAAAAAAATATCGTAGGCGTCTGATTAAGTATATCCTCAATCCCAATAAAACGGACAATTTGAAATTGGTATCTGATTTTGGCATGAGCAATTACTTAGACTTTCCTAGCTATGAAGAAATGGTAGAAATGTACAATGTCAACTTTACCAATAACGACAAGTTGTACGAATCTAGAAATGACCGACAAGAAAAACACCAGCAAAATATTCATGCCCATCATCTCATCCAATCATTTTCTCCCGAGGATAATCTGACACCTGAAGAAATAAACCGCATTGGTTATGAGACCATGATGGAATTAACAGGAGGTCGCTTTAAGTTTATCGTAGCAACTCATACAGACAAAGATCATGTTCATAATCACATCCTAATCAATGCTATTGACCGCAATTCAGATAAAAAGTTGATATGGAATTATGCCTTGGAACGAAACCTTCGCATGATTTCAGATCGCATTTCTAAAATGGCTGGAGCGAAAATTATTGAGAAGCGTTTTTCTTACCGTGACTATCAAAAATATAGGCAGTCTAGTCATAAATTTGAATTGAAGCAACGTCTTTATTTTTTGATGCAGCACTCAAAGTCCTTTGATGATTTTTTGGAAAAAGCAGAGCAGTTACATGTTCATATTGATTTTAGTCAGAAGCATAGTCGATTCATGATGACAGATAGAGCTATGACAAAGCCAATTCGAGGACGCCAACTCAGTAAACGAGATTTATATGATGAAGACTTTTTTCGTACACATTTTGCCAAGCAAGAGATTGAAAGTCGATTAGAATTTCTTTTGGGGCGTGTCAATTCTTTAGAAGCATTACTGACAAAAGCGAAAGAATTGAATCTAACCATTGACTTGAAGCAAAAAAATGTTGTCTTTACTCTTGAAGAAAATGGCAAGCAGATAAGTCTGAGTCATAAAAAAATAAGTGAGAAAAAGTTGTATGATGCTGCCTTTTTTCAGAATTATTTTGAAGATAAGGAGTTGGTTTCCTCAGAAGTAGTTGAAAGTCTTCGAGAACAATATCATGCTTTTCAAGAAGAACGTGATAAGGATAAAGTATCCACTGAAGAGATTGAGGAAGCCTTTGAGACATTTAAGGAAAAACGAGATGCCGTTCACGAATTTGAAGTGGAACTTGCAGGACACCAAATAGAGAAGTTAGTTGATGAGGGCGTTTATATCAAGGTGTCTTTTGGTGTAAAGCAGAGTGGTCTTATTTTCATTCCCAACTATCAATTAGATATTCTTGAAGAAGAGAATCAGACAAAATATAAAGTCTATATCCGTGAGACAACCTCATACTTTATCTATAACAAAGAACATTCGGATAAGAATCAGTATATAAAAGGACGAACCTTGATTAGACAGCTAACCAACGATAGTCGAGCAATACCATACAGACGACCGACTGTTAAAAGACTTCAAGAAAAGATTTCTGAGATTAACCTCTTGATTAAGTTAACAGAGACAGACAAAAGATACCAAGACGTTAAAGACGAACTGGTCGCAGAAATAGCAGAGCTAGATGTCAAACTAAATCAAACCAATGAAAAAATCGCCACCTTGAATAAAATGGCGGAAGTGCTTATCAACCTAAAGAATGAAGATTCGAATAGTCGAAAACTAGCAAGGTATGATTTTTCAAAACTGAATTTAACAGAATCCATTACACTAGAACAAGTGACTGAAGAAATACGAGTATTGCAAGAGGACCTAGGACATTATCTTGATGAGTATGAGGGACTAGCTAGGAAATTGGATACGTTTGTGAAATTATTAAACACTGATAAAGAACAGAGTCATAACTTACGAGATGATTTTCAGGTAGAGTAAATATAAGAGTCTCTCTAAAAATTCAGAATCAAATAAAGATTTTCTTGATTTTTGATGACGGATACGCCTATGAAGCACGTTATTCGAAGCAAGCAGTTGGATAAGCGTCAATCCTATAGCGAGGAATACTTTCGAAAGTAATTTGCTAAATGAGTAATTGAGATATATTAAAATTTTCTCTTACCCATGACCTTTCACAGAAAATCTCTGAGATGTTCAATTTTTTGATAGGCTATTTTGAGAAATAAGGTGAGGTTCCTTCTATTGACCAATTTCAACTTATTTCTAATAGAAATACCGTGAGACAAGATAAGGATAAGTTAGGTTATGAAGACTTGCAAGAGTCTTTTCAAAAGTTAAATGAGAAGCTAGAGCAGGTCAAAGAGTTTGATATTATTTTAGCTGACCAAGTAATTGTCATATGCTAACTCATTGTTAATATTTTCCGATAGTTTTTAGCACTAATAGCTTTTTTTATAAATATTGAGAGAGAGCTAAAATATGAGGAGGGAATAATGTATAGAGTTACAGTCGTGACTTTATGAAGATGGAAAAGAATAGTATGATAGAAAAACATCTAATTCAATAGAATTTTTCTTATAATTTAAAAACGTGTCAACATTTGATGCTTACTGGAGGATTGTAGTAGCTAAATTGGTACTAGATTGATTGAAATTTTTGCACGATTTACTCATTCCTAAATTTTATCTAAAGGATATACTCTTTATTGTAAAGATGATCATCTAAAAAATATGAAGGAGGAAACCTTTCTTTGTTATTGTTGACAACAAAGGGCTAAAATGATATATTACGAGGAGAAGTTTAGATGAAAAAAGAAACTAATGTCATTGATACTTTAGATTTTGAAATCAGTAGCCAAGAGTTGGGTGGTAAATCAGCTACAGGCTTCCAAATCGCTATCAGAATGACTAGCCAAGGTCGTTGTGGTTGGATTTTCACTCAATCTTATGAATGTACTTCACCAAATGTACGCTGTGGCTAAGACTATTTTGTTATCTTGAAGGAGGATGAAATGGAAGGAATTGTTGGAACACTTGAGTTTTATGCTCCTGTCATTGTATTAGGGGTATTGATAATAGGTATTGTTTACCTGATGAAAAAAAGGAACGATCGGAAATAATTTTTAAAATTCTTAAAGCTGACTGTTATCAGTCATAAAAACCGGTAATTAATTATCGGTTTTTATTTTTTCCAATAATTTCTGAATGCTAAATGCAAATAGAGAATGGAGAGCTTTTCTATAAACGATGAAGTAAGTTTTGTATGTGTTTTTCTCTTTTGCACAAATTACTCATGGCAGCTTTATATTTATCGTCTATAATTATTATATTGAAAAGAAATGGAGGAAAATAATATGCCACAACTTGTAGTAAAAGGAGTAAGTAAAAACTTTGGAGAAGGAGACAGTCTTGTTCATGCTTTATCAGATATTAATTTATCAGTTGAAAAAGGAGAATTTCTTGCAATTATGGGAGCAAGTGGTAGTGGAAAGACAACTTTATTAAATTGTATTTCTACAATAGATAAACCAACCTCAGGAGAAATTTATTTTGAAAATTTTAACATTATTCATGCTAAAGAAAATCAGCTTGCAGAGTATCGCGCCAACAATATTTCATATATTTTTCAAGCTTACAATTTGGTCGAAACCTTAACAGTCTATGAAAATATTGTGTTGCCACTTCAGATTCAAGGAAAGTCTGTTAGAAAATATCAAGTAAAAATTGATGAAATTCTGGAGAAGCTCGCTATTTTTAATTTGAAAAATAAATTTCCAAATCAATTATCAGGAGGTCAACGGCAACGTGTCGCAACTGCGAGAGCCCTTATTGACAACTCAAAGCTACTAATTGCAGACGAACCAACGGGTGCTCTGGACTCTGCAAATTCAGAGAGCTTGATGAACTTATTACAAGAAATCAATCGTATTTTTGGGCTTACGATTTTATTAGTAACCCATGATCCTGTCGCAGCTAAGTACTCATCACGAATGGTACTTCTTAGTGATGGAAAAATTACTGAGGATATTGAACGTGAGGGAAAATCAAATGAAGATTACTTACAAGAGATCTATATTCACACGAGATAGGAGGAACATGTCATGTATCCAAAGTTAATCTTACGCAATGTATTTAGAAACATACAGACATACACGATTTATTTTTTTAGCTTAGCTCTTATTTATAGTCTACTATATGCCTTTAATGCCTTACCAAGTCACCCAGTTATGCAAAGTTTATCAGGCTCAAAAGAAATGATGACAACGATAATGTCTCAATACATGGGACTCTTATCTTATCTCATACTTGCAGCTGTGGCCTTCCTGGTTATCTATTCAACGAATTTTGTTTTGGGTCGACGTAAAAAAGAACTTGGTCTCTATGCCACCCTTGGGATGAAGAAGCATAACATCATTGGGACACTTTTCTTTGAGACTATGCTAGTTAATGTATTTGCCTTATTTCTTGGGTTTGCTCTAGGTCTTGTTTTGCTTATCATTTTAGCGCACATCGCTGCTGAATTTTTTATGGCAAATTATTTTGGAAATCTATTCTTCCTAGACATGAAATCGGTGACTTTACTTGTTTATTCTTATATTGGTACAACTGTTATTGTTGGTGTAATGGATATTCTTACTTTTAAAAAACAAAATATTATTGCTCTGATTCAAGACAACGGGATTCAAAAATCAGTTTTAGCAAAAGGAAATCCAACTAGTCAAGTATTTGTATTCGTTGTATCAACGCTCATCATCATAACTGGGGCTATCTATCTTTCAAATTATCAACATTTGTCAATCTTGAAAGATTGGGGTATTTTATTGGTATCGGTTTTCGTTTTTTTTGTTATTGTGTTTTACAATTCACTTAGCCATTTTTTGCTAGGGGTTCTGCAAAGCATTCCTAGTAGCTATTTTAAAAAGTTAAATACGTTTAAAATCAGACAATTTTCAAAACAGGCAGATAAAAACTCAGTAACATTAGCAGTACTATCTTTAACTCTGACTTTAGCACTTAGTCTTCTTGTATTTAGTGGTAGTGCTTATACATCGATGAATAATGATTTAAATCGTTTTTTGCCCTATGATATTGATATTCAAAAGTTTGAGGGAGAGGGTTATCATTATAACCATACAACCATTAAGAAACAGCTAAAAAAGGATGGCTTTGATGCATCTGTTATTGATAAAGAATTTGAATATCCAATTTATGTTAGCACATTGACTTATAAAGATATCATTGACACGAATCACTTATGGAGCTTAGATGCTGGTCTTGGGGATTCCTTTGTAAAGATATTGAGTATTTCTGATTATAATAAATTGATGAGAATGCAGGGGAAGAATGGGGTTTCACTAGAAGGTGATGAGTTTTTAGTCAATTCAAATTATAAGGGGACAATATCACAGGTGAAAGAATTCTTAGAATCTAAAAGAGCAGTAACTATTGGGAATACCAAATTAAAACCAGCCTCCATTAACCCCTTAAATAACGTTTATTTTGTTACAACTGTCGAAAATAATGATAGGGGAACTTTGATTGTACCTGATAAGGTTGCAACGACGTTGAAAGTTCAAAGTCGTCACTATATTGGATTATATAAGGAAAGAACAGATAAGAGAAAAATTGAAACTTTCTTAAATAAGTGGGTTGAGCAGTATTACTTCACAGACCAAAACGGTGATAACTCTGACTTTGTTTATCAGACCAAGGTTAGAGCATCAGAGTTATACATTGGTGTGATGGGAGTTATTGTTTTGGTTATGCTATTTGTTAGTGCTATCTTTATTATTATTTCATTGAGTATCTTATCTTTACAAACTTCTACAAGTGCTCTTGATAGTGTGAGAGATTATCATATTTTGTACCTATTAGGTAATAAGAGGGAACAAAATAAAGTCATTCTCATTCAACAAATAATGAGCTATTTCATTGTTCCATTACTAGTTGCAATTCCTCTATCTATTTCACTTAGTAAGGCACTACTTGGATACTTTGAAAATTTTGCTAATACAACAGTGATAATAGATATAAAATATCTGAGTGTTGCAGTGTTACTTTTTGTTACTTATTCAGTCGTTACTTATATTGTGAGTTGGCAGATAGTTGATGTTAACTAGTCATCTAAATGTCTAAAACCAGAATTACGTTTTAGTGGATTCTGGTTTTATGTTATAATTAAAAAAAATATATAAGTGAGCTATTTATGATGAAAAAACTTGTCACGGCACTTTCAAAAAATTCAATATTACTTTGGCAGTTAACCTTACTCAACCATTTTATTTTGATGGTATATATCTACTATAAGGTTCCAATTAGCTATTCCATTGGATTTGGTAAGAATCTTGTTTTAATAATGGTTTTTTTACTAATTTTTTTTAGCTATCTTTGCCATTTTGTGACTTTTAAGAATCCGGAATTGAAGTTATGGTTAGTTACCCTGATGTTTTTGATAAGCTGGCAATCAATTATCAATCAAGAGGTAAGTAATACACTTTTCCATTTTTTAGATATACTTAATCCGCTAAGTTCATTTTTGCTAGTATATAGTTCTATTTCAATTATCTTGCTAGGGGAGCGAATTGGAGAAGAATTATTAAGTGTATCCTTAGGATTAACAGTAATAACAGTTTTTATTTACTTTTTTAGTGCTCCACTATTTATTTTTTTATCCCTATTTACTTCTTTTTTTCTTACATTTGTTCCTTTGATTTTACTCTTTTTATATCGTACAGAACTGAAAAATGTACTCAAATATCAAAGACAGAATCTAGTTGTACTTGCTATAGTTCTCCCCTTTTCGTATATCATTTCATACGTCAATACAACAGGTTCTGGGATTTTAAATATTGTTTGGTATATTGAGGTTATCTCAATATTAGCTTACCTACATTTAAAAACTATTTTTTATTCTTTTCAGAAAAAAATTCAGGAATTAAGGTTATCGTATTTAAAAGCTTTTTTACGGCTTTTTATTGTAATTGGAGGAGTACTAATAAGTTCTTTTATTATTTTTAGACAAAATTTAAATAATAGTTTTCTAATATTAAATATAGTGTTACTTATCTTTGGAGTTTGTACAGAAGAATTAATTAGACTTTTTAAATCTTTAGATATGACAGGCTCAAAAGATTATCTGGAAGTACTATTTTTAAAGCGAAATAAAATGGTGCGAAATCTACTTTCTAATGAGGATATTGAACAGCAATTCTCAGAGTTTTTACATAATGAAATTTTACAAAATGTTATGGCTATTAAGAATTTTAATAGTTATAGCGAGAATAAGATATTTGGAAAGCAAATTAATCTTGTAACGGAAGAATTGGTTCAACGTATAAGAGAACGGATGGATTACTATCAGCCTATGAGTGAGACTGATGAACTTTTAGATAAGGAATATCAATTACTTATCGATAGAATAATACAAAGATATAACAAAGATTGTATAGTAGTAGCCAATTTTCCTCCGAATTTTTCTTTAATGTCACCATATAATAAAATCATATATCGTTTTGTAGAGGAATTAATTACCAACGCAGTTAAATACTCTAAGGGTGAAAAAATTTCATTATTGATTGAAGTGAAAGATGACTGCATATTATTAGTTTCTGAAAATGAATCTCTTCCAACAGAACACTCTCTTGGCTATGGTTTAAAAAATATCACCAATAAACTTAATGTTTTAGGTGGTAAAATAGATATTTTAGAAAAGGAACTTACTTTTCGAGTAACGATTACATTACCAATTGATAAGGAGTTATGTTATGAAAATTTTGTTAATTGATGATCATAAACTCTTTAGCCAGAGTATCAAAATGATTTTAGAGTTATCAGAAAGTATAAAATTAGTACAGCTAGTCGATGATTTTTCAACGATGTTCGATATTAATTACGATGACTACGATATTGTTCTAATTGACATTAATTTGACTAGTCTATACCAAGAAGATGGTCTATCGTTAGCTCAAAACATTATTGAAAATGGTTGTATTGCTAAAATTGTTATCTTAACCGGATACAGTAAAAAAATGTACGAATATCGTGCAAAATTAATGGGAGCCTCTGCTTTTTTAGATAAAAGTATTGATCCAGATGATTTAATTCAAAAATTAGTTAAAATCTATAATGGTGAGAGTATATTCTCTGATGAAGTTATTATAGATTTATTAACCCCCCGTGAAGTAGAGATATTAGCACTAATAAAGAATGGGCTAACTATAGATGATATTTGCAAACAGACTTTTGTAAGCAAGAGAACAGTTTCAAACCATCTTTCGAATATTTTTTCAAAACTAGGGGTTACCAATAGGCAAGAAGCTGTTCATGTTGCTGAGCAAATAGGATACTTCCCGCCAGAATAGTATTTCAGTCTAATACTAAAATTTTTATCGTATAATTTATGCCAATTTGGCATAAATTATAGAATTCGTTCAAAACTTGACTATAATGGCTTTAGGAGTGAACGAATGTGTAGGCGAGTCAAGGATTTAAGAGAGGATTTTGATTTTTCTCAAGAGTATCTTGCAAAGTATTTATCCTGTAGTCAATCAGCTTATTCAAAGATTGAAAATGGGAAAAGACAATTATCTATTGATTATTTAATCAAACTATCTATTCTCTATCATGTTAGTACAGATTATTTACTTGGCCTAACAGATTATCCGTATCGCCTTCATAATAAAAAATAGTCTCTCCTTGATTTGTTCATTGACAACTGAATAAACCGAGGTGGGACTTTCTTATTTGTCGAGCAATTTAGTGAGGTACGCCGTGATAGGAGCGAAAATTATTAGCTATAAAATAGAGTGGTTCTCTATCTGCCATGACCACAAATAAGGACAATGATACTTCTGAACGTTCAGGCTGCCAACGTAAAAGGACAGCGGGTGAGATGCCCATGAATGATTTAACCAATCATACCCACGGAGGAAATAATTGAGTATCACGTTATCAGGAGGAAAAATTTTGGAACAAACAGTTGTAAAATATAGTCTGCAGTTATCAATGCTTAATTTTTTATACTCTAAAGAATTGTTGTCAAAAAATGAATACGAAAAAATCAGAAACAGACTGCGTATTAAGTACACAAAATAGCTGACCTTTTTATTTGAACGCGGTAATATAGAATCAAAAGGAGGAATTTCAGTATGAAAACAAATAATGTTGAAATAATAAAAGCTGATTCTTTAGTTCGACGTAGAGGTGTCAATGTAGAAAGACATTTAAAAAGGGTTGCTGCTTATTGTAGAGTAAGTTCTGATAGCGATGATCAGAAAAATAGTTATGAATCTCAGGTGAGACATTATAAAGATTACATTTCTCAGCGTTCGGATTGGGAACTCGTAGATATCTACGCAGATGAGGGGATTTCGGGAACTCAAGTGGGAAAGAGACAAGATTTTCAACGTTTAATCAATGATTGTGTAAATGGAGAAATTGATTATATTGTAACAAAAGCAATTGCTAGATTTGCAAGAAACACCTTAGATACTTTGAAGTATGTCAGAATGTTAAAGGATATGCAAATTGGAGTTTATTTTGAGGAAGAAAACATAGATACTCTCACAATGGATGGTGAACTGCTTCTTACGATTCTTAGCTCTGTTGCACAGCAAGAAGTAGAAAATACATCTGCACATGTGAAAAAGGGATTAAAAATGAAGATGCAACGAGGTGAACTGATAGGTTTTCAAGGGTGCTTGGGGTATAACTATGATGTAGAAACTAAGCAACTTTCTATCAATAAAAAAGAAGCAAAAATAGTTCGTTATATCTTTGAAAGGTACCTTGAAGGTATTGGAGGGAAAGTTATAGCAAGGGAACTTGATGAACTAGGTTACAAATCTCCGAGAGGGTTAGATCATTGGAATGATACAACAGTTTTAGGAATCATAAAGAATGAAAAATATAAAGGTGATATTCTAATGGGAAAAACTTTTACAGTTGACCCAATAAGTAAGAGACGTTTGAGTAATTTTGGTGAAGAGGATAAGTACTACATCAAAGATAATCATGAACCTATAATATCTAAAGAGGACTTTGAGAAAGCTCAGGAGATTAGGTTGCGTAGGGCAGGAAATAAAAAGACAGCTGCAAATGTAAATGGAAAACGTGAACGCTATTCAAAAATGTATGCTTTTAGTAGCATGTTAGAATGTGGCTTTTGTGGTTCAATATTATCTAGAAGAAGTTGGCACTGCCGTTCAGATTATCGCAAGGTTGTGTGGCACTGTGTTACATCCATAAAGAAAGGAAAGAAATTTTGTAAGCATAGTAAAGGATTAGAAGAGCTCGCTATTGAGGGGGCTTTCATGGAAGCGTACAGACAACTCTATCATTCAAATGAAAATTTAATGACAGACTTACTTGAAACGATTGAATCTGAATTGAATGACAATAGCCTTAACAAGGAACTAAAAAGGATTACAAACAAACTTCGAACATTACTCAAAAAAGAGGAGAATCTTGTAAATCTAAGGCTCGAAGGGAAAATTAGCGATACCATATACAATGAAAAGTACAATGAAATTTCCTCAGAAAAAGAGTTTCTAGCAGAAGAGAAGGTAAATATTGAAACAACCTTAAAATCAGAAATCGATGTAAAGAAAAGACTAACTGAGTTTAAGCGCTTGCTATCTTCACAGAAAATGCTTACAGAGTTTGATCGTGCAGTTTTTGAAAGTATTGTTGAGAAAATTATTGTTGGTGGAGTTAATAGCGACGGAGAAATTGATCCTGCAATGTTAACCATAATATTCAAAACAGGTGAAACTCAAAACAAGGATGGAAAACAATTCAAAAGTAAACGTAAAAATGCTAAACTAGAAACAGATAAATTGTGTCCTCAAAACAGTGACGAGGATAAAAAAATGTATTCTCAAGGACCAGACAACACACGTCGAGTGTGTTGCTCTGCTCGTAAAAGTCTAGAAACCTTTGAACGAAAGCATCTTAAAAAGCCTTGATTGCTTGGCTTTTTGCTTTATGGTGGGGAAGTATCAGAGTGAGAAAATTTTTGGAATGAGTAGAAGTGATAGCTAGAAATTATCAGTTTCTATTTCCATTTATCCACCTAAAATTTTTAGAATATGTTAATTAATGTGCAAAATTAATGTTACTGCTTGCAAAAACTATTTATTATTAATAGAATGGAACAGATTGGATGGTAAAGGTATGATTAGAAAATTTCAAAATGAAGATATTGAAACAATTGTTCAACTTTGGTTGACTGGCAATGTTGAGCCCCATGCATTTATTCCAGCTGAGTATTGGGAATCAAAAATTGACTTTGTAACATCTCAGCTATTAGATGCAGAGATTTATGTTTATGTTATTGAAGAAAGAATTGTTGGATTCATTGGAATGCAAGGAACATATCTAGCAGGAATTTTTGTTTCTAAAGATTTGCGTAGTAATGGTTTTGGTAGGGAGTTGCTTAATTTTGTAAAAGCAATTCATCCAACGCTTCAGTTAAATGTATATCAAAAAAACCAAAAAGCAATTTCATTTTACCTGAGAGAAGGATTTTCGATTATTTCAGAGAACATAGATGAAGATACTCAGGAAGTAGAATTGTTTATGTCATGGACAAATTTGTAAGGAAGGATGAATAATGTCAAAAGAGATTAATATTAGACAGTATCTTCAAGAAGACTTTGAAAGGCTTTGCCAAATTCATGACCCTGCACGTCAAGAAGAATTGGATTTAGCTAACTTATCAGAAGCATTTATTCCGCTTAGTATTGCTGCTGATAGGGAAGGGTTGTTTGATTACCAGATTCTTGTGGCAGAGATGGAAGGATTTGTAGTTGGTTTTGTTGCATTTACAGATGATGAACTAGCATGGTTATATGTAGATAGGGAATATAGTCGGCTTGGGATTGGAACGAGGTTAGTGAATGTTGTTCTCAAAAAGATGCATGAACCTATTTCAATTGAAGTATTAACTGGAAATACCCCAGCACTTAATTTTTATCAAAAATTTGGTTTTGAAATAGTAAAAACAGAAAGTGGACAAATGCCAGGAAATGAAGAGTTCTCAGTTACCGTGCATATATTGAGAAAGTGA